GTTACCCTGATTTGTTCTAATACTCCAAGTAAATGCTCCTGTTAATGATATATTAAATTGATAGGTTTTTTGTTTTGTTAAAGTTAATGTAGGATTAGATGCTGTTCCATTTACTTCAAAACTTCCTCCGCTATCTTTAACAGTAAAAACTTCTTCAACGCCACCAGCACTATCTTCAACAATAGGTACTTCACTGGTAATAGATTTTACAGTAATATTGCCCTCAGTATCCACTGAGAATCCTGGTGAATTAAAACCGTATTTGCTGTAAAAAGGGTTGAATGTAATAGCCATAATTATCTCCGTCTATAGTATTTATCAATACACCTATATATAAAGAAAACGCTTTAATTAAGCAACAATAGGGTTGATAGACTCAAAATATGTGGCTTGAAAAATTGCTTTTGTTTTGCTGTAATCTATACCGGAAACTGCTTTAGCAATCAGCGAAAGATTTATATCTACGTATGAATTGTTTACTACTGCTTGTACATCGAGTATATTTTGACCTAGATCTGCTTTCCCGTAAATTGTTAAATCTGCTTTATCAGGACCTGCTACAACAATGCACTTGATTATTTCTTTTTGTGTATTGCTGAATTCTGCAACAATAGTGTACTCGGCGGCCATAAATGTTCCCATATGCCATCGATCTAACCTTGTTGTTTTACCATCTAAGAGATAAATCCAAGGACCTCTGTAGGAGAATTGAGCACCGTTTTTTAATACTACGGTGCCTTTTTCGCCTTTGTCAAAAACTTTATTAGCGTCGATCGTCATACTACTATTTAGTATTTGCGACTTTTACTAACTTTCCGTATTCTGGTAGATATAGATATTCGATTTGACTCTTTTTAAGTGTTTGTAATGCATCGTCTAGTGTTTCCACTAAAGGATCACCACCTAAGTTAAATGAAGTATTGAATATAATTGGACAATCTGTTTTTTCTTTAAACTTGCTAATCAAATTATAATAATGTTCATTTTGTTCTTTTGTAACTGTTTGTATACGGCAGGTTCCATCAACGTGAATAATTGAAGGAATTTTTTCTTCAATACCTGGTTGACAGTTTACAGCATACATCATGCTTGGTGATTCTTCCATACCTCGTAGATCAAACCATTCATGTACATCTTCTTTAAGAATTGTACCAGCAAAAGGACGGAAATATTCTCTGTGTTTTACAGTGTTAACAAAATCCTTACCGTCTTTTTCTCTTGGATCAAAAAGTATGCTTCTATTACCTAATGCTCTAGGACCATTTTCACAACGACCTTGGAACATAGCAACAATGTTTCTGTTAGTTAATAGTTCAACTACCATTTCGTTTGATGCTTCAAGTATTTCGCCGTTAACAGCATCCACTTTTTCTTGAAGTTCTTCTTCTGTGTAGCAATATGCTGGACCTAAGTATAAATTGTCAGTCCATGTTTTGATAGTTTCGTCCTGAGAAATACTTCTATGAATAAACATAGCCGCACCCATAGCCGTTCCTGCATCACTAGAAATCGGTTCAACATATAAATTAATATTGTTCTTTTTAAGTGTTTCTAAATAATGATAATTAGCAACACAGTTTAATGCATATCCTCCAGATAGCACAACATTTTTCTCTCCTGTCATTTCAACGGCTTTAAGAATTAATTTTAACACTTCTTCTTGTGTTTCTTGTTGTACCTTATATGCGAGGTCTCTTCTATTTTTTAATTTAGTATAGTCTTTTTTCTCATCTCCGCCATTAATACCAAGTTCACCTTCTAGTTCATCATACATTAACGCATTGATAATAGAACTTTGAGGATAGTTTGGAATAATAACGTTTCTGTTTGTAAGAGTTACTTTACCATCTCGAACAAAAAGACTTGGGATTTTATCATTAGGCTCACCATATGGGAAAAGTCCCATAGTTTTTCCTGCTTCAATTGAACTGAAGCCACAGTATTCTGTTACTGCCTCATAGGCTTTTGTAATACCAGCGGTATCAGAAATAACGCATTCGTGTTTTCCATCTTCATTATACATAGAACTATCAAAGTTTGTATTAACAGCACCTACCATTGGACCACGTAAACCAATGTGTTTGTATAATGTTTTAAAGTTGCTAGGATATTCACAACTAAAAATAGTTTCAGTTTCCCAACCTGTTGTTTGTTGTCCACCAAAATTTAAAGGAATAAATGTTCCAGCACCATCAACAATTACTGCAACTGCTTTATCAAATCCTGATCTATAAAAAGCACAAGCGGCGTGTAATTTATGATGCACAAAACTTAAATCAACAACCTGACTGTGTTGATAAGGATTCTCTGCTCTACTAATTAAGCCTAATTTACGTGCTAATCCAGTATACACATTGTCACCTGTGTAGTCAATTCTACCTGCTGATTCGTCTACACTTTGCGTATGTGCAATAACTAGATAATCAAGTTTATCTGTGTAATCTAAAATTTTAACCATTGAAGCAAATGGGCCACCATCATACTTTTGTCTTGATAGTCTTTCTTCTTCGATAGAGAATACAATTTCGCCGTCTTTTAGTAGACATACACCTGAGTTATGTCCTCTAGCAATACCGGCAATCCATACTGGTTTTTTATTTTCACTCATTATTTTATCTCCTGTTTAGGATTCATAAACGGAGGAAGTCCTTTTGCTCCTCCGGCAGGTCCTGTTATGCCAAATTGTGATGGCATTGCTGGAGCCATTGCCGCTGGTGTTTGTGGTTGCTGTGGATGTTGATGCATATGTCCGTGTTCGTGAACTACACCATGTACAGGACATACCTGTTGGTGTTGAGGTTCTTGTCCTTTTAATTTAGCAACTTTGACACTAGGATCACGTTGCTTAGGAAATTTCTTAGTCAGATCAACTGCCGCTTTAACTAAATCATCTTCCTGTGCATTGCTCATACGTGATAACCCATCATTCATTCTGTCAGTATGTTCATCTGGTGCAATTCTGATAGGTGCATATTCTCTTCCTTTTTCACCTGTATCAATAATCTTGAAAGTTTTTTCATTTGGATAGGAAATATTGATAGGATATGTCGAAGAAACAACTGATACACACGGAACGTCCAGTGCATATGCAATGTGCTGACCTACGCTATCACACCCGATAAAAATATCTGCGTCCTTAATTAAACCTGACCACTGTCTTAAACTAATACCTGCTGGTTGTGGAATAGGAACATCAAATTTTTCGCCACTAAAATCAATCTGCAACTCAGCCATGATCATTGTAGCATATCCTTTTTTCTGTAACTTTTGAATTATAGAAACTAGATTAGAGTATTCTAGACTGCGTGATGTACTATCGTTAAATATTCCATCTCTAAATTCAATTCCACGACCAAAAGGTTGAATAATTGCAACCTTGTCCTTACCGGTCATTTGTTGCACTTCGTTCATAGTAATAACACCATTAAGCATTTCGTCTTTGCTTAATTTAAGTGTAGGTTTTGGTAAATCTCTGGGTTCTTCTCTATTATTAAAAATAATATCGAAGCACTGTGCCAAACTTGCTTTTTGATTGTAGTAATGCCAAACTCTATATGGTTCAGGACTTACACAATTTCTATCTTTAATTTTGTCTTGAAACAAATTTTTGTGCCATACGTCGTATGCACGTTTATCTAAATCGTGATGACCTTTATAGAATTCAGTACCACCTTCACAAACAATGATAAAATCATCATCTGGATTTTCTTCTCTAAATTTTTCTAAACCCGGAATGGAAGTAAGGACTCTACCAGCACCGCCGTTTATAAAAAACGCTGTTGATCTTTTCATTTTTTTCCTCTAATCTATATTTTTTGCAGTCTTTATAATAGCATCAGATCACTTCTAATGCAAGAATATTTAACTAACAAAACTAGATGAGGTTTAGATCTTGGTTTTATGTATTTGTGGAAGTATCCGGAGCAACATTTGCCGCATTTGGATCTACTGGTTCTGGAGCGTTATCAACAGCAGTATCCTGGAAAGTTGCTAGTGTTTCCGCAGGCATAATAGGCATCTCTACCTGTAATTGTCCTGGAGGCGGATCATCTGGATTCATAACTGTCTGTGCTCTAGGGTCTTGTGGGAATGGAATCATCCATGGATCCCAAGTATCTCTTGGAAATTTAGTAGGAATTGATACTAAATCTTCTTTGAATGCTGTCATTTTAGCAATCATATCCGTGTTACCTTGTTCTGTATATGTTGCTATTGCGTCTGTTGCCTCTGAAACTAAACTTGCCGCCGCGACATCTAAATTTTCAAATGTCATATGCGGTCTTTTCCATGGAAAAGGCTTTTTCCATTCTTCTGCAACAAAATCGTACTGTACTTCACTTACTTCGTATGTGTGATCTGGTACAGGAATAGTTGCTCTAGAATAATAAACTGTTGTGTCTGAAGGATCAATGTCTGTTCTTGTAAATTCTGTTTGAGGATAGTCTGCTTGATCAACTTTCATCCAAAGAAGAGCACCTAATAATGGTTCTTTTCTAGCATCTACTAGTATAGCCGCCGCATCATTACCACCTTGTTGGTGCCAACGCTCTGCTTGTTCAGGAGTACCATCATATGCTTCTTGATCATAGGACGGAATAACATAACCTGTTTCTCTGGTAACATAACACCAAAATTTTGCAGGACCTACATATGTAAAGTCAGCAGTAAGACCTAACTCATTTGTATCGTATAGATACTTGTCAGGCATATCATACGTAAAATCTACTTCAATATTTGGTACATTATTTGAACTTGCCATATTATCTTTTAAACTCCTATAACTCTATTTACGTTTGATACCATGTGATTCTGATCATTCCTGGAGCACCATATGATCCACAATGGCAGTGTCCTGACCATGTGTAGAATGTTACGCCACCAAATCCTGGTACGTATTGTGGTGAAAGTCTTGACCAACCAATATTGTTTGCCGCCGCACAGTTTACGTAAGTATCAAAGTGTCTACCACCTACACCTACACCAACTGTACCACCGCATTTATTAACAAGTCCGCCTGGATATGGTAGATAGTGTTTATAACAGCAGTGATCACCGCATGATCTATTAACCCACCAACCACGCACACCGCAAATATTAATATCACCACCGTAAGCACACGCAGTACCTGAGTTTTGTTGACATCCACAGCACCATGAACGACAGTTACAATAACCTGTTACATAACATCCATAACCTGGGAAGCAGTAAGAACATCCTTCAATACCACCATCAGCACAGAAGTTACTTAATCCTGTACCTTTAATGGAAGAACGACATCCTCTAAATCCGTTTCTACCGTTGGTACAACAAGCACCTTCACCCATACACATATCATAACAGTCGCCTGATGATACTGAAATAGTTCTACGTGCATATGCACCTGATCCACCTGGTGCACCACCCATACAACAGCAGTTTACACCGCCACCGCCACCTGAGCCCCATGCTTCAAATGTAGCACGAACGGCATCGGTTGGAACAATAAAAGCAAAACAGCAATATTGTTGATAGTTACCAAATGATGGACAACTCCAACAAGATGATCTCCAAATTAATGTACAGCCTCCTGGTAAGTCTGTTACGCTCTCACCTGCTGGTAGTACTAAATCGTTTATGTATGATGATAGTTTTGCCATATTAATATTTACCTTAACAACAGTCGTTCCATGTTACTCTGACGAATCCAGCATTTCCTGGATAACCATAACAGCATCCACCACCACATGATGTTGCTGACTGTCCACCAACACCAGGTGTTAAACCTGATTCACCTGTTGCCCATCCAATATCAAACACACATCGTGCCCAGTCTGAGAAACAAGCGTCACCCATATTTCTTACATGAGAATGTCCGCCATTTTTGTTTACTAGACCACCTGGATAATGATACCATAATCCCCAATAGCATGGTCCACAGTTACATTGTGCCCATATAAATGAAGGTCTTCCATAAGTTCCTCCATCGGCACCGTAATACATTTTACAACATAAGCAACAGTATTGTTCTGTATAATAATATCCGCAGTTGTTACCTTGACAGTAACCATATCCCCACATAATCCAACAACAAGTTTTACCTGGGTTTCCGCCTTCAACACAGAAATTACTTAATCCTGCACCTTCAATATAACCTTTACAACCTAAAATACCGCAACAACATGAAGCACAACAAGTTGGTGGTCCTGGATAAAATGCGTAACAATCTCCTACAGCATAGTCGGCACCATTGTTGTGACCTTTTAAACATTTGTAAGCATATGCACCAGATCCTCCTGGAACACCTTGTTGACAACAACAAGCACCGCCACCTGATCCGCCACCTGCCCAAACTTCAAATTTGGCACAGTTTGCACCATCTGGCATACACCAATATAGATAACAGTTACCTGCGTAGTCTGAGTTACAGTAACATTGACAGTGAGGGAAGAATACCACTTGACATCCCGGTTCTAACGGTCTAATGTCTGTTGGACTAACTGCTCCTAATAATGATTTTAAATTTGCCATTTCTTCTCCTATGGATCCAATGTTATTCTTACTAAACCTGGGCCGCCTGGTCCACCGCAGTAACAGTTTCCGCCTAATGCCGAACCTGAAATACCACCTTGACCTGGTGCTCTTTGGTGTGATCCACCACCACCGATTAAACCTTGTCCGCCTCTACAGCCGTCAAATCCGCCCGGCATATTGTAAGCACAAAATCTATGCATATCCCATCTCATACCTTGCATTGATAAATGTCCTGGCAATGGCGTGTAGTGTTTATACCAACATGAGTTATTATTTTGACAGTGAGTTGCGATACCACCTAATCTACCTGGAACGCCCATATCACCGCCGAACCAACAAGCACAACAGTTTGGATATCTAGGATCTAAACAAACTCCACATCCAATACAGTTGAACATAAAGCAGAGTGAACAACCTGAGTTTCCACCTTCTGCACAAAAATTCGAGTACCAATAATTGTTACTAATCCAACTTTTACAACCTCTGTATCCACAAGCAAAAACTGGTGAACAACAAGAAGGTGGTCCAATACAAATTTGTAATTCTTGATTACAGTTTTGATAATTCTGTACACATTTTCTTACGTAAGCACCTGAGCCGCCGTCAAATCCCCATTGGCAACAGCATACACCTGCGGCTCCACCGCCGCCGCCCCACATCTCAATGGTCATTTTGTTGACCGAAGGATCAGGATTGAAACAGTGTTCGTGTCTACATTGATCCGTGTTATGTGAAATACCACAGTGTTGAGTAAATGTCACTTGGCAGGTATAATATTTTCTGCAAGGAGCATTAGGCGATGTAGCATCAAACTCATCACTCGTTGCTCTATCTAATAAACTTTTTAAGTTAGCCATTTACTTTATCCTTAATCCTCTTTTTTAATGTGTGCTAGTATTTAACTTAAAATTAAATTAAAATCCAGCCGTAAGTTGCTCCAGAATACATTAATGTTACAGTAGCATTGTTCAAGTTAAGATCTAAATTTTCATTTAAGTTTTGTATCTTAGAACCATTTCTTGCTAATGTTACATTGTATTGTCCGAAAGAACCTGTGACATCAATAATTTGGATAGTATCACCAGTGACTAACGAAGCGTTTGCAGGCAAAGTGACAGTAAAAGCACCACCGCTTGTATCAGCAAGAACTCTATCGTTCACTACCGCTTGGTAAGTACCGCTAATTTCACGGATAACTGCACCGCTTGTTCCAGTTGTTGTAATATATCTTCCCATTTGTTGTTCCTTATCTTATTGTTATTTATCTATGCTAGTGTTTCAATGCCCATTACAACACAACTCATTGCTGGGGCACTCGAATACGCTACAATCTTTTTTCCTGCGTCAAGCACAAGACCTGTTCTCTCCAACACACCTTTTGCTTGGATTTCAACGTCAAATTCAATCCATTCAGCATCTGTAGGTGTATCAGCGGCCGCTACTGCTAATCTTACAGCCGCCGCGTTATTTGAGCGGTTGCACATAGACACAGTAACAACGGAATAGGTACTTGCAGGCACTGTATAAATCGTGGTATTACTACCTTGTGCCATACTTGCCGCTCCTAGTCTTCCTGTTGCCATATTTTTTTCTCCTTTTTGTTACTTACCTTTATGATAATAACATCCTTTGTAACGCAACAATGTCTCCATCAACTCCGCCTAAGAAGTTCAATTTGGCTTTAACTTTGATTTCAACACCGGTTGTAGTGTCAATTTGATCTTCTTTGATCTCAATAACACCTGCGGTCATTATATTTACGTTCAATTCGGAATTACCACCACCAATTTGAGCATTAATGAAAGTTCTAATTGCTCGTTGTGTCGGCACAACACTGTCCGAGTTAGCCGCAAATGTTCCATCTGTACTAAACTCAGTAATTACTGCACCTGTTCCACCAAGTTCAACTGAACCCAATGAAAGTTCATTTAGTCCTGCAATGTTAAATGCATCTGCATCCAACGTTGCAACACCAGTGGACTGTTCTACTGAGAACAAGTCACCAACTCTAAAGTTACCGTCTTGGTCTGTTGACGTAAAGAACACTCTACCACCACCATACTGAACAGTTTCTTTTGTTGCATCTGGATCTACTAACGGAATTCCTGGATAGTTAGTATTAGTAAAGTTACCTGTACCAATATCTAAGAAATCGTGTCCTGTTAGTCGAACCTGTGAATATCTAATTCTTAATTCTACCGCATCACCATGCTCTGGTGCTTGGTTAACAGGAACATCAGGACTTAATTGTACTCTTGCTGTATAAGGTCCTACGCCTAGTAATTCTCTTACAGTAACAAGTTTAAAGTAAGGATTATTAATTCCTTTTTCTGCTGGAACGTTTGCTAAACCGTTTGATATTACATCAATCATAATATCTAACAAGTATGTTACTTTAGAAATCGTTTCATTCTCGCCATCGTTGCCTGTAATTGTCTGTGTTGTTACCACAGGCGATTGTAAAGTTGAGTAAGATGTGTTTATTAAAATGTAACTATTGATAATAGTTTTTAACTGTTCAATAGCCGCAACCGTTTGTGCTTGTTGACCTGCTACTTGTGAAGTAGCACCATCCCAATAACTTTTTGATGCCGCAATACTTTGTAGGTTACCACCAAATTTAATATCGTGTGCAATAGCATCAACAATATATCCTGTGTCTCTTTCGCACTTGGATTGATTATATGAGAATCCGTTCCATATACCAGTTCCTGCTGATATTTGTGCTTCGATCCAAGCAATAACTTCATCTTTTAAAAACTCTTTGTTAACAGTTAATAGATCATAAGTGTATGGATATGTTTCACTTGTAATACTATTAAATGTTACGTTTGAACCAGCCAATGGTGGTTCAGTTAATCCTTCAAGATATACGTTCGCTCCAGGTTGATATTTGTCTGCATAACCATCACCTGAAACAGTAGCAGTAGCAGTTTCGTAACCAATACCTCTGTTTAACATTGTTGGTTGTGCTATTACACCGTTACCAACTCTAACTTCAAATGGTGCTTCAATTGTGTTTGAAGGATCTGTAATTGTTAGTGTAGGAGTTGTAACGTATCCTGAACCAGGTTCAAGAATTTTCATTCTTGCAATTTTTCCTGTGGCAACTACCGCTCTTATAAGTGCTTGTGCACCTGTTAAAATTTTATTTTGATTTGTTGTTGATGTTTGAATTCTAAACCATTGTGGTCTGTTTGAAACAGATCCGCCAACCAACCCAGCAAACTCTGCCGGAGAAGCAATTCCTGTATTAGTTCTTTGTGTCCAATTAATACCATCTGGTGTTTGAGCACCTTCATTACCTGATGTAATAGTTGCAACATCAAACGTGATATCAGTACCTGTACCACCAATACTTGCCGCCGCAATAGTTAATGTCTCAGCCACTTCGTAAAGTTTACCTGGATTTCTTACAGTAATTGTACAAGCACCTGATCCGTCAACATCGACATCAAATTCTGCATCAGCACCAATAACTGATCCCGTAGCACTTACACCTGTGTATGTACCAAGTGTTCTTAAAGCATCCGCGGCACCTACGTTGTTAATTGTTTTAATTTGTCCGTGTTTTGTTTGTGCCCAAACAAATGTTCCCATTTGATAGTTAATAAATCCTTCATGGTGTAGATATGCTGGATATGTTGCTTCTGTCCAAACAGTTCCGTTTAATGAATAATAGTATTTGTCACCTCTATCTAAAGTAACAATATATCTTCCATTACCCCATGCAATATCAAAATATTGTGCATCAGTTACAGTTGGAATTGGTAATCCAAATCCGTTCCATGTAATACCGTCTGACGATTTAGCCGCTTGTCCGTCTGTTGCAATAGCAACAAATTCGTTTCTTCCCCAAATAACTTTTAACCAATTTCCTGTTGTGCTTGGTAATGCTGTTTGTGTCCAAGTAGCACCGCTATCTGTTGAGTATGCTCCCACAGTAGAATCTTCAGTAATGGCAACCCATGTGTCGTTGATCTTGCTATATGCACTTGCAGTCCAAGTACCGTTTGGAGCAGTTGTTTGTGTCCAAGAAACACCGTTGTCTGCTGAGAAACAAGCAGTCGAAGTGCCTTTACCAAACACCGCCCAGTTGCCTCCGCCATCACCAACTAGTGCATTCCAGTTTAGTCCTGAAGGTAAATTTCCTCCAGCGGCAAACGTGCTACCGTCATCTGATCTTATTGTTGATTGAACGTTTTGTCCAACCGCTATAATTCTTCCACCTGCAATACCCCAGTTTTGTCTTCCATATTGTAATGCCGCTCCAACACCTTGTTGTGAGTCTGCATATCCTGGATGTGGTAATGTAATTCTAGGTTCAATTTCGTACTTTGTAGTTCCATCGATTAATGAAGCAATAGCAGTTCCTGGAATTAAATGGTCAAAGCCTGCTGTATCGTCGGATTCCTTAAACACAGTTGCTGATTTTGATCCAGCACCGTATGTTCCAATGTAACCATACTGACCAACACCAAGACCGCTGGTAATTACAATTCTCATTCCGTTGTATTGACCAGTGTTTGCAGTATCAGTGTTCGAAATTACAATCGATGTACTATCACCTGTTTGTGCTGTATTTCCTGCTTGTGAATATTCAGCACCACCGAAGTCTCCTTCGCCGTCTGCATCAACATCGTTATCCAACATACGAATATCAAAAATACCACTGTCTCTAAATTCATCTGCAAGAGCAATAGCACCTGTTCCGTCACCAGCAAATTCAAAAGTTGCATTTGTATAATGAACTCCTGCATTTGAATATTCAACTCTTAAAATGTTTGCTTGGTTTGTAATAACATTATCAATTGTTGCTTCTCTATTTCTATTATTAACTGTACCTGTAATAGGAACTTCAGTAGGATCAACACCTTCAGCAACAGTACCAAATGTACCGTATGATGAGTTACCGTTTGTAGCACGAATCTTACCACCGTTCTCTGCTAGGTAACCAATGTGACCGTAGTATGAGAACACGGAAACAAGTTCTGTTCTACCTAGGTTAGTACACCATACACCAATACCATCTGATAGTACCTGTGTAAAGTCGTTGGCAACGATCGAATCATTTCCGCCGTCGTGTAAATTACCATCAATTTTACAACCAACACATCCTGTACCAAATGTTGTTACGTTTTGTACATATGGTGAACGTGTTTGAATCCAAACTCTTGGATCAGTTGGACCCCAACCTGGATCAAGTGATGTGAATGAACCTGCTGTTGGTCTTCTAGTTCCATAATTGTTAGGAGCACTTAAAGTTCCTGTTAGTCCTTGTACTGTACAATTTCTTAAACCTGTTCCATCTCTTAGATAGAACATATCTTCAGTTAATGAACCGTTAACAGCGTTTGCATAATATCTTGCATTATAGATTGTTCTATAATTTCCGCCGTGTTTTAATTCCCAAATAAATCCTTCAATATATTTTCTAACATCACGCTGACATTTTGCTGTGTTGTATGTGTACGCAGGATATGTTGCTGTAATGTAAGCAGTTACTTCTTCTGCCAAGAAATCTGTATTGTGTTTTAGCATTTCAATAGCGGCATACACGTTGTCATCATTCGATGGAACTGTGCTTGAAGCATAAGGATTAATTACTGGTGGACTACTGTCTTGTGCAGTATTATTCACATAGTATTCAACATAATTAATTGCGTCTTGAATTCTTGCTTGTACAAAAGTACCTTCTGCAGAAGTACCTGCAAAGTTTAGTTTACTTTGCTCCATCTGTGTTTTTGTGTTAGAAGGTGTTTTTATTATTCCTGTACCTTGAATTACTGTACTAATAATAGATTTTAAATGTTCATATCCAGCCAATGAATAGTTTGTGTCACTTGCTTGAGTATACATTTCAGCAGTTGCAGGACGAATGTTAGTTGAACGTAACTCGTCTCCAACTACCGCAGTAAATTTTGGAACAATGATCGGTAATACTTCATAGTATCTTCCTGTTTTTACAAAAATAGTTTTATTAACAACTATTTCTGCAGGAATATTAACTGTTGATGAATCTTCAATAGCAACAGCATCTGAAACAATATCAATTAATGATTCAATTCTTTCTTGAGCACCTGCTTCTTCAACCCAGTTACCATTTTTATACTGAGGTACTGGAGTTGCTACGCTGTTTAATGTTGCATAGTTTTGTGCAGGATCTAAATTTGTTAAAATTGCATCAGCAAGAGTTTTAACATAATCCATTGCGTTTGCAACGGCAGTATTTGCACCAACAAAGTCATCAAAATATTCTAATGCTAACGCTCTAGTTTCAGTGTTTCCACCTTTACCTAAATCAAGTGCTACTCTATCTACTAACCAACCAATTCGTGATTTCATATCTGCTTTTGAAACAGGATATGTAAATCCAACAAATGGTGCAACAGAGTTAGTTGTTTGATAATCAATATATTCAACAACCTGTTCTTGAATAAAGTGTCTATTGTGTTCTAATAATTGTCTTGCATTATTGTTTAATACACCCCACTCAATTGCTTCTGTGGCATATCTAATAGATGCAAATGGTCTATCAACAGTAGCACCCCATTGTGGGAATGTTCCGTCCTGACCTGATGGACCAACATAATACACATGATCTGTTTTACCAAAAACTGACCATTCTGGCATATTACTTGAATTAACAACAAGTACATCACCTTCGTTTCCGATAGGTAATCGTGTTGGTGCTGATCCTGAATAGTAAAGTAAATCACCGTCTGTGGTTAATGCACTTTGCTCATTTCCGCCTGCAATAATTTTATAATAGTTACCAGCAACATCTAAGTCTGGTCTTCTACCACCAACTGATTGATTTGAAATGTGTGCTTGAACAACAATATAAGAGTTTACACCGTAGTAAACAATGTCACCTAAATCATATGAGGTAACGTTTGTCCAATCACCTTGCCATTCAAAACCTTGGTTAAGTCTTTCCCAGTAAGTTGTGTTAGGTGGTTTGTAAGCAGTGTCGGCATGATCTTTGATACACAAATAAGTGTAACCGCCAACTCTTACCACATCACCTACATAATAATCTTGTGTGGATGAGTCATCACCCCAATCGCCTCTTAGGTTGAATCCTTTTAGATATAAATCCCAATCACTGGTATTTGAATAAGGAGCCTTACCTAAATTATTAGTTGTTGCAATATATGAATAACCACCATAAGAAACAATATCACCTGGCTGGTATTGTGTTTGAATATTCCATGAATCTTCAAATTCTAAACCTGGAACAAATTTTTCCCAGTTTACTTCGTCAGCGGCAAGTGAAGTAGTTGAAGTATGATGAGTTATACAAATCCAAATGTTTGCTCCATACTTAACAATATCATTTACACGATATCTTGTTCCTGATGTCCAATCATTTCTATATAAAACACCTTTATGAAAATACTGCCATTTGGCTTGATCTGCTTCTAGACCTTCGCTTGTTGTTCCTGACAAGTGACCTGTGATACAAACATAAAGTTGTCCACCGTATCTAACAACATCATTTGGTTTGTATCTAGTTTGTTCGTCCCAAGCATTTTTCCAATCAAATCCGTTTGAATAAATGTCCCACTTGGCTAAATCTGCTTCTAGTCCGTCAATGTCTGTCGCAACTGTTGTGCTTGAAGTATGATATGTGTTACATAGATAAATGTTTCCACCATACTTAACTAAGTCATTAACTTTATATCTTGTGTTGACTGTCCAGTCACCTTTCCAGTCTGTATTTTCTGTGTAAAGATCCCAGTCACCTTGGTTCTGTTCTAAACCTAGTGTTGCTGTTCCGGCTGATGTGTGACCATTATTTGCAACATAAAGTAGTCCTCCGTATTTTACTACGTCGCCAATTTTATAATATGTGCTGACTGTCCAGTTACCTGCCCAGTTTTGTCCATCGGACATAACATTCCAGTACGCACTATCTAAATAGAAATCCGCTCCGGCAGTATGTGCCTGAACACAGATGTAAACCTGACCACCATATCTAATGATGTCGTCCTTAACATAGGCTTTTGCGGTTACCCACTCACCTTGCCATACAAATTTAATTCTACCTAGTTTAAATTCAGCCATTGATCACTCCAATTGTATAGTTATTTACCATATTATGTATAACAACCATTATGTGCCGCCTCCCGTTTCGTCGGTTCCGCCCATATCGTCCGGTGCCGGAAAGTCGGTTCCTGCGGCAAAAAATGCCATGGCCGCTACTTGTCCGCCAACACCGCCCTGTGCTGTTAATTTTGTTAATACATTGATTGCTCTAGTTGGATCTTCTTCAAGTGTTGTCATAGTAATTGTTTGGAAATTAATTTGAATAACACCTGCAACCAACCCGTTAACGTTAATGCTTGTACCACCACCTGTAATTCTGTTTGCAACATAAGCCGCGATTGCTTTTTGTGTCGGGATAATTCTATCTGAGTTAGCAGTAAACAGTGGATCAATTGAGAATTCACTAATTACAGCACCAGTACCGCCTAAAGTAACACCACCTAAACTTAGTTCTGTTAGTCCTTGTAGTTCAAATTGATCTGCGTTAAGTGTAACAGTACCTCTAGCCTGTTCAACTTCAAATAATTCTCCAACACGGAAGTTACCATCTTGGTCAGTTGAAGCGTAGAACACTCGTCCACCATCTGATTGTTGTACTTCATTAAATGGTTTTGGTGAATTATCTGCACCTTCAACGAAACCTTCAACATATCTTTGAGGATATGCTGATTCTCCAAAGTTACCTGTACCGATATCTAGGAAATCGTGGAATGTTAAACGTACCTGTGAGTATCTCTGTCTAATAGAAATTGCCGCACCGTGTTCTGGTGATTCTGCTCTTCCTAATTTAGGAGATATATTAATTTTTGCTGTTAGGCTTCCTGTATTACCTGCTACGTTTTCAACGCTGGTAACTTTATATGTTAATCCGTCAATACCTGCGATGTCTAAGTTATCACCTGGTCCTGGTAAACGAGACAATGCTTGTACGTTAACGCTACCACCTAATTGGAAAATGTCTGCATAACCGTCACCTGTTACTGTTGCTGTCGCACTTCTAAATCTTGTACCTCTACTAATAAATGATGGTTGAGGTAATACACCGTTGGCTAATCTCAAATTCCATCTAGGTTGAGATGTAGATTGAGGATCAGTTATCGTCATAACAGCATTACCTGTTTCTGTTATAGATGTTGCATTACCCATTCCAGCGGTAGATGTTGAATGATAATAAAAAGTACTAGGTGCATTAAATTGGACTTCAATTTCGATATATCTATCTGATGCAGTTGCAAAATTATTAATAAATGCATTTCTAGTTACAACGCTTCCGTCGATGTAGTATAATAATCCTTGTTCATAATAGTTGCCACCATCTCCGATACCTTCGGCACTGTCTGCAAAGAAGAACGGATGTGTAGTTGTTGTTGAATCATCTTGTGGGAAATCAGTTAAAGAACTATCATTTAAATCAAACTTGTATGTAATACCTCTTGACATATCTAGATGTGGACGTTCACTACCGTCAATAAAGAATACATTTTGTGAATCTCCTGCATTTCTTTCAACGGTAACAGTTTTTACAACGTATAAAGTTTCTTCTGCACCACTGTAACCTGATCCTGGATCTAATAATGTAAACGAACCAACCCTGTTGTTTGAAACTTCAATAAATGCAAATGCTGTTTTACCTTGTCTTACTATTTCAACAATGTTTGATCCTGATGATTGTAAAGGATTACCTGAAGATAACAACAAGAATTTTCCAATATAGTTTGGAGCACCGAAACAAACGTGTGTCCATTTTCTAGAACCAGTTGTTGTTTGAGCAGTCCAAGTAATTGCGTCTTCAGATGTTGCTAATTCTGTGCTATTTTCTCTCACAGCAAGGAATACACCTTGACCGTACCCTAATTTCCAGTTTCCTGGAGAAGGCAGTGCACCTGTTACTTCAACCCAAGTATCTTTTCCGTTTCTTACATTGTAGTATACAGTATCAGTTCCTGGTTGCACACCAACAAATCTATTGTTACCAAATGTTAATTGATCTAAGTTTGAAATATTTGTGGTTGTAAAGTTTTCACTCCATGTAGTTGCACTAGGTGATTTAAACCAAATTCTATTTGCTGTTGAATCAAAATCATTTGTGGTAACAATAAAGTGTCCTTGACCATATGCTATACCACGAACAATTATTCCGCCGCCTAACACAACACCTGGTGATTCATATTCAATCCAGTTAATTCCGTCTGTTGATTGCCACCATACAGATCCGTCAGTTGTCATAACGACAAAGTATCCACTACCATATTCAATAAATCTACTTGATACCAATGAAGAGTCTTCAGCAAGTTCTCTTACTAGCCAGTTTTCTCCATCTGTTGACACAGCAACAATACCTTCATCAGCAACAGCAACAAACCTTCCGTTACCGTATACTATGTCTCTCCAACTCCATGAACCTGACGGTACATTAGGAGGAAAGTTAGGGAATGTTCCTTGAGTCCAAGTTACACCATCTAAACTTGTTGCATATGAATCTGTGTTTGGTTTACCAAATTCACTTTGTGCAATAGCAACAAATCTTCCGTTACCGTATACACAGTTTGACCAGTCAATTGGTACAGGAAGATTAGCAGTTGTTTTGCTGAATGGTGGTTTACTAAACTCTACCAACGGTTGAATTTGATAGTATGCTGTATCATCAATAACAGGTTCTATAGGAGTACCTGAAATTAAATGATCCCATCCTGGTTGACCATTTGATAATTTATAAACGTTTGCAATTTTGGTTGAAGGGTCATATGTGTCAATAATACCGTATTGACCAACACCAGTACCACCAATAATTCTAATTAGTTTTCCGTTGTAACCTCCGGTTGAATCTTCTTGAGTATCAGTTAAAGAAAGTGTCAACGATGTAGTTGTTCCTCTTTGACCTAGACCTTGAATAACCTCGAATCCAAATCCACCCGCGGTTGATGAATCACCTGGATCCATAAGTCTAACTTCTTTAATTGCACCATCTCTAAATTCTTCATATTCTGTAACAAGTCCGCTACCTGTACCTGAAAATGATTTAACTGATGCTGATGTATAATGTTCTCCGGCGTGTGTATAACCAAATAGTAAAATTTCATCATCTTGGTCTGTATAAACCACGCCCACTTGTGCTTCTTTAGTTCTGTTATCAACAACAGCAGTAATCGGTGTTTCTGATAAGTCGTATCCTTCAGCAACTGATCCGTAATCTCCATAAGAGTTGTTACCGTTTGTTGCACGAATTTTACCACCAATTTCTGATAGATAACCAATGTGACAATAATATGTAAACACTGATACAAGTTCTGTTAAACCTAAGTTAGTACACCATACACCTATACCATCACTTAATACCTGTGTAAAGTCGTTAGCAACAATAGATTTATTACCGCCATCGTGTAGGTTACCGTCAATCTTCATACCCACACAACCAGTACCGATTGTTGTTACGTTTTGTACATATGTAGATTTATTTGTAACCCATACAGTAGAATCGTCAGGTCCGGTACCTGGATCCAATGATACAAACGCACCACCAGATGGTCGTCTAGTTCCATATTCATTAACGTCGCTTAATCCACCTGTTAATCCTTCCAGTGTCATATTTCTAATACCACAGCCGTTTCTCACATAGAACATATTCGATGCTTCATAACCAGCGGCTGGCATAATTCTTGTTGATCTTAATTCATGACCGACTAATGCAACATCGGCTGGAACACTGATAGGTAATACTTCTTTGTATTCACCGGTAGCAATAAAAATAGTTGCAGGTGCTCTAGCACTTTCGTCTGCTAAAATATAATCACAAGCATATTTTACTGTTTTAAATGGATTGTTTTCAGTACCACCTTTGTCTGTTGCATCAACACCATTAGGTGAAACATAATAAACTTTAGGAGATCTTCCTAACAATGCCCATGTTGGATAATTGTAACTTCCGCTGTCTTCTGCTGATCTTGGTAATACTTTAAGAGATGTACCTAAGTCACCGTGTACAATTCTTTCGTCACTATTTTGCCAATAAGATTTTATATCACCAACTTCTGCAAGAACGTTAGTTTTAATACCTCTCATGTAGTATGTCCAGTATTCAGGAAGTGCTTTTTTTAGATCCTGATCTGGTCTACTGTTAGGAGTTATTGCTCCGTGTCTCTTAATACACTGATAAGCAGTGCCGGCCCAGGTGATAATATCACCTAGTTCATAATATTTTATAGTCGAGTCGTCGTTTTCTTGAACCCACGGTCCAACAAAAAACTTTCCTGTCATTAAGATCTGCCAATTAGTAGATCCTGTTACAGTAATTGTACCTTGTTGTGTTCCATATGCCATTCCTGTGTGATTGTAACAAGCATAGTATAATGTATCTGGAGCATCGTTTGGAATTTGATACTGCACAAATCTTGATACCGCATTGTCGAATCCAGCAACATACGCCGCTAGTGTTGGAACAACTTTTGAATCTAATATATAAGTTACTTCAACACCTTCGTCTTCATAAGCATAACCACCGCCTAAAATTCCATCTACAATTTTTGATAGATATAAAGGATGTGTGTTGTTACTTCTGTCTGACTGTTCAAATGTATATGTTGAGCCTCTTTGTAAAGTAAAACTTTCTGCTAAAACATCATTAATATAATATTTGTTTGTACCATTGAATACTCTTACGTCAACTTTAAATGTTTGGTTATTGCTACTAACATCGGGTCCATCGATTGCACCTGAAGTATGATCAGCAGTTGCAAGGTATAGATAACCGTTGTTTCTAACCATATCACCAACTTTATAATCGGTGGCAATGGTCCAATTACCTCTTAAATTATACCATTCACCCATTAATGCCCAAGTAAGAGCGTCAGTTGGAGGAGCAATACCTATACTAAACTTTAATGCACGATAAGAATATCCGCCGTGTACTACAATATCACCTGTTTGATATGTTAAACCGGAGTTCCATGTATTATCGAATCCAATACCTGGAATATATTCTTCAAAATATTGTTCATCAAATGCCGATGGTGCAGTGTGTGTATTTGTACATCTATAAACTGATTGTCCGTGTTTAACTAAATCTCCTAGATAATATCTGGCACCCGCGGCGTAAACACTTCTAAATTGAATTCCTTCAAAAACAATCTGCCAATTACCGATATCTTGTTCTAGTCCACCAGGTTCTTGCATATTCACATAAACTTCTCCTGGTGCAGATGTGTGTCCAGTTAAACATCTATAAACATATCCGCCATATCTAACAACATCTTTTTCTCTATATCTTGTATCTACTTGCCAGTAGTCTGCCCAATTATCTGTTTTATCAATAACGTCCCAGAATCCTGATCCTGACGATTCAAGACCAAGTGCAGTGTCGGCAGAGTCATGTTCAAATTTACATCTGTATAGAATGCCATTGTATTTTACTAGGTCTCCAACAATGTAAGATGTTTCAGGTTGCCAGTCGCCCTTCCATTTGGCTCCTCTGGTATGCGTTGTCCAGTACTGACTGTTTCTTTCAAAGCCAAATGCCGCATCTTTAAGAGCAATGTGACCTTGTATACATCTATATACCTGTCCACCTCTGTTAACTAAATCGTTTAAAATATATTCTGATGGTACAAATGGTGTTCGAAGCGTACCACTTGAAGTATATGTGGTGTACAATCTTCCGTCAACTGCAACTGTTACGGCAGTGTCAGTATAAAGTTGTAGTGTGTTTGCACCCAACGGATTCACGTAATATGTGTTTCCATTAAGTTCGGTCATACCGTTAACACCTGTTATTGTAATTGCTTGACCTTTTGCTAAACCGTGTGGAGCATTTGTTGTGATAACAACCGGTTGTGCTTTAGTTGCCGCTACAAGACCAAAAGTGTCATCACCTGAAGATTGTTCCCAATTACCCTGCCAGCGATAACCTTCACTCATTAACTCCCATTTTGTTAATTGAGGATTACCTTCAACACTTAATTGTAGGACTCCGCCTTGAACATCTACTGTTTGAATTGTTACCGTAGCATCATTAACACCGTTGACACCACCTAATTGACTACCTGTAATTGTAAAAGCAATTTTAGGAATATAAGAAATACCTGGTTCTTTAATTGTAACAGTATATCTATTTCCAGATCTAGTAATTGTAAATTCTAAATTTGATCCTGGATTTTGAGCAACACCTTCGGGTAAAATTTCATCTAAATCAAATGCGGCATCTATGGCATTTGGTGCTGTATATGGAGCAGGATAAGTGTAATCGTACAAATAATCTCTAGAGAAGTTATTTGACGAAGTATGTGCTGTTGTACAGAAATATACTCTACCTCCTGAAACAACAATATCATCTAATCGATATGCTCTCGCCGCCGACCAGACTCCCTGGAAAGTATACGTAAATCTATCTAGTTTAAATTCAGCCATTATCTCTTACCCTTGTATTTAACTTTCATAGTTGTACGGTTGATTTAATCTTGCGACTAATTCACCATCTTCATTAATGTAATAATTAATTTTTCTATTATCCCATCTAAATTGTTCATAATTTAAGTTTGCAAATACTTTGTTGTGATTAACATCTCTACCTTCGAAGAAATCTTGTCCAACTGCAAACCCATCATAGTTGTCTTCTTGGTTACCAGGAATATTAATTGTAATTGCATCTGTTTGACTTAGTTGATCTAATACCGCTAAAAAAACTTCTCCATCATCGTTTCTACGAAGACCGTAAAAGTATCTTTCGCCCATTTGACTTATTAAGTCATTTGAATTTGATCCTATATATTGTGTCATCTATATCCCCTTATACCTGTTCAACAAAACTGATTATAGCATCCATTGAATCACTCCAACTAGATTGAATACTCAATCTATGATACTGATCTAAAATTAATTTTTCACCACCATTCAATGCTCTTAAACTTGTGTTTGGTGGAATTGGCACATCCTTAATATAATTTGCAGTAACACTACCTTCATCTGAAATAAGTATGGTTGCTAAAACAGTAGAATCTGTAATGTTAGTTAAACTTATACCTAACACAATGTTCTTTTTGTTTTGACCTACTTGAAATATTTCAATAGGTTTTGTTCCTACGTCTTTTATAATTGCATTTCTAAATATCGTTGCCATTTTTCTCTACCCAAATATTAAAGCATTGATGATCGACAAATCTTCTGCTTCTTGTAATGTCGCACCACCGCCTGCACCAACAACCGAACCCCAAGTTGTTCCTGTCCAAATTTCTAATCTACCTAGACCGGTGTTATAACGTAAAAGTCCTGTATCAATTGATCCAATTGGTCTACTATTAATATCACCAATTGGAACCTTAATACCATATGTTCCGCTAAAACTTACCCAACCTTCACCATTTGGTACAGCAAAGTTAGTTCTTCCGTTTGTTGCTACATTAGTTATCGTATTTGTTGTTTGATCTATCTCTAAATCACCAATAACAACCTTACCTGTACCGTTAGGAGTAAGCGTTAAATCGGCGTCTGTTCCTTCTGTACTAATAACATCTGTGTGTATTCTAGGTGTATTAAGTCTAGTACCGTTTAAATCTGCACGTAAAATGCCTCCAATATAACTTCTAATAGTATCATCGTTAGCACCCTGCGTTAATTCCGCAGTCATGTAAGTGTTTTGATCTTGGTCGATAATAATACCTTTACTACCACCAAGTACGTTCCAGAACGCACCGTCATACCCTTCAAAGTTTAAACTGTTTGTGTTAAAACGTACCATACCTTCTTGAGGTGTTCCTGGTCTTTGAAGCGTTGTTCCTCTAGCAATTCTTAAAGCATTGGTATCTGGAAAATCAACATAACCTGTACCGTGTGCAAAAATTTCTAATGTGTTATTGTCTTGATATGTTTGTAATGAGTTATTAACCAAACGTACTAAGTCAACTTCGAATTGTGTAGCACTAAATTTGTCTTTGTCAATAGTTGCAACTAAGTTACCCTGTGCATAAAATTTAATTTCATCTTCATCAGCACCTAGAACACTTTCTAGTTGAACTCTTGTATCACCATCTTTATCTGTAATTTGTGCAATACCGCCTGTGATTTCTGCATCGCCTGTAATAATTGTTTTATTATCACCAATTGGATCTATAAAAATATCTCCGCCAGTGGACGATATAGTATTTCCAGATAATCTTAAATTTCCTGTTTCTATTTTTGTTGGATTAATTACTGATGTATTTGTTCCATCTGTAAATTGTAATCCAAGTGATGAAGCAATTTCTGTTAATGGTGCAGTAAATGTTACATCTCCTGTATCCTGATTAACATAGAATGAATTTCCTACTCTGTAATCACCTTTACTGTCAACAGATGTAAAGTAAACTCTACCGCCATTTTGCTCAATAACTTCGTTAGTTTGAATTACATTATCAAGGTTGTTTGATAAATCATAACCAACACCAATGTAACCAAAGTTTTGAGACATAAGTCTTAGGCTTACATCTGGACCATCAGCAGTAACGCCTCTGATACCATAAACACAAGCACTACCGTTTGATCTCATTTCAGCGGCAAATTCTTGTCTGCTGTATCTTGTAATTCCTGTTGCTGTTGTTCCTGAAACACCGCCTAAAATTGATCCGCCATTTCCTGGAGTTAAATCTTGTTCATTAAGATCATCATATCTTCCGTCAACATAAACAGTATTGCCATCTGCACTAACACTGTCAACTACAAAATTAAATGTAGAAGAACCATCTGATGATGTAACTGTGATAGTTTCACCTACGCTCCATCCTGAACCACTTACACCTGAAAATGTTATCCAAGTTTTTCCGTCGCCGCCTCTACCTTGTGTTCCTGCAACTGCTTTGATACCGTCGGCACAGAAATATGTAAAACAGTTCAACCATTCAACTCTTATACCGTTGGTCATAAACAAACCAATTTGATTTGGTGCAAAAATTGTTACTTCATTACAAAGCAATGCGGCTTCGATTGAATTTCTTGCAACATACTGACCATCGGCTTTAATTCCTCTACCAGCATCGCCGGCAACGTAACCATATGGATCAGTTCCTGATGTTGTTGAACCTTTGTTTAAAATTGTAATATTATAAAGATATGGTGATCTTAATGCAATAGTTCCTACAACAGGATTAAATGCAAACGCATATCCTGTATCATTTCCACTATTGTAAAGCATATCTCTGATTGTTAAATCTTGAACTACTACGCCTTCGTTCATATAAAAACAATCTAAATCTTGTGTTCCAACAGTTGGTTTAATTTGTGTTGCTCTAAGTCCAGCACCTTGGATTGTAACTCCTGCAGGGATTACCATTGGAAAAATTTCAGTGTATGTTCCTGCGGCAATTCTAATAACATCTCCTGATGTTGCTACGCTCAAAGCGTGTTTAATTGTAGCGAACGCACTATCAGTACTAGTTCCTTCTTCCGTGTCATCGCCGTTAGTTGTGACAAAGTAAGTGTTGCCTTCTTCGTTTAATAGTAAATTTGTAATTCTAACTTTACCAGTACCATTAGCACGAATTATTAAATCTTCGTTTGAATTAACTGTTTGAATTACATTATCGCCTAGTTGGATTGTTCCAATATTAGCATAATTTGAATCTAATGTTTTCCAACGTTTGCTTGGATTACCTAGTACGTACTTGTCGCTTTCATCAGGTAAAAAATCTGATATAATATCTGCGTTAAACTTAACAGTATCTGTATTTGCATCACCTAAATTAATATTTCCACCTGCGGTAATGTTTCCAGTTGCATATAAATTACCAGTAACATTTGTGTTACCTACTAATTCAATAGTACCTGTACCGTTTGGACGCAATTCAATAGGTGCATTAGAATCTAATGTCGTAATATAGTTGTCATTTAATTCTAATGAATCTACATGAATTTTTGAATGATAGATAACTGGATCGTTACCTGCTGGAATAAGTGAAATGGTACTTAGGCTGGAACGTATTTCGTTCCCTTGCATTTCTAAGTTACCTATTTGTAATAAACCTTGAGTTGGATTTTGATTTGCTGGTCCAACTTGTAAATTGTCTGTGTAAATTTTGCCTGCTACTTGGAGATCGTGTGTGGGCGAAGTTGTTTTAATACCAACTCTACCGTTGTTAACATCTAGATATAATAAGTCAGTTTCAAAAGCCAGATCTACGCCATTACGCAATAGATTTGCCTTTAGCAACGGACCCGAAATACGACCGACGGCCATTGTCTATTCTCCTTTAGCGGGCATCCTGTGCCTCTAACCACCTTACATTGCGGGTTAACCACAGTTTGTACTTGCAGTTTACTGGTCGTTATTACTGCAATTAATATTATTTAGTCTGTTTTGGAAAAAGGATTAAGATAGGTAGTGATTAACTTAATATACTACCGTCGTAACCGTGTATTACTGTTACGTCTTTGCCGAACGGCACTGGTGAATCAAAGCGTACATTTTTAACGCCGGATCCTTGTACTAATGTATAGTTTACATCTGGAATTTGAACAACGTTTTCAACTAATACTAAAATATTTCCTGCCGCTAATGGTGTAGGATTAAGAGGACCAAAGTCTGTAATGTTAGCATCTCCGGTACCTAAATTTTGTACAATAATTCTACCTGGTCTATTAGTTCTAACTTGCTCCCAAGCATTATTAACATATACTTCAATTTCATTTAAAGTTGTATTATATCTAATTGTTCCATTAACAGGTGCGGCTGATCTGTCTTCTGTAGATCCAGCACCGATAGTTAAACCAGTTCTAGAACCTTCAAATGATACAACACCATTAATGTCAACAAAAACACTTTTGTCAACAATAAATTTATTTTTTAATATTGCTTGTTTTACAAATCTCATATTATTACACCGGTATAGTTGAAATCATGAAACTAATAGTTGCTGGCGAAGTGGTTTGAGCCATTACTTTGTCATCTGTGTCTAGTACTATTCTTTCTGAATCCATTATAAAAGTTTCCCCTGCAGGAATACTTACATTGTGTAATATTTTGTTTGCATCACTAACTGCATCTCCGGCTTTTACAATGTGTAAATCCATAAATGTATCTGCATCTGTTAATACATTACCACCACCAGAAATGTTTGATGTGTCTGCATAGTTACAGAAAATCATAGTAGTCACTGCATTGCTTCCGCCTGTACTTCTGTACAGTTCAGTAATGGTTGCATCTATATATCCATTTGCTATTGCCATGTTTTATCCTAAAATAATATACTCATTAGTAACGCTTTTTTCTTACTTACAAGTTCATCCCTTGTACTAGATGTATTTACAAAAAATAGTCCAGAACCCCCCACATCTTCGGATTGGACATATAACTTAATTCTACCAGAATCTGCACTAGGAGGAGCAGGAGTTACTGTTCCTACCAAAGATAATACGTCATTTACTACTACTTCTGCGGATCCGTTTGACTCTAAAAATAGTGTGCTGTTTGAATTTGAAGGTCTAATAGTTGTTCCATCAATTTCTAAGTCGCCCAACTGTATCTCTTGATTAGTAAGTTCAAAACGAACAACGCCGTCAACTTCAGCAAATACTCTGCTACGAGCATCACCACTTTGAACATCTTGTGTTTCAACTTTTGTGTTATCACTTCTAATCAATGGAATTTGAACACCACCTGAAATAGCATCATCAACATATTTTTTGTTGACTAAATCATCGTCTTCTAGATTTAGTTCATAATCTGTTGTTCCTCTAATGCTAACTTTAGCATTAGGAGCCTTAGTTCCTAGCAATACTAAATCTTCACCTGTTGTGTTAATTTGATGTGCTTGTATGGAACCTAATGCTGTTCCTACTTTAAATTTAAAAATTCCTGGGCCTGTTGCACCACCAGGCATAATGTATGAATCTGTATCGTCGAATAATATTGTAGCATCATCGCCTGTGCCTCGATCAATCTGTATACCAGCCGATCCTAGTGTTACTCCACTACCTGTTTCGCCCTGATTTAAAACAATAATATTATCTTTAATTGTTAAATTTTCTGAACTTACAGTTGAAGTGTTACCTAGTACTGTTAAATCGCCAGTAACAACCACACTACCGGTTTCGTTTCCGGTGTTTAGTGTTATTGTTCCGTTTGATACTGTTTCGATTGCATAATCGCCAGCAACTCTTAAAACGTCTTTTGCCATGTGTACAAGGTTCCTTTGCTTATTACACTTATTTAGTCAAGAGAAAAGGGTAAAGCGAACTTTACCCTTTCCGTGTTTGCAATTAGATTGCTGTAAGAACCATGATAGATTCTGTAGAGTCGTCTTGGATAACCCAAGTATAGCGATTATCATTGAAATCTCTACAAGTTCTATTGTAAAGTTTCTTAATACGCACTTGGTCTCCACCACCGCCTGATAATGTACCTTGTAATGACATTTCATCAGCCGCTAATGAACCTGCCGCTTTATCTACTAAAGTTACAACTCCAACGTTACCAGTTCCAGAACCGCCAACTTTTGTCTTTGATCCTGTCTTAGTATCGTTAACTAAAAATTTATTAGTTGAACGTTGTCTTATGATATAACCTTCTTCTGATTCAGCGTTAGCACCAACCTGTACGTTTACTGTAAAGTTAGTACCGTCTGCTAATAATCCGAAGTATTTTTTGTTTACTGGTCTTCCCATTTTTTTCTCCTTTAAATCCCGTTCTAGGGGCTACGCGGTGGGTCATTCCGCATAAGTCCTACGTTGTGTAGGCACGTTTAACGACAATGTATTTAGTCTGTTCTACTGAAGAGGTGCATAAGATGTACATTTGCAAAGTCTTTTATTGCACGATTTATTTCTTTACATTTGTCTTTATGTTTTAAAACATAAGAATCTCTATGTGTTGTTCTAATTTTCATTTCTATATCAGAAAGTTTTCTTACTTCAGAACCCATACTTGCACAAAACTTAACAACATCAAAATGAAATTCTGGTGCTGACTTTGAAAGTTGTCTAATTTGGGTTTCTGCTTCGTGCCAATCTAAGGAATGTGTAATTTCTTTAATGTCCATAACAATATTTACAATCGTTTGGTCATAAAAAAAGGGCGAACCTTTCGATCCGCCCTTTTAAAGTTACTTACTACTGCTCTCTTGGATTATGAGAATGATACGTTAGCAGAAGTGATTGACACTTTGCCTAAGTAATCAGCCGCATTTCCTAAAGATGATGCAGAGTTGTTCAGTTCAATGTAACCGTAACGTGTCATAAAGCCAACAACTGGTTCAAAAGTTGCAGGATCTAGAACAACGCCAGATGACATTAGAGGAATGTATGGGCAATAGAATGCCGCCGCATCAGCCTCTGAAGAACCTTTGTATCCAACAAGTACTTGATTGTCATCAGCACCTGTGTCAGCCAAGTAAGCGTCAACGAACACTTTCATTGCACCGTTTAGTGTACCAACAAATTTAGTGTTAGTAGGTGCTTCGAAAGTACCTTCTGTTGTTCTTGCGAACGCAGAAGTAGTCGCAGATTGTAGGATAGTCAATGCTTGGTTTGAAACCACTGCAAAGTTACCTGCACCGCGTCTTGTTCTTTGAGCGATCTTGTTAGCAGTTCTGTTGATTTGAACAGCCAATGCCGCGTGTTCATCACCAACAAAAGTAGCAGTACCAGATACAGCCGCTTGGTTGTAAGTTTCTTCAACTGAAGCAAGTGATCTTAATGAAGCAAGAATCTCTTGGTCGATCTCAGAAGTAATTTCTTGAGCAAGAGCGGCCATGATTTCTGCTTCGATATCAATGCCTTGTTGTGCTTGAGCGTCTTGTGCCGCTTCAAATGTCCAACGAGCAGATAGTTTACGAGTTTTCGCCTCTACTGCTTGTTTTAAGATCTGAATTGACATTTTCTTACCAGGTGTACCTTCTAATGTAGCAGTCGCATCTGCTTTATTAGTTGAAGCGTTACCTGAATAGCCTTCAGCAATTTTGAAAGGTGATAGTGCTTCTTCGCCTGCTGTTGCAGAATCGAAAGTTTCAGCATATCTTACTCTCAATGTGTGGATTTGACCCACTGGACCTGTCATAGGTTGTACACCAACGATTTCGTTAGCAATAACGGTTGGCATTACACGTCTAATAACTGGTAGGATGACTCTGTTTAGAGTTGCTACGTTACCGGCACTAGTTGCACCACTTGAAGCCGCCTCAGCGAGATACTTGCGAGTGTTCTCGAGAGTGACATCCATGACGCTTTTCTTATGGCCTTGTAGACCCTCTAATAGAGCGGTCTTAGTTTCGGACCAATTTTCTTTTAGTATGTCTGACATTTTCTGTCTCTCCTTTTAGTTTAATCCCGCTAATCTGCGGAGTTCAATTAAGTTTGACTTTTCTTCTGTAACGATATTGCTTTCCTTATCACCTGTAACTTCAGATGCTTCGGTTAACGCCACACGTTTTGCTTTAATAGATGTTTTATCATCCATTACCGCTGGAAGGTATTTGTCAAACGCCGTATGCAACTTTTCAGTTGCTACAGATTCCAATAGTTCGGACATGATTTCTCTTTTGTCTTTCCCTAAAGGTGTTAACAACTCAGTCATCACTGCAACACGTTTTGCTTCGTCTTTGGCTTTTGCAATTTCTTGCTCCTTAGACTCAACTAAATGTTGCTTCTCTGTGACCTTTTTCTCTGCTTCTGCTAATTGCTCATCTTTTTCAGTAACGATCTTCATCAACTTCGCAGTTTCTGATTTTTCGTTTAGATATGATGAACTGTATTCATTAGCAAATGCTTCGAATAGTTTTCTACCAAAATGGTTCTCTCTAGCACCCTTGATGTCTTCTTTCAATTGTGTGATTTCCTCTGCTAATTTTTTGTTAACAGATTCTTGAACGATCTTAGCGGATTTCTCAATGAAGCGTTGTTTTACTTCATCTAATTTAACTTTGGCTTCTTTTACAAGTTTTACCTTGGTTTCTGCCAAATCTTTTTTGTCTTCTGCAAACTCGTGAATTTCTTTTGCGAGTTGTTTGACTACAAAGTCTTCAAGTTTTGCAAAGTTTTCTGAAACTTTTTTACGGTCTTCATTAACTTCTGCAATTTCTTTTGTCAATTGTTTTAGAACGAATTCTTTCAACAAATTAGAATGCTCACTTACTTGCTTTTTATAAGCCACTCTTGCTTCCGCAAGTGCTTTCTTATCTTCGGCAAATTCAGCGATTTCTGATGACAATTTCTCGGAGACCATGCGATCAAGTGCTTCAACCATGTTTTGTTTATCATGCTCATAGCGTTTCGCAAACTCTTCACGAAGTTCAGCAGTAACACTGTTTTTGTTCTCTTTTACTTTTTCGTTCCATGCTTCTTCTAGTGAAGATCTTACTTCCTCACTTAGGATGCCTGTTTCAAAAAGTTTATTAAAAACATCACTCATTGGCTTCTCCTTATTGTTACTGCAAGCCTTTTATGACTCGTAGTATCTGTTCTTTGAGATACTTTTGTGCCTTTTGATCATTGCTGATCTCATGCACCGACCTCATCGCACTATAACCACCTCTTGTATTCATGATGTGTTCATAGATTGGTGTAGGGTAGGCTCCCGGTGCACTAGGTTGTGCTACCACATCAACTGTGATAATTTCGAAATCGCTAACGTGACCATCGCCTTCGTTAACATTTCCACTTCCTCTGCTGGATACACCTAGTTTGACTCCGCTTTCCAGCATTGTCTTTACTAGGTTACCCATAGGAGTAGGCAAAATTTTCATTTTGCCGTACCCGTTAGGACCATCCATCCACATATCGGTAATCATGTGGCTAACTCTGTCCAAGTTTACTTTTAAATCATCTGGGTGATCTACTTCACCAAGAACCGAATATCCACCATCGATTTGATCTTTTAGAGTCTTAACAGCGTTGCCTATCTCGGAGACAGGGTAGATTCGCTGGTTAGCGTTTTTAACACCACCCTGAATACAAATGCCCTTTAAATAAAGAGATTTATTATCCCCTTCACCTTGCGACTCCAAAGTGACTTTCGCCTGATCAAACGTTAAGTTTTCTCGTAAATATAAAGATGCCATTAACGGCTTCCTCCTATTTCAAAATTATTCAGCACTTTTTACAGATGCTTTCTTAAAAGTGTCGCCTGCTTTTGAACCTGGTTCATTCTCGAAAGATTTTCCCATGTCCTTGGCTTTAACGGCACTACCGCCCTTTTCTTCACCGCCTTGTGCAATGTTTTTACCATCAGCACCTTCACTTGCTCCGCCTTTCGACGCAACTGGTGATGCAGTGTTATCAGCACCTTCTGAATTTTTAGGAGCAGAGACTTTTTCAACATATTCTCTCATAGTCTCGCCAGCGGATTTGCTTTGTGTTGTTCCTTCAAATGGAATTTCTTCCCCTGTCAGTTCGGCTGTTGCTGATTCTTCTTCTGGACCCTCTTCTTCACCTTCGTCTTCAGCACCTTCTTCGCCTTCGTCGTCGGCTTTATCACCAACCATAGCATCGAATTCTGCTTTAAGTTCATCAAGAGCGTCTTCTAAGTCAACTACACGGTCTTCAATGTCATCATGTTCTTCTTCATGATCATCCATTTCACCGTCTTTATCGAAGTCCATTTCGCCGTCTTTTTCAACATCTGACATCATGTCATCTGCCGCGTCGCCGCCGATTTCTTCGATTGACTCTTCGTTTTCTGAAACTTCTTCATCTGTTTCTTCATCAGTTGCTTCTTCAACAGCATCTTCATCTTCTTCTGTTGCTTCTTCAACTGCTTCATCGTCTTCTGATTTTGCAGTTTCTTCTACTGCTTCGTCGTCTGACTCTTTAGATGCTTCTTCTACAGCATCTTCTTCCTTGTCTTCAGCAGACTCAATAAGTCCCTGATAGATTTCTTTTGACTTTTCTACAACGATATCATGAAAAAGTTCTTCTGCTTTTTCCTTATCTTCGTTTACTAGCAAGTCTAATAATTGTTCAAATTTTGAATTATCTGACATTGTTTTTCTCCTTTGTTTGTTAATATTAGGCAAGGCTGTCAATACATATTTACAAAAAAACCAGTTTTACCGACTAAAATAGGTAAAAAACCGCTTTTTTGACTATTCTTTGTCAAAAACTTGCTTTTCAAACTGTTCATATGTAATAACTTTATAGTTACTGTGGTTATTTAATATAGTAGGACTGAAATCACCTGGTTTCGTGACCCTATAAAACGTTATATCGCTACGCTCTTTAATAACTGATTCTGTTTGTCTAAGCCAATTACCGTAATATGTTGCTGGTTCTACGCTTTTTTTATAGTTAGGAGTGTCAGCATATATGTTATTAACACGTTTACCGTCAAATAAACCCTGATAATCAAAGCCTAATATATAGATATCTTGGTACCAATCGCTGGCCGCTTTCCACAGTGCTGTGGGTCCACTGCTCCATCCTTTATTAGGATTAAAGTAAAACAGTCCGCTATACTTTTCGTATGCTTTGTTAAAGTTAGTCCAAACCTGTCCATCTAGATGATAGTTGTTGCCAACTATTTCATGAACCATTTTTGGATCTACTGCTATTAGATAATCAGGAGCAAATGTTCGATAAACGGCATTACAGGCATAAATTTTGCCTTTACCAACTAGTCGTTGTAAATCAAAATCCTGTCGTGATGTTCCGTTACCTATGACAAACGCTTTGCTCATAGTTTTATTTAAAAAAGATAGATTATGCTATTGCGGCTTCTGGTGCAGGCAGACCGTACATTAACTTTATAAAGTCTAATTCTTTTGCCTGTTCCAACTCACGTGCTTCAGATGTGCGTCTGATGGTATTGATTTGACTTAATGTAAGACGTGTTTTTCTAGTATCATCTGCTTTTACCACAGAGATATCTCTCTCCGCGTCATAACGTTTGTCGTCTTCGAAGTTTTTACCGTCTTTATTAAAATAAAAAAACTCTTGTAATAGCATGATAATATTTATGTTCCTGTTGGCGTAGTTTCACCAGGTGTAGGTTCTGTACCTGTATCTTCTGCTGGTGGTTCCGGTGCATCTGCTCCTGGTTCTGCTGAACCAAGTGTATCTAAATCAGATTGCATTCCTCCTGGGGTTACTCCAACACCACGCATCTGTTGTTGTGAACCAACATTATCAATTGCTTCACCTGAATTTTCTTCACGCCACATAGTTTCGTTTTCTGCAATTTCTTCTTGGCTTAATCCTAAGAAACGTTTTAGTGCAAAACGTTTTGACATATACGGAACTTCTTGCAATGAAGCAAATGTATTAACACGAGCGTTATCCATTTCACTTTGTCTGTATGCGGCAAAGTTTTGTGGTGGATTCATTTGTAAATCAAATAGATTATTATCAATGTTAACGCCTTTAGCGTTCAAGTACATTTTAAATTCTCTATCAAAAATATGACTTATTAAACTTTGTAATCGTACACAGTACTTGTTAAAACGCAGTTCTTGAATGTATGCTGTGCCCACTCTACCATCATTATATTGTGCGGCACTGTCGTCTGCACCTGTTGGTAAGTATGAACTTGGAATACGTAATCCACGGAATAATTTATTTGTAAAATATTTTAAGTCGTCAATTTCGCCTAGGTTAGTACCACCTGGTAATGTTTCAACTTTAGATCCACGTCCTTCTGCTGTTTGTGGGAAAAAGTAATCTTCATTAATTGATAATGGATTAAAACTAGCATCAATAACATTAGTTCCACCACCTGTTGAACTTGGAATACGTCTTTGATGAATTTCGTTTTTAACTCTTTCAACAAATCCCATAGCAAGGTGGGTAGGCATATTACCTACGTCAATATAAAATACTCTACGCTCTGGTGCTCTTTGCACACGGTAGATAATAATTGCATCTTCAAGTAATTCTTTTTGCTTGTAAACTTTAAAAACTGATTCTAACAGTGAATTACCAAACGGAAAATTTCTGTCCAGTCCTTCACTTAAACTTAAATGCACAACGTGATTGGCATCAATTGCTAATTGGTTGTTTTGTCTCTCAAATCTTGTACCAAAGTTTTGTGGACCAGATCCTACATAACCTCTACCATATGCACCACCGCTGGTTGTGTAATCAACCTGTCCTGATCCTGCCTGTGCTGTAAGTTGTGTTACTGATAGATTTTGAAAGTTAGGATTAGGATCTCTTAATACATATTGTTCAGGCTCTTTGCCTTCGCTTTCGTTTACAATAATTTTATCTAACTTTGCAGGGTCAACGTGATACCATTTAAATGTTTCCGGATCTCTAACAAAGAAAGCATCACCATATTTGAATATGTTACGAACAATTTTAAAAATACGTCTTTCAAAGTTGTTTAGATCGCACCATTGTTGCAGATAACTTTTTAAGATTTTTGTTTCAGGACTTGTAGTTGCGGCTTTAAAGAAAATATTAAATGGTGTTTTGTTTTCTACATTAGTTTGTGTACAAAACTCAGCAAGGATATCTAATGCCGCGTTTACTTCACTGTCCACGTCCATTGTTTCATATTGGCCATAACGTTCAATACGATTAGGATGTCCTGAATAAACATCGGGTAAAAATGATGAATAATTGGACCTCGCAGGGCCGGCCTGTCCCGATCCTGTAATAGGACTGAGAGTTCCTGATGTATCTTTTGGTTTATATTCCTGAAAGTATTTTTTCCAACCCATTTATTTTCCTCTATGCTGATTCTACATACTTTGTAGTTCTGACAGCATATCTTTATTAATTCTTATTAATTCGTCAAACTTAGCACCAAGTCCGCCACCGTTAATGTTATTTACCGATGTTCCAGAACCTTGACTATTATTTGATTTTACACTCTCTTGCTCCAGTTTGTCAAGTTGTTCGTCACTCAAACCGGTGATATCTTTTGCCATTCCGCGTGTTTGTGATTTAATACCGGCTTCATTCTCTTTGGCATATGCATCATATTTGGCTCCCATCGACTGTGCTTGATTAATCATGGAACCAATATCCATTTTGCCGTCTTTCATTCCGGCCATCATGTTACCCATGTCGCCCTGCATCATGTTTAGCATACCACCCAATGGTGAATTTTTAGGAATAACCGCTTCTTCGCCGTGTAACATAGCGGCCTGACCCTTGCCAAAGTTTTTGAATAAACTTCCCATTCCTACGGTACCTTGGGACATACTGTTCTTTTTGTGTTCTTGCAACATTTTAGCAAGACCTTGCATTTCTTCATCGGTAAATTTATCACCGTGAATATCTGCTTCCATATTTCCAAAAATATCACCTATAGGTCTTGCTACCACGCCAATAGCACTCATAATGTGAGCAAAACTACGATTCATCCAACTCTCATCTTGCTTCATTTTTTCAAGTTGGAGTGTTTTCACTTCCTGTAGGATATCGTTAATTTCTTCATCGCTGAATGATCTTCCGTTGTCTTGTCTTTTCTGACTTAAATCTCTAGTTGCCAATGAACCAGTAAATCCTACACCCATATCACTGCCAGCAGTTCCACCCGCTCCTTCTCTTATTGCCGTCATAAGTGCATTTCCTATTTGCACCAGAAGGTCCTTTAACCCATTCATGATATTTTCTCTGCCTTTTTCATCAAAAGGATTTAGGTCTCCGTTAAACCTCTCTAGGAATTTTATTACGTCAGGAGTTTTTTCTCTAATCCATTTTGCAAAGTTGTCCATGGCTGTTTGGAACTCGCCACTTGAGAATACTTTTGTAAACAAATCGGAAAATGCCGATCTAACATCTTTAAGTGCAATGTTCAGTGTGTTAAACAGATCAACAGCACCACCACTCTTGCCCATCTTACCTTGGACCTCTTCAACGCTACCACCAAATAGATTAATACCATTGATAATGTTGCTGAGTGCTGTACCATATGGATCTCCCATCAACATCAACGTACCAGCAAGTTTGGCATTGGCATCCGCAAATCCTTGATTTGAATTAGCAAGATTGTTAAAGTCTCCCATCAACATCTTGTTAAAGTCTTCTTGTGATCCTGCAAAATTTCTTGCCGCATTGGCTGAACCGGTGATTGTTTGATTAAAGCCTGGCATCAAGGCAGTTATCTGCTGTGCCGCATCAGTAACAGGTCCAACGCCCATGATAGCCGCCATGGCCGCTTCTTTACCCGCTTCACCAAATCCTGCTTCAGCGGTACCAACTATCTTTAACATTCTTGCACGAGTTTCTCCGTCAAGACCTGCAAGGAATCTTTCGAAACCTTTGTTCATGTTGGCTTGTTTTAATCCGTTTTCAATTTCGTCTGATTGTTTACCTGTTAGTTCAGATAATTCTCTTAGATATTTTGCGTAGTCACCTGATAGGTTAACCATCTGTGCTTCGCTCATGTTACGTCTTTGCATAGCCACAGCGTTCATGGCAAAGAAACTCATGAACCTGTCATTCTGCTCATCAAAGTCCATACCAAAACGCATTAATGTTCTACCGTTGGCCAACATTGCACGTTTGTTCATGTCAAGGGCCATTTCAGCACCACGTGTTGCTGTGCCTAGTGTGGCAAATGCTTCAACGTTTGCTCCCAATGATTTTAGCAGTTGTCCCGAATCAACACCCAGTGCCGCAAAATCAGACTGTAATCTTTCAACCCTTAACCCAAATGCGATACCAGTTTTGGATAACTTTTGGAACATATCGTAGTTGGTGTTTAACATTGTTACCAATGTTTCCAACACTGTTCCTAGTCCTAAAAAGTCGCCTGTAACATTTTTAACTGTTTTTGCTAGATCCGTGACCTTTGGTTGTGACTGCACCATTGCACCCGCTAGTCCAACCGCCGCACCACCTATTTTGGCTAGTCCGTTAAGCGTTGAAGCCGCTTTGGTTAGTACGCTGGCTAGTTTATCAAACGCTGAGGCAACATTCATACTGCTTTTTTCAACGCCTTTTAGTTGCTTTTGTGCATCCGCGACAGCACCAGAGAACCCGGTTTTACCCGAGGACATTACATCCAAAAGTTTTTGTAGCGTTGCTTCTTCGGCCGCATTGTTTAATTCGACCTGCTGTCCGCCAATTTCTCCTCTTACTGCCATAATCTAGGAATCCCCATTTTCTACGTATATAAATATCTTTATACATTATTATTTATGTAGAGGAAAAAATGGCGGATAATAACATTTTAAGCAAATATCAAAGACAACCTAAGATCTATATTAAGTTGCCTAGCGAAGGTAGATTCTACAAAAAGAATCCTATGGAAAATTCGGGCAGTGGTGAACTACCTGTTTACTCCATGACGGCCAAGGACGAGATCACGATGCGTACACCGGACTCACTGATGAACGGTGAATCCACAGCCAGCGTTATTAAAAGTTGCTGTCCTTTGATCGATGACCCATGGGAAATTCCCAGCATTGATCTAGATGCTATTCTAATAGCAATTAGAATTGCTACCTATGGTGAAAGGATGACGCTTGACGTTAGGGTTCCTCTACCAAACAATGAAAACGAAATTATTGCAACCGAACTTGACCTGCGTCCACTGTTGGACAGCACATATGGAAAAACATTTCCAACAACAGTTGAGCATGGTGATCTAAAGTTTCACATTAAACCTCTAAGTTACAAGGATCAAAGTTCATTCTTTCAGAGCACCTATGAAACTTCAAGACTGGCTTCACTGATGTCTAGAAACGATATTGCCGATGAGCAGAAAAAAGAAGCGTTTGTGCAAGGGTTTAAACTGTTAAGCAAGACAACACTTGATGTTGTGCTTAAACAGGTGTTGGCGATCGAAACTCCCGAAGGCACTGAACAGAGCCCACAGGTAATCAAAGAATTCTTTGACAACACCGACAAGGACACATTTGTTAAGGTACAGGAAACGTTGACCAAGGCAAAAGAAATGTTTGACATTCCACAACAAACCGTTAGGGTACCACACAATTTAATTGAAAGGGGAGCACCAGAAACTGTATCAGTTCCTGTGCTTTTTGACCAATCAAATTTTTTCGCTGGCAAGTAAGTACACTCGATTTCTCTGAGTTGGACGCTCTGGTAAAGCGTTATGAAAAAGAAGTCAGCACAATCACAGAAGAACTGATCAATCTCTGCTATTACATGAGAGGTGGTTTACAGTTGCACGAAGCATATCACACCACACTCGAAGAAAGAAAACTAATAAGCAAGATGGTTGAAAACCACATGAAGGTTACCAAAGATAGTGGTGTTAATTTTCTCTAGGAAGCGGCTTTTTTAGCGGCCTTTTGTGCTTGTTGAACAGCACGATGTTTTGCAATTTCCTGTTCCCAGCGTCTTACCTTTTCGCCACCGGTCATCTGTCCATGAACAAAACCTGGAATTCCATCGCTGGGTGTTGGAGCAATCTTTTGTTGCAGTTTACCAATTAGGCTTTTTTCGTATTCATCCTGGCCACGTTTCATTCCTGTAACGGTACCCTTGTATGCTTGACCCACAGTTGAACCAACGGCCTTAGCACCTTTTCCTAATGCACTAGCACCCTTGGCAATGCCCGAACCCACGCCCTTGGCTACCATGCCCAAACCTTTCATGATTCCGCCCTGTCCTTGGCGTTGAGCCACCGCGGTTAGATGCGGAGCAACGTCGCGACCAGCGACGCGGCCGGTTTTAGAGTTTATCCACTGTGCACCGTGCCAAACATATGTTTGATTGTCCAAACCAACAACGTTAGTGCCCTTGGGAACGATCGGTCCCTGTGCTTTAGCCTGTTTTACACCCTGTTGATATCCTGTCTTAGCACCCTTTACAGCACCTTGAATACCCTTTTTAAGTTGTGTAAAAACACCTGCTTCATCTATAACGTCATTTATTTTCATGGTTCGAACTCCTTGTGAATGTATTTAGCGTGATATATGATAATATATTGGTAAGTGAACTACGTTCACTTGTGTTTTCGCTATCGCTCAAACACATTTATTCCTTATTATATGGAATTAATAATTGCGAAGCAATTTAGCATCATGTAGATTGTTTCAGTCAGACGGAACCTGTTAAAGGGTTCCATCTAATCTTGAACATCATGTGAGTTCGTCACAGCCAAGACTGGAAGTAGGTGTTTGTTTATACACAAGTTCAATGGGCTCTAACCTTTCCCAACCTACATCGACATCACGAAAAAATCTGCTTTACCGCTTTACCGCTTCGCGGATCGCTTCGCTACCTCCTGCTTCGTTCCTTTGCACGGAGTTTTTATGAACTATGTTGTGTTTTTCGATTGCTAACAGTCAATCTACGCTAACCAGTGAGCCCAATTCTTTTGATGGCCTATCTCCCAATGGGGGTCGATTAACGTGTACGAGTGTCCGTGTCACGGGTACCTTTTACTCAGCGGTATTACAAACTGGCCCGCCAACCTTATGTGTTAGTATTTTTTGCCTGCTCTTGAAGTGCCTGTCGCAATTTGTTTGATCCGCCAACCCTACAATTAATAATTCCGTTATAATAGTCATCCGTTTCTAATACACGGCGGTCAAATTGCTCTCTTGCCTCTATGTAGGACATTTCTGCCCTTGATCTACAAAAATATAATACTTCTCTTGTGAATTTTTCTGGTCCCAATTGATTAACGTCGGCAATAAGAGCATCCGAGGATCCCCAATATTCCTGCCAATCACTTTCTTTGTGCCCGCGTCTTTTATTCTTTCTGCCTTTGAGTGGTGGTTTTGTGGTTTTAAACTTTGCTAATTTCTTGCCTATGTACTTGCGACCAGTGGTTGTATTGGTAATTAGATACACAAACCCTTCATATTCTTCCGGAATTGTGTCGATTGATTGTCCACGATATGTCCACTGCATAGTGATACTTACCGAGTACTAATCTTGTGTGTCTAAATTCTGACTTTGCCTCTTTTGAGCCTTGAGATTTTTGCGTTTTTCTTGAATTTCTTTGCGTCTTACGGTAGCCAATCTTCGAATGTCACTTAAAATTACACGAGCCTTTCTTCCTGTTTCGTCAAACCCTTTAACTTCAAATCGTTCCTGTGCATTATAGTAATCCATAACGGCTTGTACCAGTAACTCGTGTGTGCTTTTATTTGACATCTTCTATTACTTCCGTATCGTTGGAATATGATGTGAATCCGTTTTCCTTTATTACTTTTAATATATTATTAACCCTGCTTGATAATTCGTCTTTGTGTGAAATTAGATAAATGTTTTTCTGTCTTTCACGTGCCATCTTCTTAAGAACAGCAATAGAACTTTCAACACCAGCGGCATCCATACCACTATCAATCAATTCGTCAATAAACAACAAATTAATACTGTGATATAGGCTTTCCCAAACGTCACGGAACGTCCAACTCAATGATAAGATGAGTCTATTTCGTTCACCTCTGCTGAGGTTATCAAAGTCTAAGTCGCGTCCTAGTTCTGTAATTTCCACAGTTAAATCGTTCTGAAACACAACCTGATGTGGTAATCCTAGTGTTTCTAAATAGTATTTTAATCTCTTGTTTAAGAAGTAAAGGTTCTGATCAATAATACGTTTACGTATAAACGAGTCTTTTGAAGTTAATAGTTTATATAAAAACTCCTGATGTTCCTTAATCTCAGTTAAGGAGTTCATATGATCCCAGGTTACCTGTTGCAATGCTGTATTTTGAAGTTCTGTCATCTGTTCAGCATAAGGGTTAACCTCAGTTTCCTTTTCTTGTTTTCTTTCTTGTAAACTTTTTAGATTATTTTTATGATTATATGCTTCTTCGGCCGCATCATAATATGTTGTAGGCTTGCCGTTGATATCTCCAATGTCGTCAATCTTGGTTTGAACAGCCAAAGTTTCGCCAACAACACCGTCATGGTATTGTTTACTTTCGTTGTAATCGTTTTGCTTTAGTGCAAGTAGGTCTTGATGTGCTTTGTCATGTAATTCTTGACCACAAGCATAACATTTCTTTTCTTGAACCTCTTCTAAATCTTTTTCATAACGTTTTAATTGTCTTTCTGCTCTAATCAATGTGCTTTCAAGACTTGCTTTTTCTTTTTGCAAAGATGTTAGTTCGTTATTTTTTGTATTCCATTCTTCTGCAAGTTTATGATTGTTAATTTCTTTTTCAATATCAACTTGTTCAAGTTCTGTAATAGCACGGGATAGTTTATTGATTTCATCAATCCTTGAACTACCCCATGCTTTACTTTTAATCTCCAAGTTATCAATTGATTCTTGGACTTTCTGATTTGCAGATTCAATTGAACGAATTTTAGCATCTTCGGCCGTGATTTCATCACGAACGACTTTCATTTGTTCTTTTAGTTTTTCTGCTTTTTCAGATAAGATGGTGATACCTAACAGTTGCTCAATAATTTCTCGTTGAGCGTTCGGATTTAAGGAAAGGAAAGGCTCCGTATATGTGTTAAGTGCCACCAAATGCTTGAACATGGTATGACTCATACCAAGTAATCTATCAATTTCTTCTTGTGTTTTACGTGAATCACCCTGTGATTCGTCGATGTCATCTGCTATTTGTTCGTTGTCTTCAATGTAAAACTTTAATAAATTCTTTTTACGGCCTCTTTCAATTCTATAACTCTTGCCGTTAACTTGAAATTCAACAGTAACCAACATATCTTTGCCGTTGGTTTTGTTTACTAGATTGTCTTTCCTAATTTTTGTAAGTGCTTCACCGTAAAATGCATAACTTATTGCATTAATAATTGTAGTTTTACCAGTACCGTTACGTGACCCAGCATCATCACCACCTAGATCCATGTTTTCACCTAGTACAAGTGTTAAATGATCTCTATCAAAGTCAACGGCTTGGGTAGAATTACCCACACTCATAAAGTTTTTAACTGTAATTGTTTTAATTTTAAACATTATAAGTTCCTATACAAGTCTAATAATAGACTGCTCTTGAAGTTTTCACTAGAAATTTTAGTAATTTGTTCAGTTACAATTTGATCAACGCTTTCAAACTCAACATCTCCTCGATCGGTACTTAAATCACTATCTTGATTTTCTGTATCGGGTAGTAAACTAATTTCTCTTAGATTATACTGTTTAGAAAACGTTTCTTTCATAAATGTAGCCTCTTCATATGATACATCAATATCTAATACAACACGAATATACAAGTTTTTAGGACTCAGTAATGTATCTGTTTCGTGCAACAGGTTAGAAAGTTTCATAGTTCTATACTTTGGACAGTCAGGCCAATCAACAAACTGTGGTTGTCCTCCCCATTCTAGTATCATCATACCGCGTTCATCGTCCCAAGCATCGGCGTAGTTGTGTGGAAAGGCATTGCCGATGTACCAAATATTTTTATTATTTTGTCTTTTATGGAAGTGACCACTGAATACAAGTTCTTGATTAGTAAAATCGTCCGCTTTGATTTCGCCTGTGTCAGGCATATCAACCATGGCATTCATTTTAAAGTGTGGAAGTTCAAAGTGTCCAAACATATATTTGCATTTCATTTTAGAAACTTTCTTCCATTCTTCACCAACCAACCAAGGAATCAATGCAACATTGTCAATTAACATTGGTTCGTTGACCACAGTGACGCCGGGTACGTGTTTACCAAATACCACAGAATGAATTTCACGCTTGTCTTTGTAATACAAATCGTGATTGCCCGGAAAGAAATAAAACTTTTTAAAAGCCGCACCAAGTTTTTCCAGCGATCTCAAACTAGCATCCATGGTGGTTAGATTTAACGCACTTCTATTATGATGCCAATCGCCGGTGAATATACCAACATCACAGCCATTTGCTTTTGCTTGTTCAATATACCAATCAACAAATGCTTCACAATCGTCGTTGTGAATTTTACTATTGGACTTCAAACCAAAGTGTATGTCCGTGAAAACAGCCGCTTTTTCGAATAAATTTGCCATGCCTCTCCTTATACTATAAAATTATAGCACTCTTTAATTGTATTTGTCAACCTTAATAATCAGCCTTTGGGCGTCTCATAGTTTTATAGAACTCGGCTAATTTTTCCTTGTCCTCTTTAAAATATTCTTCATTCTGTCTTGTAAATGAAGGGTTCAAACCATTTTCCTGAAGGATGTCATCACGTATGCTTTGATTTTTCTTTTCAATGTTTAGCACACGAGTGAATGAGTTTGTAACTGCCGCCGTGTAGTAAGCAAATGGATTTTCTGATTTACTCTCATCAAATTGCAATCCAATCTGCGAAAGTTGTAGCACAGCCTGAGATCTCATTTCATCATTGTAGGTATAACCACGCCAATTGCTTCTTGTTCCATAACGATCAGCAAGTTTTAAAAACATCATACCTAGGTTTTCTGTAATTCGTCCATGTTCTTTGCTAAATGCACCATTAACCATACCGCCTTTCCAATGACTTTTACCAACACAAATTAAATTGTCCTGATCATTATATTTCCAATGTTGAAATGGTGGAAAGTTAACTTTGGTATGTTTATCTGCTACACTTTTTGTTTTACGTTTACGACCGGGTTCTTCTGGAACATGATCAAAGGTCATAACCCTAAAAATTAAATCAGTTTTTTCAATCTTTTTCCAATCCGGAGTAACTTCTGCTAATTTTGTCTTTTTGTCGCCGGATTCTCTGGCTTGTTCATATGCTTGTTTTCCAATACGATCTGCACGATTACGCTTGGCTTGTGCAACAGTAAGTCTGTTCACCTTATCCAAACCACTTAAGATAATGTCATAAGTAGAGTAAGCATCATCAGTAAAAGAACTGAACGAATTTTTAGACTTATGTATTTCTTTGAGCAGATCTCTATTGTTAAGATACTTTACTCTTTTCATATATTTCTCCTATAATAAGTACTATTATAAACTACGCAGTTAATAAATGCAATAAATATTTGTAACAAAAGGAACCAAAAAGTTATGGATAGAGAAAAAGATTTAGCCAATCGTACATTTAACGATAAAGTCCAAGCCAACCAGATTAACGGAAATGGTGACGCAGGAACCACCATTGCTGGCACCGGAGGGAACGTTGGAGGTGCTGTAACAGGGTTCCTTGGTAATGTTGCAGGTTCGGCCATAGAAGCAACTGGATTAAGTCCAGCAATTGGTAGACTTGCAGGCCTATTAAAAGGAGGCAAACAAGAAGAAGCAGGACCTGTTATGCCTAATACTGCTTTTACCGATGATTTTAGAGTCAAAATTAAAATTCCAGTGTTATATTTGCAAGGACCAGCACAGCGTTTGCAAGAAATTGGAGATAATGCTGTTGTGTTTCCTTATACTCCACAAATAGTTTTACAATCAAGAGCAAACTATACGCCTATCCATCCTACACACAGTAATTATGCCTTCTATGCTTACCAGAACTCACAAATTGACGCTATATCAATAGTAGGAACATTTACAGCACAGAATCAAGGTGATGCAAAAACAGTTATGGGTGCCATACACGCACTTAGAACTGTAACAAAAATGCATTTTGGCTCCAGTGACTTTGCAGGTGCTCCACCTCCTGTTTGTAGATTGCACGGTTATGGTGATTATGTTTTTAATAATATGCCTGTTGTAATTTCAAGTTTCTTTTATACCATGAACGATGACGTAGATTATATTGCTGTTGAAATTGACGGAGCAAGTGTAATGGTTCCATCACGTTCAGAATTTACAGTTGAATGTTTACCAGCATTTTCTAGAAGAGATCAAGCAACTTGGTCCATTAATGCATTCGCCAAAGGCGGATTAAAAGGCAAAGGATTTATATAAAATGGCTCTCTATTCTAAAACAAGTTTATATTCAACAACACTACAAAGAAACAGTGCCCTGGGTGTGCTAGATTATATTGAAATACCTAAAAAGGACACAGATGTTGCATATACTATTTTACCTCAATATAATTACAGACCAGATCTGTTAGCAAGTGACTTGTATGATGATCCTAATCTATGGTGGGTGTTTAAAAATCGAAATCCATCGGAGATAGATGATCCTATTTTTGATTTTGTTGCAGGTACAGTTATCAGGATTCCAACAATCGACGCAATTAGACAAGTAGTCGGAGGAGCATAATGTCTCAAAAAGTTGCAGGTGCTTCGGGCAGAACTAAAGATGCAGGCTTCATCGACAAAGCCAACAGTGTTGGAACCGCCAAAGGAAAAACAGGAGTAGTTACAGGTGCTTCTAAATCTGTAGGAACAATGACAAATGTTCAAACAAATACAGGTGAAGCAATCAGTATGCCAAAGTCTATCAAGGTAGACAATCGAAATCCATTCGGAACAAAATCATTTACCGACGAAGAAACAGGAGAAACAATCACAACCGACCGCGATGTCCATATGGCAGACTTTGATATGGAAATGAAGGGAGGTTATAATGTTCTTCACAATTATAATTTGTACAATTATGTTATAACTCTATCAAGTTTAAGTAATTTAGAGGTTAAAGATCCTTCATCATATAAAAAAGGCGGCGTCGAAGGTGCCGATAGATTTATTATATCACGTTCCGGCGGTTATGCAAGATCCAATGAAGCCACTGTCAATGTTGACTTGTCAGTTGATGGCAACACTGTATGGTATAGAGATAACAATCATTTTAAAGACAGCGGCAATCGTCACCTTGATCTTTTTATAGACAATGTACAATTTAAAACCTTTATGGGAATAAATGGTCCTACCGGAAGTAATATGACCTCAGGATCTTTTGAAATTACAGAACCACACGGAGTGGGAGGGTTTTATGAGGCGTTATATAGTGCGGCAAAGTTTTCAGGACATAAAAGTTATTTGGCGGCACCCTTTTTATTAACAATTGAATTTATTGGAAGAAAGACCCAACTGAATTCTGGTGATATAACAACACTAGAAAATGTTCCAAGATCAACAAGACACTTTCCAATAATGATCACAAAAAGTAATATGAAAGTTGATGCGGGAGGTGCCAAATATAACGTAGAATTTGTTTCTAGAAGCCATCAAGAAGCAAACAAAGCCACGGTAACACAGTTAAAAGACAACATCAATGGTCCTGGAACAGTAAAACAAACGGTTGGCTTGGTATTATATGATTTATTTTTGAAACTTAATTTCCAAGAAAACAAAAGAATGGACGACGCCAAAGGCGAAAGTGCATTAGGATTTAAAAAACCTCAACAGGTTGACGAAAAAGTAAAAGCATCACGTGAGGCCGCGGCCACTGCCGCCAAGGATGCCGGTTTAATAGTTCAACCTTTTCTAGAGCATAAATGGTGTGTATGGTTCCCTGAAGCATATCCTAACGAGGAGTTTTCGTTAAAGGGATTAAGTTATGAAACTTGGATTACAGCAGAAATTGATATGCTTAACATAAAAGAAAAAACATACAATCAATATAACAGTAAGGAAAATCAATTAAAATTTGAAATGGCATACAAAAATAAATTCAGTGACTCTCCTATGAGAGAAGATGAATTTACATACTCTGGTCATTTTGAAGTACCTGATATTGAAAACTTTGTTGAAGAACAAAAGAACGTTGTTGATAAAGACCTTGCTCCTAAATTAAAAGTTGCCCAGGATGAAGCAACACTGGCAAAAACATCTATTGCAAAATTAGAAGAAGAAATAGACGAAGAAAGTAAAAAAACAGGATTTAGTATTAAAATGGATGTAGAACCAGAAGGTGAAGGCAGTTACTATTACATTGGTAATGATCCTGAAGCCGTACTTGCAGGTTCAAAAGGAAGTCAATACACAATATCCGATCCCGGAGATGTAAAACAACCAACAGTGTACGAAGCACGAGAAAAATTACAACAATTAATTGATAAACTTAATAAAGAAAGAGAAAGATTAAACAAAGCGGAAAGAGATATTAGAAGTTTAGAAAGCAGATACAAAACTATTAAAGAGAGCGTCAACACACAAACAACGCAAAAATACAAACGTTACGGTGACAATGCTAAAACTTGGAACTGGAAAAAAGGATCAACATTAGATTCAAATATTCATATGACTATATTAGATAGTTCATATGCTACACTATTGCAAAAATCAGGTGAAGTGTTAAACAAAATTAAAACATCTCACTACATACCTTGGTATAAAATTGAAAAATATGCTGTACAGCGTGGATACGACACTTATTATAATCAACCTGTTTATACATTTCATTATTGTATTGTTCCTTATGAACTACATTACAGCAAGATAGCCGCACAGTACGGAATCGCTGGTGCATATAACTATGATAAAGCATACAAAAATGCTGTAAGAGAATACAATTATATTTTTACTGGAAAAAATATTGATGTACTAAATTTTGATTTAGAATATAATAATTTATTTTTTCAAGCAAGTACAAAAGCAGAGGATCAACAAGCAAAAGGTGAGACAGCACCACAGGCAGAAGAAAAACCAAAACCGGTTTATAATACAGAGCCATTAAAATCTATTTTTGCTGAACTTAACATGGTTACTGGCGGTGCCGGTGCGGCATCACAAGAGATGGCGGCCACAGGAGGAAATAGTGCTAGTGGAATGCCGGCTGATAGCGGAACACAAATTGCAAAAATATTGCATGACAGTTTATACAATGCAACTGAAAAAGGTTTATTAAATGCACAATTACAAATTATTGGAGACCCTGTTTATCTAATTGGTTCGGGAATAGATGCTAGACCGCAACTAACAGGACAAAACAGTGAAACAATTGAAGGAGAGGCAAATATTTTTAGTAGAGAGTGTGACATTATTTTTAATTTTAGATTTCCCGGCGATTATCCAACGGCTAATGAACTTGCTGGAGGGTCGAAGTTTGTTGCTATGCCTCAACAGTCAAGATACAGCGGTTTATATCAAGTAGCCACAGTTGAAAATTTTTTAGGCGGAGGCGAATTTAAACAAACACTACAACTATTAAGACGACCTAATCAAAAATCTGATTACGCACAACCTGTTGAAGAAGCAACAGTTCAATTAGATGAAGTTAAAAATCCTTTACTGGATAAAGGTGATCCTGCACAACAAGATAAGATGGGAGAAAAACCTGTTACAGAATTAAAAGGAAAATCAGATCGTATAAGTCAAGAAGAACTTGCAAAAGCATCTGAAGTTGGACCTTTAAAAGCAACAGGAAACTTTATATCAAAAACAGCAACCGAGATTGGTAGCGGAATAAGTCAGGTTGCTGGAGGTGTTGGTACTGTTATTACCGGCGTAGGCGGAGCAATTACAGGAACAATAGGTCAGATTGTTAATACAGTCAAAGGTGCTGGTAGTAATGTAGAAGGACAAATAACTAGTGTAACAGGAAAAAATGTTTCCGGTGGAAACACAACAACAAGTCTTGTTGATAAAGCAAAATCAGTCGAAAACACAACTGGAGGACCTAGATAATGCCATTTTATGATAAAGGAGCAAAGTCAGGAAAAGTATCAGCGGCTAGAGTTTCTCGTCAGGAAAACAAACAAAAACTAACTGATAGTCCTATACTAATAGGTGTTGTTGAGTCAACGACAGACTTTACAAAAACTGGAACTTTTAGAGTAAGTTTATTTTCAACATCAAAACAAACTGATAGAACACAAGCAATAGGACAAGCATCTGTTAGGATGTTATTTCCTTTTTATAGTTTAAAAGATTATAGAAATTCCGGGGACAATCCTCAACGCTTTGGTGACACACAACAAGCATATGGAATGGTGTTTCCAGCACCACAAATAGGAACCAAAGGAATAGTGTTATGTGTAGATGGTAACACATCTAATGCTTATTGGTGCGGATACTTACATGAAGAGGGAATGAATCATGCACTACCAGATTATGCTAACTCAACAAGTATTACTGCTGACAATCAAACATATAATTCTTATAGTTCTGCAACAGGATTACCTGCAGGTGAATACCTAAAAAAACAAGCAGTCGGACAAGTTGCAAACGGCGACGAAAGAAGACCAATTCATCCTTTTGCAGATGTGTTGCGTTCTCAAGGATTATTAGTTGACACTATTAGAGGTTCAACAACATCAAGTTTTTCTAGAGACACATCGAACAGAATGTTTGGTATTAACACACCAGGTGCATTAAGTAATGATCCTTTTGATAAAAAATTAGTAGGACCAAACAAAACAAAATTTAAAGTTACTCCTATGGGAGGCCATGTTTTTGTAATGGATGATGGTGATGAACAAGGTCTTAATAATTTAGTAAGATTGCGTTCTAGAAGTGGCCATCAAATTTTATTGCATGATACAGATGATTTAATCTATATTGGTAATGCTAAAGGAACAGCGTGGATTGAATTGACAGCAGATGGAAAGATAGATGTATTTGCATCAGACAGTGTTAGTATTCATTCTAAAGCAGACTTTAATTTTGTTGCTGATAGAGATATTAATTTTGAAGCAAAAAGAAATATTAATTACAAAGCCGCAAATAGATTTTATATGGAAGGCAGTAAACTAAGATTACTTGCAAGAAATGATGCAACTATTGAGGTTAGAGGAACTGTCGACTTACGTGCAACAGATACAAGGATAGACATTAATAATCTACACCTAAACACACTTAATACTGATTGGGTCAATAGACATAAACTGAGAATGAAATCAGCAAACTTTGATTTATCCGCAGTTAACACAGCAAGAATTACCGCTTCTGAAAATATTGATCTAAGTGCAAACACACCTCAAACTTTTGCTACGGATCATGTAATAGGTAGAGTTTATCATCCTGGTTACCAAGTTATAGGAGAAGGTTACAGTGGGTTTGGTATCTATCAGTGTACAGACAGAAATATCAAATATCCTGAAAGAACAGTTATTAATCCTAATGATGATGGTGCGGCAGATTTCTGGGAAGTTGTTCCTTGGGAAGAATCATTTACAGTAACAAATGAAGGAACACCAAGATATGACATAAGATTAGATTCTTCAGGAGCAGTACCAGGACAAATACATATGTTAACCAACGGACAAATTTATGTTTCTACAGATGACAATATTAATGTAAAAACTCCGGCAACAGTTTACATTGATGGAACACAAGCAGTGCATTTAAATTTACCAGGTGCCATTGATGCATCGGCGGCACTATCGGCTAGTGAAGCGTTAGCAACGCCAGGTAAGCCAACACAAGATTTACCTGTGTGGTCTAATCCTAATACAGATCCAACAGCAAAATGGGACGAATTTAATTGGTATAAAGTTCCTGAAACATTTGACATTGTTAAGAGAAAACCTGTGCATGAACCTTGGGTAAATCACGAAAACATATCCAAGTCTAGAAGTTCTACATCAAGCACAGACAGAGATTCGGGCAATTAATATAGGGGTTAAATACAAGCATGGCAAGATACAATGATATAAGAATTAAACCAAACCCAAATACGCTTGGTAACCAAGGCAGTAGAACCCAGGTTTACCGAGGCGTCAGCACGGTTAATCCTGATAACAGGAGTTTTACTACATATGATATTAATCTTATCAAGCAGGATATTATTAATCACTTTCATATACGCAAGGGTGAAAAGATTTATAATCCAGAATTTGGAACAATTATTTGGAACATTTTATTTGAGCCATTTACAAACGTTGTTAAAGAGGCAGTAGCGAATGATGTTGCTGACATTTTAAACAGCGAACCAAGAATTACAGTAGATAGTTTAAACATAGTTGAAAAGGACTACGGACTTCAAATTTTAGCGTCTGTAACCTATAAAACTTACAACATAAGTGAAACTTTACAGTTAAATTTTGACAGAGACAATGGGCTCATCTCGAATTAACTGGGTAGTTAAAGATAAAGGTAAATATTGCTATGGCAAGTAATAACAGACAGAATTCACTATTAGCGAACGAAGATTGGAGCAAGATTTATAAGTCTTTCACCGACGCTGATTTCACATCATATGATTTTCCTACTTTACGTAGAACAATGCTTACATATCTTCGTAACAATTATCCAGAAGATTTTAACGATTACATTGAATCAAGTGAATATCTTGCCTTAATAGATCTTATAGCATTTTTAGGTCAAAGTATCTCTTATAGAATTGACTTAAATGCTAGGGAAAACTTTATTGAATTAGCAGAACAAAAAGATAGTGTTTTAAGATTAGCAAGATTAGTAGGATATAACACAAAACGTAATCAGGGTGCAAGAGGATTACTAAAAGTTATCGGTGTGCAAACAACAGAAGGAGTACAAGATAGTTTAGGTGTTAGCCTTGCAAACAGATTTATTGTATGGAACGATGAAACAAACACAAACTGGTTAGAACAATTTCAAACAGTTTTAAATTCAGCAATGCCAGGACAAATGGTAGTTGGTAAACCATCACAGTCAAATGTTGTCGGTGGAATTCAAACAGAACAATATAAACTTAACACAACAAACACTGATGTTCCTTTGTTTAACTTTTCTAAAACAATACAAGGAAGAAACGTTACATTTGAAATTGTTAGTGCGGGTGTTGAAAACTCAGATGTTACTGAAGAAACTCCAGTTTTAGGAAACAGTGTTGGATTTTTATATAGAAATGACAAAAGAGGAAACAGTTCACCTAACACAGGATTTTTCTTTCATTTTAAACAAGGATCACTACAAAGTTCAGCATTTACATTAAATGACCCAAGTCCAAACGAAATTGTAAATGTTGATGTTCCTAATATTAACAATTCTGATGTTTGGTTATGGCAAGTAGATAGATTCGGCAACTACACAAATCTATGGACAAAACTAGATTCTGTTTATGGAAGCAATGTTGTTTACAATTCTATCAATCAAAAAACAAGAACAATTTATAGTATTGCAACTAGAGATCAAGATCAGGTTAGTTTAAATTTTGCTGACGGAAATTTTGGCGAATTACCAAAAGGTGATTTCCGTTTGTATTATAGAACTTCAAACGGGTTAAGTTACATAATATCTCCAACTAATATGCAAAACATTGTTATTGAAGTTCCTTATGTAAACAAGAACGGTGTTTCTCATACATTAATTGTACAGATGGGATTACAATCTTCTGTAACAAATTCTTCTGCAACTGAAACAGTTGATTCGATTAGAGAAAATGCACCACAGGCATTCTACACACAAAACAGAATGATTACCGGTGAGGATTATAATACATATCCATTAACAAGTAATCAATCAATTATCAAAGCAAAAGCAGTTAATAGAGCAAGTTCAGGAATTTCAAGACAGTATGATATTGCAGACCCAACAGGAAAATATTCAACAACTAATTTAATTGCTGACGATGGTATTTTATACAAAAATGATTTTGAAACTGATTTTACATTTACATTCCAAACACGTAATGATGTATTGGGTGTATTAAGAAATAATATTGAACCTATTATTACAAGTTTGCCAACAAAAGCATTTTACTATGATAAGTTTCCAAGAATTAGTACAAGCGGTATTAATATTGATTGGGTGCATTCAACATCAGCATCGAGTTCATCAACGGGTTATTTCCGTAACAATGTAAACAATGCTCCAATTACAGTCGGAACGTTTACAAGTAACAACTTTAAATTTGTGCAATCAGATTCAATGATTAAATTTGTTCCACCTAGTGGAAGATACTTTTTGCCTAATGGTACACTAACAACAGTTAGAGGAAAAACAACTTCCAATTATATTTGGGCAAAAGTTATTAATGTTGTAGGTGACGGTTCAAATGGCGGACTAGGTAATTTAGATGATGATACAGGACCTGTAATTTTAAGTGAACAAATTCCTTCACTAGCAATACCAAGTGAAGTTATTCCTAATATTATTACAGATTTACCTACTGATATTGAAACAGAAATTGTTGATCTAGTGTTTAACTACAAAACATTTGGTTTACGCTATGATCAGTCTAGTTTAACATGGAAAATTATTGCTAACGCTAACCTAAACACAAAAGAAGGCTTTAGTTTAGATCGACAAGGTGATACAACAGGAACCAAGTCAGATAAAAGTTGGTTTGTCTTATTTTCTAATGACGGTGAAACATATACTGTAACATATCGTGGATTAGATTATAGATTTGAAAGCGAAAATCTAATTCAATTCTTTGTTGATATTGGTAGTAAAAAGTTCAACAGTGAAACAGGTAAAGTAATTAAGGATCAGGTAAAAGTTCTTAAAGTAAATGAAGATCCAACACAGGATACAATTCTTGCAAAAGATTTCCAATGGGAAATTATTGCTCCTGTAACAAGTATTGATGGATATCAAGAAACTAATAAAATTGCAGTAAACTTTTATGATTCAGATGACGACGGAATGATAGATGATCCTGATTCTTTTATAAACATTGTTTCTCCTAATAATGTAGATAATAGAGGATATAAAAATAAATTTGTTTTCTTTCAAACATCAGTGGTTGGTAACAATACAATTACTTCTAAAGTAAGTTCAGACAACTTTGTAATTTTTGACAAAGAAGAAAAAGTAACACTAGCAAACTTTACAGATGGACAATTATTTTATTTTTATGATCAAACAGAAGATGTTGTAAAACAGTATAATGCAACACTAGGTTCTTTGGTTTTAAAAAATGATTATTATGCAAAACCAGGTCGAGATGCGATCAAGTTTCAGTATATTCATAATGCAGAAAACGATAGACGTTTAGATCCAAGTAAGACTAACATTATCGACCTGTATGTTTTAACAGATACATACGACAATCAATATAGATCATATATTAACGGTGGTGCGTCTAAACCAACTGCACCAACAACTGAACAACTTCGTATGCAGTTTGAAACTGAATTGAATAAAGTTAAAGCAATCAGTGATGAAATCATTTTCCATAGTGTAAGATATAAATCATTATTTGGTGCGGATTCGGAAACAGCATTACAGGCAACATTTAAAGTTGTTAAATCGCCCGGAATAACTCTAAGTGATAACGAAATTAGATCAAATGTAATTGAGGCAATTAATGAATTCTTTACAATTGATAATTGGAATTTTGGAGATAGTTTTTATTTTACAGAATTAGCAACATATGTACAAACCAAGTTAATACCTAATGTTGCAAACTTTGTGATAGTTCCAAGAAGTAGCAGTCAGACTTTTGGATCACTATTTCAGGTATCAAGCAGATCAGACGAAATTTTTATTAGTACTGCAACTGTGGACAATGTTGAAATCATAGATAGCATAACAGCCGCTAACTTAAAAGCAGACGGTAATATTATTACCACAATCGATCAGGTTACAGGCGGAGTTTCAATTGCTTCTGGAACCGCAACATCGAGCAGTGGTTACTAGAAGGTAATTGAAAGATGGCATATAGCGAAGACAATCAAACACCAATAAGTGTTGAAAATAAAGACAAGCACCGTAATAGTGCTGATCTTTTACCTTTGTATTTTAGAACTGAAGCAAATAAAAAGTTCTTAGGTGCAACACTTGACAGTTTAATTTCTAAAGGTAATTTAGAAAGATTAAACGGTTATGTTGGTTCAAGATATTCTAAAAATAGCAAACCCTCAGACGTTTATATTCCTGAACCAACTAATAATAGAAGAAGATATAATTTTCTTCCTAGCGTTGTAATTCGAGATGATTTTGCGGATAAGACAGAATGGGTAGCAACGTATGATGATCTAATAAATCAAATTAATTATTTTAACGGTGAAACAACCAATCATAGTAGATTAACATCAAGCGATTATTACGTATGGAATCCACTAATTGATTTTGACAAGTTTGTTAATTACCGTCAATATTATTGGCTACCTAATGGTCCTTCTCCGGTAACAGTAACAGGAAATTCTGAAGGTACTACAAGCACATTTCAGGTAACAAACAGCGGAAACGAAGCATGGGTGTTTACGCCTAACGGTTTTAGCAAAAATCCTATATTAACATTGTATAGAGGTGCAACATATGTCTTTGATGTTAATGCAGTAGGACATCCTTTCTATCTTAAAGTATCAAAACAGATTGGTGCAGTAGATCAATACAATGATGGTGTACAAAATAACGGAACAGAAGTAGGAGTAGTTACTTTTACAGTACCGTCATCTGCTCCAGACACATTATATTATGTCTGTGGTAGACATCAATCAATGCAGGGATTTTTTGAAATTAAAAATGCCGAAGAAGAATTAACGGTTAATATTAATACAGAAATTTTAGGTAAGAAAGAATACACCAGTGCTAACGGTGTTAAGTTTACTAACGGACTTAAGGTTAACTTTGAAGGAGAGGTTACTCCTACAACTTATAAGAATAGAAATTTTTATGTTGAAGGTGTTGGAGATAAGATAAAACTTATTCCAGAAGATCAATTAAGAACTCCGGAAATTTACAGTTCAAACTTTGACTATGAGTTTGATGTTGAAGAATATGATGACACTCCGTTTGATGATGTTGAGAGTTATCCAACAAAGCAAGAATATATTACAATTAACAGAAGTGCTCAAGATAAAAATCCATGGAGCAGATATAATAGATGGGTTCACAAAGATGTTATCGAAGCATCTGCAACATACAATAACACAGTTATTGTTCTTGATGAAAATCAACGTGCAAAAAGACCTATTATTGAATTTAATCCTAATATTAAATTACATAACTTTGCCTCTTATGGTAGAGATTATATTGATCTAATCGATACTCGAACAACAGATGTTATGAGTGATGTTGAAGGGTCAATTGGATACTATGTAGATGAAGTTATTCTTAAAAAAGGAATGCGTATTATTTTCAATGCAGATCCTGATATTACTGTTAAAGGTAAAATTTATGAAGTAGACTTTGTTGAATTTGAAGGTAAATCAAGAGTACATTTAGAAGAAGTATATACTCCTGTTGTAGGCGACGGTGTTGTTGTTGTCGACGGCGAAGGTAATCAAGGTAAGAGTTGGTTTTATAATGGAACAACTTGGATTCAAGGACAGCAGAAAACTTCTTTAAACCAAGCACCTAAATTTGATTTATTTGACAAAGCAGGTAATAGTTATTCAGATGAAACTTATTATAGTGGAACAACATTTAAAGGTAATGAACTTGTTAGTTACAAAGTAGGTAGCGGATCCAATGACGTAATTTTAGGATTTCCTATCTCCTACCAAAACGTAAACAACGTTGGTGATATTGTTTTTGAATTTGATTGGGACGATAATACTTTTAATTTTACAGACAATACAACAATTAAAACGGTTGACACAGCAAGTGGATATGTTAAAATCTTTTCTGATGCTACAACAAGTCGTTATGAAGGCGGATGGTTAAAAGCAAAACAAAAAACAAGACAAGGTATTATACAGTTAAATGATATTGAACAAGCAACAAATACATTACAAATAGTTTGTATTGATAATCCACATCTTTATCTCAATGATATGGAGATCACAATTGAGTTTAATGATAAGGTATACAAACCAACAACTGACTTTAATCTTATTACAAACGAAGTTACAAACACAGTATCTTTGGTGTTTTCAAGTGTAACAATACCTGCAAATACAAGAACAGTTTTAAAAGTTCATACAAAACAAAAACCAAATGCAAATGGTTTTTATGAACCACCTCTTAACTTAACAAACAATGCTGAAAACAACGACTTAACTACATTTACTTTAGGTAGTATAAGTGACCATTTCAAAACTATATTTGAAAACAATGTTAACATTACAGGCGAAGCATTTGGACCTAACAATTCAAGAGATTTAACAAATATTCATGTAAGTGGATTACGCTATGTTAAACACGGTGGTTCGTTATTGAATAGTATTTTTAGTTTAGTTGATTATGATACTAATCTTATTAAAGCAATTAGAAAACAAGCAAAAGATTATAACTTCTTTAAAGAACAGTTTTTAGTTAAAGGCTTAGAACTTGAATTATCAGGTAACGTAAGCAATGATGTTGACGACATTCTTTATGCAATGTCATTGGATAAAAAAATATCATCACCTTATTACTATTCTGATATGGCTGGATTTGGTAAAAAAGTATCCATTAGAGAATATACAAAGTCAGCACCAACACAACAGGTATTTGGTTTAGATTCTAACTTTAAAATTTCCGAACTATCAAATAGATCAATCTATGTTTATGTTAATGATCAACAATTATATTATGGTCAAGATTATGAATTTGATCCTGTCGATAACGGTGTAACTATTTTAAAGAAAACAGCAGTTGGCGACAAAATTACAATCAAAGATTATGATACAGTTGGTAACGTCATTCCACAAACACCAACTAAGTTAGGATTATATCCTAAATTTAAACCAGAAATTTATACTGACACGTCTTATGTAACTCCTCGTGAAATGCTTAAAGGTCATGACGGATCAATTACAGCAACATACGGCGATGTAAGAGATGACTTATTATTAGAATTTGAAAAGAGAATTTACAACAATATTAAAGTTTCTTACAACAGAGATGTGTTTGATATTAATGAATACATACCAGGTGCATTTAGAGATACAGAATATTCTTTAGAAGAATTTACAAGAATTATGCGTAATGATTTTGGATCATGGGCATCATTATATCAAGTAGATATCACAACAAATAATGTAACGGATGTTGATAATCTTTTTACAATAAATTATAATTCAACATTAGATACAATTAATAACGAATTATTGCCAGGTTACTGGAAAGGAATCTATAATAAGTTTTACGGAACATGGAGACCTAATATTGCTCCGTGGGAGTGTTTAGGTTTTAGTGAAAAACCTGATTGGTGGGAAAGCGAATACGGTCCAGCACCATACACTTCTGGTAACAAAAAATTATGGGATGATATACAACTAGGAAGAATACGATATAAAACAGGAGAACAAATTAATCCTGTTTATGCGAGATCAAAACTGTCAAGCATTATTCCTGTTAATGAGTATGGTGATTTATTAGATCCTGTTAGAGTAGGAATTGTTGGAGAACTTAATAATGCAACATTAACTAGAGACTTTGTGTTTGGTGATTTTCATCCAGCAGAAATTTCTTGGAGAACATCTAGTTGGTATCCATATGCATTACAGATTGCATTAGCACTAACTAAACCTGCACAGTATTTAGGTAGTTTGTTTGATACATCACAAAATGAAATTGCACCTAGTGGAAGTTTATTGTATAAATCATCAGGAAAAATATTAGATTTAACTGATGCAAAAATACACACATTAGATTATAATAATGTAAAGCACTTTGGGTTAGGCTATCATGTTTTTGTTGTTGAGTACTTAAAAAGTTTAGATAAACCTGTTAGTGAAAGTTATTACACAAAAATTTCTAAAACAAGTATGAACTTGGTTTATAAGTTAGGCGGCTTTGCGGCTAAAAGCAGATTGCGTGTTTTATTAGAAAGTTCAAACCCTGACAGCAAAGAAACAAGCATTTTCTTACCGGCAGAAAATTACGAATTAAAATTTAGAACATCTAATCCTGTAAAATCATCAAAACTAAGTGGAATTATTGTTGAAAAAACAGAAAGAGGATATCTAGTTAGAGGATATGATAATTTACAGCCTTACTTTACAGTTTATGATCCAATCCATCAAAAGGACGATCCTGTTATTAATGTTGGCGGAACAAGTGCCAAATATGTTTTATGGACTAGAGAGAAATTCTATGGCATAGGACAAATTGTCGAATCAGGCGGAAGATATTATCGTTGTAAAGAACAGCACACAAGCACGAATGAATTTGATCCTAGCAAATTTACAACATTACCAAATCTTCCTTTAACAGGCGGTGCCGAAGTACAAAAACCAAGACGATGGAAAACTAAATCTAAAGTTGTTCCATACGGCACAACTTATCAAAAAATACAGGATGTTTATGATCTTATCTTAGGTTATGGTAAATGGCTAGAAGATGAAGGTTTTATATTTGACAAATATCTATCAGAATTATTAGAAATTCAAAACTGGGAATTCTCTGGTAAAGAATTTTTATTCTGGACCACACAAGGATGGTCATCAAACAGTGTTATTGCATTGGCTCCTTTTGCAGACGGAATTAAATTTAGTTTCAGTGCAGGACAAGTTGACAATGTATTAAACAGTTTTTATGATTATACTATTTTAACAGCAAGTGGTAGTATATTACCGCGTGATCAATTTAGCACAACAAGACAAGACGGTGCGTTTACAATTAGACCTCGCGATACAAATAACGGAATTTATTTTATACAATTAAATCTTGTACAAAAAGAACACGTTATTGTATTTGATGATAAAAGTCAGTTCGGTGATATTCTTTATGATCAAGAAGCAGGTTATAGAGCAAAACGTATTAAACTATTAGGGTTTAAAACTAGTGAGTGGAATGGTGATTACTATTCTCCAGGTTTTATTTACGATGAAGCACAAATTACAGATTGGTTACAGTTTAAAGATTATTATCTAGGTGAAGTTGTAAGATATAAAAGCGTTTATTATAGTGCTAAAAAGTTTATTCCTGGAGTAGATAAATTTGAAATCAATGATTGGATATATCTAGGAACAAAACCGATTGCTGAACTTTTACCAAACTTAGATTATAAAGCAAGTTCTTTTGAAGATTTTTATAGTTTAGAAAGTGAAAACTTTGATGTTAATCAAACTAAATTTGCACAACATTTGGTAGGATATCAAAAGCGTACATATCTTGACAATTTAATTCAAGACGAAACTACACAGTATAAATTCTATCAAGGATTTATTAAAGAAAAAGGAACAAAAAATTCAATTGAAAAAATTCAACGTTTAAGAATTGAAGGCGTTGACACAAACATTGATATTGACGAAGAATGGGCATTTAAGGTCGGAAGTTTAGGAAGTAATTCGACTGTTAAAGAAATAGAGTTTGCATTAGATGAAACATTAAATGTCGATAATCCTCAAGGTTACGATTTTGTTTCTCAACGATCTACAGGAACTACAAGCAGTAACATTATTAAGTTATTATCAAAAGATATTGCTGTTAAGCCATCGGACTATAATAACAATCCTTGGCCGTTGTATGATAGATCAGTATCTGAAAACACCATTGATTATCTTCAAAAACTTCCTGTTGCAGGAACACCTAGGCTTGATGATGTAACAATAACGCTTTTTAATTATGATGATATTATTGGTAACGCTGTTGTAAATTCTTTAAAAGAAGGAGATACTATCTGGCTTGCTAAAAATAAAAGAAAAGATTGGGACGTTTTAAGATTAACAGGACTTAGATCTAGATTAACACAAACAGAAAACAAAACACCTAGCATTGACGGTAACGGTATTGTAACACTATACACAGATTTACCGCACGGTTTATCACAAGGATCAATTATTTCAATTAAAGACTTTGATCCTTTAATTGATAATGTTTATGAAGTTAATAGTGTATTAAGTTCTGATACATTTACTATAAGAACAGATTATGATACATTACCTTTGCAGTCTGATAGTTCAACAGGCAGTTTATTAGAATTTGTTTCAATCAGATTAGCAAACATTGACGATTTAAATGATCTAAAAGAAGTAACAGAATTTGCTGTGGGAAGTAAAGTATTTGCTGATTCAGATTCTAACGGTAATTGGGGAGTATACGAAAAGTCAACAGCATTTGTAAGAAACAAATTTGGATGTGTTAATAACATTCCTGATCAATCATTTGGTCAAACAGTTATTTCTGGAGACTCAGGAAGATTAATTGTTGTTGGTGCAACACAGGGCGGCGATGAAGGTAACGTTTATATATTAAGAAGAAAATTTAATACTGATATATCAACACTTGAAGGAGTACAAGGTTTTGCTCTCAGTGCCAACGCACTAGACAATCTTGTTGATGGAAGACCTAAGTTCGGTTGGAGTTTAGCACTATCACAAACAGATACACATTTGGTTGCAGGTGCACCGTTTGCCTCAAACTTTAGATCTACAAGCGATTCGAATAAACCTAAATTCTTTTTTGGAGCAACAGGTTCTGCTGTTCAAGGAAGCGTAAAATCAGGCGTTATAAAAGTTTTAAAATACAACACACTAACAAACTTGTATGATACAGAATATGTTTTAGGATCACCAGATCCTCAATCAAATGCAGAGTTTGGTTATTCTGTTGCTATTTCAGATACAAGATTATTGGTAGGTGCCCCTGGACAAACAGGAGATCAAGGTAATGTGTTTATTTTCGAAAAAGTTAATGACGATTGGCGTGTTGCAACAAACTATAAATTAGGATTTTCAAATGCTAGATCGGGAGATAGATTTGGTGAAATTATTGCTTCATCAAAAGACCTATCAACTATTGCCGTAAGTGCGTCAGGCTATGAAGTAAACGAGGATAGCACTTATGACATTTCAGAAGGTGCTGTTCATATCTATACATATAACACATCAACATCTTCATATGATTTATTGCAATCACTAACAGCATCTACACTTGGTCTTGGAATAACAACAGGAGACCAATTTGGTAGAGCAATTTCTTTAAATGATGACGGAACAGTTTTAGTTGTTGGTACACCTTATAGTGATATTAAGACTAATAACAATGGAGCAGTATACTACTTTAAAAAATCAGGTAATACATTTGTTCTTGATCAAGTAATACTTTCGCCAGAAAAACTTTTAGGAGAAAGATTCGGAACCAACATTTCTTTGAATTCTGCAGGTGATTCTTTTGTGGTATATGCTGAGGGCGGTAGAAACGAAACCGAAACAGTATTTGATCAATACATTACACCAAATAATCCTGCTAGTGGTGAGAACGATTTCCCAACTACCTTTGATGCAAACACAACAAAGATTACAGACTTTACACAAGCAACAGGTACAGTTTACTCTTATACTAAACTAGGAACTAAATTTGTGTTTGGTCAAAAGTTGGTTAGTTATGATATTTCAACTAATGATGGTTTTGGTCAAGGATTAGATTATTCCACTAATAGTGTATTAATTGGTGCACCGCAAGGAAATCTTGATACAGGAGAGCAAACTGGTACGTTATATGTTTACCAGAAAGAAAAAACTGCTGGTTGGAATCTATTAAGACAAGAAACAGAATTTACTAACCCTTATAAAATTAAAAACGTATTCACATATGATACAACAAAAAGTGAAGTAAAAGATTATTTAGAAGTGTTAGACCCTGCTAAAGGAAAAATTCCTTTCCTAGCAGAAGCAGAATTAAGTTACAAAACAAACGTAGATCCGGCAATTTATAGCGTTAGTGATAAAAATGTAAATGTTAATGAGAATAAGCCTTGGACTGATGAACACGTGGGCGAGTTGTGGTGGGATTTAGACTCGGTTCGTTATGTTTATTACGAACAAGGAGATACAGAATTTAGAACTAATAACTGGGGAACATTATTTCCTGGATCGTCAATTGACATCTATGAATGGATTGAATCAGACATATTACCAAGTGAATGGAATGAAATTGCAGACACCAACGAAGGTATTGCAATAGGATTTAGCGGACAAGCAAGATATGATAACAACACACTAGCAGTTAAACGTGTGTACAATTCAACCACAAATTCATTCCAAACAAGATATTACTATTGGGTTAAAAATTCAGTTATTGTTCCAGATGAAAATAACAAAAGAAGAATTCCTGCAATTGAAGTAGCGAATATCATTACTAATCCTATTGCTTACGGAATTAAAAGTTTACAAGTTTTAAGTAAAAATAGTATTAGTTTGTCTAATATTAAAACTACATTAGCAGATAAAAATGTAAGTATTGCAATTTACTATTCTAATGTTGAAACAGATTTACCTGAACACAACGAGTGGTTACTATTAAGAAATAATCAAACTGCTAAGATTGATCATAGTTTATTAATCAAAAAATTATACGACAGTTTAGTTGGTTTTGATGATCAAGGAAATGCTGTTCCGGATCCTAACTTACCTGCACAACGAAAATACGGATTACAGATACGTCCAAGACAGTCTATGTTTAAAGATAGATTACAGGCGTTAAAAGTAGTGCTTACATTTGTTAACCAAGTAATGACAGGTGAAAGAATTGTTGATACTAAAAACATTTCAAAACTTCGTCAAAACGACCCACAACCAACTGCTATTTCAGGAAAATATGATGTTAAGGTTGATAACTTTAGCGATATAGAACTTATTGGAACACAGGAACTAATTCAAGGCAAACTATCGCCAGTGTTTAAAAATGGTCGTTTAAGTAAAGTTAATATTGTAACACAAGGATTTGGTTATAAAATTGCACCAGAAGTAGTTATTGTTGGTGACGGTTCCGGAGCAAAAGTTCAAACTACTATTGATAGCAAGGGAAAGATTACCGGAGTTGAAATTCTAAAAACAGGAAAAAATTATACAACCGGCGAGTTGACGGTTAGACCATTTAAAGTATTAGTAGATGTTGACGAAACAGCAAACAACTATTGGACAATGTACGAATGGAATTCGTCAACAGAATTGTGGACAAGAACTAATACACAAACTTATGATTTATCACGTTTTTGGTCATATGCTGATTTTAAATTACCTACCTTTGATCTAGATACTATTATCAATTACAAAATTTCAGCACCTTACCAGTTAGATACTATTGTTCCAACTGTTGGAGATTATGTAAGAATTGAAAACGCAGGCGACGGTAACATTATGATTCTACAACGTGTTGAATCAGGTGGAAGTTATAACAATGAGTATGAACTTGTTTATAAGCAAAATAGCACAATTAAGTTTAATGAAAACTTATATGACTATTCGTTACTAAATTTTGGGTTTGGTGGTTTAGAAAATTTTGATATTAACTTGTTTGATGAACAACCAATTACAGAAACTAGATTAATTTTAGATGTAATTCAAAACTATATTTTTGTTGACGAGTTACGTCCTAAGTGGAATGATTTGTTCTTCATTGCAATCAAGTACGCAATGAGTGAACAGTTATTTGTTGACTGGGTATTTAAAACAAGTTTTGTTAATATTAAAAACAACATCGGCGGGTTTAGTAGAAAACTAAACTACAACTTAAACGATCCTGCATATATTGAAGAATATATCAAGGAAGTTAAACCGTACCGTTCGAGCATTAGAGAATTTATTACTTCATATGAAACGTTAGAACAAAGCAACATTGGTAACACAGACTTTGACTTACCAAGTTACTATAATAGTGAAACTAAAAAGTTTGAAGTTTTAGATACTAACAGTGTTAAAATATCTGAGCAACCTTATGTTAATTGGTTCGACAACTATCAATATAGTGTTGGAGAAGTAAGAATTAGTGACTCAGGCGAAGGGTATACACAAAATCCTTTGGTTGTAATAACTGGAGGTAGAGAAGTAAAACCAGATATCTTACAAACCAGTCCTTTCTTAAGTTTGGTTGATACAGATTATGATGCTACACATTTCTACATCAAGACCAGTAATATTCCTAATCATAATTTTGATTCGGAAAAACTTGAAAGACAAAATTATATTTTTAAAATTGCTAGAACACCACAACAAGCAACTACTAAGGTTAGCACACAATTAGGTCCTATTGCTGTTGCAACTAACGGAGTTGTTATGTTTAATCCTAAAGCACTTGAAAAAGAAAATAGAAATGGTGTTGCGTATCAAATTAATGCAGTTGCTAGTCATGTAGAACTTGGTATTGATGACGGGTCGGGTCATGCACAGGCAGAAGGTGTTTATCATTATCATTCAGATCCTAGATTAATGTATGAAAAAGATAAAACAACACATTCTCCTATTATCGGTTATGCTTTTGATGGACATCCAATTTATGGTCCATATGCATATGAGAATGTTAGCGGACCTAGTCAAATTAAACTTATACAATCTAGTTACAGATTAAAAACAACACCACGTGCTGATGGCTCAATACCTAATGGACGTTACATTGAAGATTATGAATATGTTGCAGGTCTAGGTGATCTAGATGAACACAATGGTAGATATACCGTAACACCAGAGTATCCAAGTGGAACTTATGCTTACTTTGTTACTGTTGATCCTAATGATGTTGATAAAGCAGTATATCCGTATATCATTGGCCCTTCATACTATGGTGTTCCTTTAATACCAAATGGAAACTACGTATTACCAACAGGTGTACAAGAAGATGCACTTGCTCAAGCATTTATTTCTCGAGGAAAATTAAGAGAAATTAGATTAACCAAAGAAGGTTCTGGATATACAACAGCACCAACAGTAAGTATTGTTGGCGGCGGTGGATCAGATGATGTTACCAGATTAGCAAAAGCAGTACCTATTCTTAAAAATAAAAAGGTACGTATTAATACAGTCAAAATGAAGTTTGATAGATTGTCAAGCCAAAAAGTAATTCAAACTTTGAATGCAATTGATACATTTACAGCGTTACCTGGACAAGTTAAATTTAAATTAACGTATGTACCAACTTTAGATAAACGTAAATTTACAATTGATATCAATAACGAAACAGCATATATTGAAAGTTATAATATTAGTATTGCAACTAAAGAAAATGCTACCTACAAAGCACAAGAAGGATACATTATCTTTAACACACCTCCAGGCGATGGTGCAGTAGTAACAATCACATATCAAAAATCAATTGACCTAATGCAGGCAACTGATAGAATTGATTATTACTATTCTCCAACAGCAGGTATGCCGGGCAAAGATCCAGCACAGTTAATGTCAGGGGTTGAGTATGATGGAGTACAAATTCAAGGTTTAGAATTTGGTGTAAGTGTGGGTTGGGATGGATTACCTTGGTTTAGTCATGGATGGGATACATTCTCAGGATCAAATACAGATTATGCTTTTAGAGCCGACGGAAACACAAGTACATTTACGCTTCCTTATGTTCCTGCAAATCAAACAAATGTTAATATCTACTTTGACGGTGTAAGACAAGATCCAACTAACACTCCAACAATAGTTGGAGATGGAACCACAGACACATATACATTGTTGGTGACTCCAGCAGATGGTGTTCTAGTTGTGTTTAGACCAGATACTTCAGACGGAAGTTTAGCACCAACTGACGTTAACAATTTAGATACATTATTAAGCGGTGGTACTTTTGCTACTACTAACGGAGCATTTAATACAGCAGTTGGTCAGAACCCAGAAGATATTGAACTCGATGGTGATGGATTTGTAACACCAGATACAAGTCATGCTCCAGAAGAAGTCGTACCAGGACAAGTGTTTGATACATTTTCGATCAAGGTTTATAATTCACCTGCAGATGGTTCACCGATTATTAAAACTAATAGATACTATGCATCAGGTACAACTAACGAATTTAATTTTGATCAATTACCAGGAACAGAAGCAAGTATTTTTGTAACTGTTGCAGGTATATATCTAAAAGATTCTGAATATACCATTGATTGGGAAAATAAAAAAGTAACACTAGTAACTACACCACAGACAGATGATATGGTTACAGTACAAACTTTAAACATTTCTGGTAGCAAAATATTAGAAAGAGAAACATTTACAGGTGATGGTTCAACAACAGAATTCTTGTTAACTGCGAAATATGAAGATGTACAAAGTGCTTTCGTTACAGTTAATGGCATAAGCAAAAATTATGTTTTAAGAAAAGCAAATAACGGATCAGTTATTGTTGACATTTCATATACAGCCGCTTCAGGTGATGCGATACAAATTATTGTGATGACAACATCTGAAAAAACATACAGCGAAATTAAAAAAGAACAATTTACATATACTGGTACCACAGAATATACATTGAGTGAACAACCGGCAAATATTGCACCGTTGCATTCAATGGTCATTGTTGAAGTTACGGATCAGAATACAAATGTAACAAGAAGATTAAGAGCACCAGATACAGTTTACTATGTATCAAACGGTGTAACGTTGGATTATCTTGTAAGTCAAAATCCAGAGTATCCAACATTTACACTAGCACTTGGTGAATTGGAAGTTTATCTAAATGGTACTAAGTTAACTGCTATTGCAGATTATCAATTTGATACAACAACTAACTTGTTAACTTTCTATGATGGAAATTTACAAGCAGGTGATGTAATTGCAATTACAATTCTAAGAAATCATCAATATGAAATTTCTTTGCAGAATTTAGCAGATAGCAGTAGAGCAAGTTATTTGAATTTAGATGTACCAACACCGTCTCCAATAAATGTAGGTGACGTAATTAGTGTAACAACATTTACTAATCATGACACTAACTTAATTAGAAAAGAAGTGTTTGTAGGAAATGTTGGCGGAACATATACGCTTTCAAGAAAAGCAGTTGATACAAATTATGTTTGGGTAGAACTAGATGGTAAACCTTTAGTAGGAGATGTTGACTATAAAGTACTAGATGATAGACAAACATTCTATATAGATGATAAATTTGAACAGTTACCAACAAGTAGAGTTGTTGCAATGACATTTAGTGAAGAAATATCTTATGATGCGGTTGGTTATCATGTGTTCAAAGATATGATTAATAGGGTTCACTTCAAACGTATTAGTGAGCAAGACAGAACTAAACTTACGGCTGTGTTAAACAAAAATGACAAAGAAATTAAACTTGCCGATGCTAGTTTCTTACCAAAACCAAGCAAACAAAGAAAAATTCCAGGCGTGGTGTTTATTGATAGAGAACGTATTGAATACTACGAAAAAGATGGTAATACACTAAAACAAATTACCAGAGGTACATTAGGAACAGGTGTAAAAGACACATATCCTATTGGAACGTCAGTTGAAGATGCTTCAGTTAATCAAACATTACCATATACTGATACAACAAACGTTTATGAAAGTATTATACGCCCAGGATTACCAAACGGTAGACAAATTCATGTGTTAGAAACTATTAACATTGCTTCTGGAGTACAAGCACATGATCAAGTTGAAGTGTACTTGGGTGGTAGAAAACTACAAAAACCAACTGCAACTGTTAATCCTATTAAAAAGCATGACATTGAGATTGCTTATGATAGCGATGAAACTAACAGTTTAGGTGTTGCAAGTGATGTAGTACAAACTCCAGAATTTACCATTGAGCCAGTAGGAGATAGTACAGGTAAAGGGTATTATAAATTAGTATTACGAGATGAACCTCAAGACGGTTTAGAACTAAAAGTAGTTCAAAAACAAGGAAGAATTTGGTACGAGCAAGGGGTAGGAACCGCGTCAAACGGTGCCACACTGCAAAGGGCAGAAACTAAAGAGGCTAAGTTCTTACTAGAGAGAACCTCTGGTTTACCTGTAATAAATATTAAGGAATAACGATATGTCTAACAACGAAAACAGTAAGGATAATAAGGTGCAAACAGAAAGCAAAAAACCTAATGAAAACTCAGGAGTAATGATGGAGGGTCACATTAAGATATTTGATCCAGAAACTAAAGAAGTTTTTATAGATAAGCGTAATGCTATCCATTATGAAAACATGAGTATTTCACTAGCAGAATCGCTAGGTAATGAAGGCAAAGGTAACATTGTAGAAATGGCCTTTGGTAATGGCGGTACTACTGTTGATCCTACAGGTATTATTACATATCTAACACCAAACAATGCTGGTGTTAATGCTTCCTTATACAATCAAACTTATTACAAAACTGTTGATGATAATAACACAAACAATACAGATCCTGCACGTAACTTTATTGAAACTAGACATACATTAGGTACAACATATACAGATATTTTAATCAGTTGTTTGCTTGACTACGGTGAACCTACCGGACAACAAGCGTTTGACAACTCAACAGACATGGATGGTAATTATGTGTTTGATGAATTAGGACTTAAAGCCTATTCACCAAGCGGTGCTAATCAAGGAAGATTATTAACACACGTTATCTTCCACCCTGTACAAAAAAGTTTAAACAGATTAATACAGATTGATTACACAATTAGAATTCAAAGTTTGACAAACATAAGTGAGATTTAAGAATGGCTTATACCGTTAATTTTTCTAACTCAGTACAAAAGACACCTATAGTTGTTGATGACAACAGTAGAAATACTTCTGATACATCATTAACACTAATTGGTCGTAATGAACCTAGTTACGGTCAGGCTATTGCTGAAAATTTTGTACGTGTTTTAGAAAATTTTGCAAACGACACACCACCTAACAACCCAATTGAAGGTCAGTTATGGTTTGATAGTGGTACGAACAGATTAAGAATAAATGATTCAACAGCAGGTGCAAGTAATTGGAGACCAGCAGGCGGTGTTCATGTTGAAGCAGTTGAACCAAGCAATCCGTTAAAAGGAGATGTTTGGGTAGATACAACAAACAATCAACTTTATCTTTATACTGGTGCACAGTTTCAATTAGTTGGACCTAACTTTGCTGGAGGTTTACAATCAGGTGCACAAGCCGAAGAAGTTATTGACACCAAAGGTGTAACACACACTGTTATTAAAAATTATGTAGCAGACAAAGTTGTAACTATTATTTCAAAAGATCAATTTATTCCAAGACAGGTAATTGAAGGTTTCTCAGAATTATATCCTGGAGTTAATATTTCTGCAACAGACTTTGACGGTAATGGTATAGTTCTTAACAAACTTCATGCAACAGCAACAAAGGCAGATGCGTTAAATGTAACACAACCTTCTATTGAAGTTGTAAATGCAAATAATTTTTTAAGAAGTGACATTACAGACACAACAAGCGGACAATTATATATTAGAAATGACGGCGGATTAACTATTGGATCAAACCAATCAGGAACATTTGAGTATGCGGGTACTTCTAATTCTATTGTGTTGAAAAATAGTGATATTGACGGAAACATTGATTTTAAAGTTTATCCAGACCTAGACAAAGTAGTTAAAACAGTTTTACGTATTGAAGGTAGAAATAAAAGAGTAGGTATTAATAACTTATCGCCAACAGTTGATTTAGATGTTACAGGTGCAGGTCATTTTTCAGATTCATTGATTGTAAGTTCAACTACTAATGTTGATACAACTCTAGTAGCAGGTAACACAGGTGCTTTAAGAGTAGCAGGTGGTATGGGTGTTGGAGCAGGTTTACAAGTAGGTGGAAATGCTACCTTTGAAGGACATTTAGTTTTAGGTGAAATTGGTGGCGGTGGTGGTATTGCTATATTACCAAGAACAACTAATAACCTAACAATCGGGGGTGACCCAGGTGACGGTAATGGAATAAGAAGATTTTCAAATATCTATTCTGAAACATTTACAGGAAGACTTGTTGGTACAATGGTTGGTGATGTAAATGGTAATGTTAATGGTACAGCAGATAGATTAGTTGCATCAACAGTATTTAAAATTGGCGGCCATGTTGCAGATTCAACAGGATTCAGTTTCGACGGACAAACAGGCGGATCAATAAAAACATTTAATGTGTCTTTAACACAAGATGCTATTACAGATCAAGGTGAAGTTTCAAATACAGCAGTTGACGACTTTGTATTAGTTGCCAGAGATGGTGCTGGATTAAAGAAAATATCTTATCAAAACTTCTTTACAGGTGCGGCAACTGTACCAATTGGTGCTATTATGCCTTACGCAGGTGCTACTGCACCAACAGGATATTTGTTATGTGATGGATCAGAAGTTCCTGTTGCTGTGTTTAACGATTTATATAATGTTATTGGTAACACATATGGTACAGGTATTAATCCTGCAACCTTTAAACTTCCAGACTTACGTGGTAGATTTGCACTAGGTAAGGATAATATGGACAATAACAGAACTGTTCAGGATACAAATAACTTACCTGTTGATGCAGGTGGCGGTGTTGCTGGACGAGTAACTGACACTAATGCACAATCACTTGCAGGTTCAGGCGGACGTGAGATTATTACTACTACAAGTTCAGCAGTTGGTACTGGATCACAATTACCTGGAGGTTCGGGTGCTGGTGCGTATACACAATTGAACGTAATGAATCCGTTCTTAACGGTAAATTACATTATAAGGGCGAATCCATAATGAGTTATACAGTTAATAAAACAGACGGAACAGTTTTAACCATCGTTGGTGATGGTACTGTAGATAATACATCAACTGATATTTCATTAGTTGGAAGAAAATTCAGCGGATATGGTGAGATTCTAAATGAAAACTTTGTAAAACTTCTAGAAAGTTTTGCAAATAATACGTCACCAAATAATCCTGTTGCTGGACAAATATGGTATGACACGTTAGAAGGTCGTTTAAAAGTTTATACAGGAACACAATTTAAACCAACAGGTGGACCGTTGGTTAGTGAAGTACAGCCACAGGGATTAGTTAAAGGTGATCTTTGGGTTGATTCTTTAAACAATCAATTATATTTCTATGATGGCATTGACTTAACATTGGCAGGCCCTATATATTCTAATGCTCAAGACGTTAATGGATGGAAAGTAGAAACTATTGTTGATAGTGGAAACAACGGTAGAGTTGTTTCTAAGTTATTTGTTAATGGTTTATTAGTTGCAATATTAAGTAGATACGAATTTACTCCTAAAGCACCGATCACAGGTTTTGCATCTATTAAGGTTGGATTAAATTTTAGCACAAATGTTTCAGGATTAAAATTACACGGTGCGGCAACATCAGCAGATACTATTGCAGGTATTGACCCAGGTAACTTCTTAAGAGCAGATATTGCCTCAAGTGCAAATGCTCAATTAAGTATTCAAGATGACGGCGGATTAACAATTGGTGAAGACTCTGATTTAACAATATCTATCAGTGGTGCAACCACTATTGTTAAGAATAACCTACAAAACAGAGATTTTAAAATACAGGTTAACAATGATGTAACTGGTATATTAGATGCATTATCCATTGATACTTCTCTTTTAAGAATGGATCTATTCACAGGTCAACTTACAAGTACTATTGTTACTGGTGGTAACATGGTTGTTAATGGTAATTTAACAGTTAATGGTGATACAACATATGTCGATACGCAAAATGTTAGATCAAGAGATAAAAATATTGAACTAGCATATGGTGATTCACCAACTGATGTGTTGGCAGATGGCGGCGGTATTACACTTAGAGGTAATACAGATCACATTATTTCTTGGAGCAATGCAAACGACAGTTGGCAAACAACTGAATCTTTTAGTGTAGCAACAGGAAGAGAGTTTAGAGTTAATGATGTGTTGGTATTAAGTGCAGATACACTTGGTACTGGAGTTGTAAATTCTAATTTAGAAAATGTTGGAACACTTACAGAATTACAAATTGATGACATCTATATCAATGATGGTGTTATTAGCACTAATGTTAGTAACGTAGATATTACATTAGACCCTAACGGTACTGGTGCGGTAAGATTTAGCAATAGTCAAATCAAAGATGTTGCTACTCCAACCGATGCCAACGATGGTGCAAATAAATCATATGTTGATGCAACAGTAAACGCAAAAAGTTTAGCATTAACAATGAATGTCACAGGTATGACTGATCCAGAAGGAACTGATATTCCTTTATGGTTAGGAACTATTGCACCTGTAGGCAACTACGAATCAGGCACCGAAGCCAGAGTACTGTGTGAAACATTATCATTAGGTGGCGGTGCAACAGCAATTGATGTTGTAAGATCAGGAACAGGTGTAACTAACCAAGTTGTTGTTACCGATGTTGCTGTTGATAAAGGCGGAGTGTTAAATAGTGCTAGTGCGGTACAAGATTTTAGTTTCCCACTTGGTATTACACTTTCAGGTAGTGCTATCGGAGTTACAAGGGTAGTAAAACTGTTTAGAATTGTAAACAACAACTGGACATTTATACAGGATTTATAGGAATAAGATATGCCATACCAAATAGATAAAACAGACGGAACAAGGTTAATAACACTAGCAGATGGTGTTGTTGATATATCTACGGATTTACAATTAGTAGGTAGAAATGTTGCTGGATATGGTGAGATTCAAAACGAAAATTTCGTAAAACTTCTAGAAAATTTTGCTAGAGCAGATACACCACCAAGCAAAGCATTGGTAGGTCAAGTATGGTTTGATAAAAATGTTAATAAATTAAGACCTGCGGTATTCGACGGTGTTGAATGGCGTCAACTTTCTTTATTAGAAGTAAGCAACATTGAACCACAAACAAGAAAAGAAGGCGATCTATGGTGGGATTCTGTTAACAATCAACTATATGCTTGGACGGCAGACGGTGATGAACACGTTTTAATTGGTCCAGAAAGTATTAAACCTTTCGGAAAAACAAGATGGGTAACAACTGCACTAACAGATACATCAGCAGTTGATCATCCTGTGACAATTGGTTACATTGATAACGCTCCGTATGTTGTTTTAGCAGATACAAACTTTACTATTGATCAAAATGTAACACCGTTGGTAGGATTTACAGATGTTAAACGTGGTATGACCCTAGACGGAACTACCGCAACAGGATTAACAACCACTACAAGATTTCATGGAACTGCAAGTAACTCAGAAAGACTGGGAGATCGACCTGCAAACGGTTATGCTTATATTAGTGACAACGAAGATATTACAGGCGACTGGAGATTTGTAACAGATGCTGGTATTGTTATTGGAGATTCACAAGAAGTATCATTAAAAGTTCAAAATACTAATCAACCAATATTGGTTAACGAGTCAGGAACAACATTAAGACTTGGTGTTGACTATGTAGGTAACACCGGAGACAAAACAGTTGTACTAGTTGACGGTAAAAGTTTTAAACCTTATACAGATAATGAAGTTAACTTAGGTGCTCCAACAACTAAATGGAGAAACATCTATGCGGATGCCATTTATGCTAACGTGGTTGGTGATGCAATAGGTTCATTTACAGGTAATGTAGCAGGTAATGTAGCAGGTAATGTAACAGGAAGTGTAACAGGTGCAGTAACAGGTACATTAAAATCAACTTCTGGATCGGTAATTGTTGATAATGATGCGACAACTTCAACACCAGAGTTAGATAGCACAGCAGGAACGGTTGCTGGACGCTTTAATGGCACAGCAAAATATGTTGATTTTGGTGTTTATAGAAATAACACACAAACGATCACTGGTGACAAAACATTTACAGGCGGCTTAACAGTAAACACAAGTCCGTTGGTGGTTAATAGTACAGCACTATTAAATGGAACATCTCAACATCTTAATTCTCAGATTAAAAAAGTTAAAATTGGTAACACATCAGGTATTAATCCTAGTTCACCTATTACACTATCATCACGTGATGTTGTAATTGATACAGCAAACATTGAAGGCAGTGAAATTACAACAACACTATTCAAGGGCGGTGAACTAAGAGAAGGAACAAAAATTAATGGTGCGTCAATAGGTGATAGTATTCCTGTTACTAAAGTTGTTTCAAACATCTATTATGACACAACAGGAAAGTCGTTTACTAAAATTTCATATGATGATACTTTTGCAAATGCAGACAATACAACTGTAATGACAGCACTTGCAATTAAAAATTACATTGATGCTAAGGTTGATGATGTTGTAAGTGATATTCAGTTCCATATTGATAATAAAGATATGAGTGTTGAAGATGTTAAAACACAATTAACAAGAATTGCACCTCCTTTAGAATATCCAGAAGGAACTAAAGCAAGAATTTTAGGATCTCATTATTATAATAACATTGGTGTTGACTATTACGGTAACAAACGATATGTTACGTTTTATGGTCAAGGACGCTTATACTATGGAATTGGTTACATTGGCGGTAGAGCAACATCTTCGAATGTAAATTCAACTGAAGTTTTAACAGCCAAGAGTGGATTTACAGGTTATCTATTCCAGCGTGAAGCAGGTGGTACACCTATCGTTAAGAATGAAGCAAAAAATAACAGTTCAGATGCTAATAATATTGTAGCACAAATTACAAACAGAACGTTTGTAGGTTGGATTGAATTCGATAATCCAATTCCACAAGCGATTGCAAATGCATTTGGTGATCCTGCTATTGTAAATGCAAGGGTTATTGCTGTAGAAAATGGTATTGTTAGAGATTATTCAAGTACTGCTAATACCACAATTTTATATGATAACGTAAACAATTATCAAAGAGCGTTAGTTGAAGACTACGAAACTACTGCATCTATAGGAGGAGTTAGTGTACACTTCGAGGTTTATGATTATAGTTTAACAACTGTAACAAGTAATGCTTCGTGGGTGTTCAAAACTTATATCTAATGTATAAGATAGTTGAAAATTATATAACAAATGTTGATGAAATTATGTTGAAAGTAAAAGAACACGAACAAAACAATAAATTTACTTTCCGTGGTATCGGCGGTGACGAAAAGCATGGAACAAAATATGGTGAAAGTCATTTTAGTTCATTGTTCCAACGAGATATGGATACAGATTTAATTGAAACTATATGGAAAACTATTCCAAATGAACGTAAATGGTGCAGTCAAGTTGTGGTAAACAAATATGCACCTGGAGATTGGTTAGTCAAGCATCAAGATAGTGCCGGTGGCTATTGGAAATTTAAATTGGTTTATCTAACAGAAGGAAAACCCCATTTCAAATATTGGGATGGTGAAGACCGTGAACATTTAGTCCAAGAGAAAAAAGGTGCAATGTTTGATATGCCAATTGATACTTGGCACGAAGTAACAAAAATGGAAAAAGATGAAGATCCGAAATACAGTCTTTGTCTAATATGGGAATAAAATTATGGCAATAAAAAGTATGGTATTAATGTTTAATAAAAGTAACGGTGAGTTAATCGGCGATTTACCACCTGAACAAAAAATACGAGGACTCAACGGTAATGAAGTAATGACCAAGGTAGTTGAATACGATCCAAGTACTCATGTTTACATTGGCACATACCATGAAGGTAAAGTAGTTGCTATTGATGATATTAGAGCAGACGATGTTCCTGTTATTGACGAAGAAATTTTAAACTTAAATGTTAAAGGTAACATCGAAGGTGAATATCCTTTACACAAACAGTTAAACATTATGATGGAAATGCTAAACAATTCGTCTATTTCTAACACAGAAGAGTTTCAGAAAATGTATGATTACATTAAAGACGAAAGAGAACGTAATAAAGCACGTAAGGATGTTTATAAATCAACTGAATCTTCTTACATATTCATAAGCAAGGAAAATATTAAACTTGCTAAAGATAAAAAACTAGGGAAAGCATAGAGGGTAAATACAGTTATGCCATACATTGTAAACACATATAACGGTCAGCAAATTACAATAGTAAACGATGGAACTATTGATCAAACAACCGATCTTAAACTCATCGGAAAAAACTATGCAGGGTTTGGAGAAATCTTAAATGAAAACCTTGTTTATCTTTTAGAAAATTTTGCTGGTGCAACTGAGCCGCCTAATGCAGTAGCAGGTCAGGTTTGGTTTGACTCTGCAAATAAAGTTTTAAAGTTTTACGATGGTAATAAATTTAGAATAGCAGGTGGTGCCGAAATAGGTGCTAATGCTCCTACTGGATTAGCAAAAGGCGATATGTGGTGGGAAGAAGATGGTGAACAACTTTATGTTTACAATGGACAAGATTTTATTCTAGTTGGACCTGTTGCAACAGGTGGTGAAGGTGTTTCTCAATTATCAGCAATTACTATTAAAGACACACTAGCCAATGATAGAACAGTTCTTAAAGTAACAATACAAGACGATGTTGTTGCTTTAATTTCTAAAAACGAATTTACGATTGATGATAGTAAAAATCCTATTCCAGGATTTAGTAATGTTAACAAAGGATTTAATTTAGCCAGTGAAGCGGTATATCCTGCAATTAAGTATTGGGGAACAGCAAGAAACTCTGATCAATTAGGTGGTATTGATGCTTCTCAATATATTTTAGATAGCGGAAACCAAATCTTTAGTGATTTAGTTAATTTTAATAATGACACAGGTATATTAATTGGTGCAGGTAGTGACTTGCATTTATATATTACCAACGGTGACGAAGTCAATATTACAAACGAAATTGGTAACGTTATTAAATTTGGAGTTAACTCGGGTGTTGGTGCACAAGAAGTTGCACGTTTTGAAAATGCAACTCTTATTCCTGCATCAGATAACACAGGTTCGTTAGGAACACTTACAGTTAAATGGCGTAATATTTTTGCTTATGACATTGCCCTAGACGACAACGGTGCATTGGATGGAAACACAATAGGATTACATACTGGTGATGTTACAGGTAATGTTACAGGTAATTTAACAGGAGATGTTACATCGGGTGGTAATAGCACATTTAATAATGTAACAGTTAATGGAACTATCACAGGTTCACTTGTTGGTACATCAACAACTGCTGAATTAGTAGAAGTTGATGGTGGTGCGGGAAGAGCCGCGGTAACTACTGCAACAGCAAATACAATAGCGGCAAGAGATAGCAACGGTGATATTACTGCTAACTTGTTTAACGGTACATCAACAGATTCACAACAACTAGATGGCTCACCAGCAGATATTACACAAACAGCAGATACTATTGCTAAACGTGATACAAACGGAGACTTGGTTGCACGTAAATTCCAAGGTACTGCAACAGCGGCTCAGTTTGCTGACTTGGCAGAAATGTATGCCAGCGATAAAGATTATGAACCAGGTACGGTTTTAATATTCGGCGGAGAAGCAGAAGTTACAACAACAGATGTTTTCTGCGATCATAGAGTAGCAGGTATTGTATCAACTGATCCAGCACACTTAATGAATAGCACTCAAGAAGGTGTTGCGGTAGCACTAAGAGGTAGAGTTCCTTGCAAGGTAGAAGGTCCTGTCCAAAAAGGCGATCTAATTGTTACAAGTCCTAAACCGGGCGTAGCAACAGCAATAGCCAAAGATAGTGCTATGCCAAATTCAATTTGTGTAATTGGAAAAGCAATCCAAAATAATTCAGATACAGGCGTAAAACTAGTAGAAGTAGTAGTATAAACTACGCATATAAAGGCGTCTTAAACGTGTTTTAAGCGTCATACAGCGGTGTTAATGCTCTAGGACAGTACTTTGCCTACCCTACGTGCATAACGCCTACTTTAGACGCTTGTAAGAAGTCTATTCCGTCTGTGTTACGATAATGCTCACCAAAATAAACTGTTTTAATTCCACTTTGGTAAATCAATTTGGCACATTCTAAACAGGGAGAATGGGTAACAAAAAGTGTTGCTTCATTACCGCTCTCGGTTGAACGAGCCAATTTGGCAATAGCATTTGATTCAGCGTGGAGTACTTCTGGTTTTGTTACTAGGGTAGGATTACCCACATCATCGACGTGAGTACACGTTTCGCATTCGTTCTCCCAACCAGCAGGTGTGCCATTATAACCGTAGGCAATAATTCTATCATCCTTAACGATCACAGCACCAACATTTAATCTTTTGGCATACGATAATTGTGCAAATCGTTTTGCAACATCCATGTATGCATCAATAAACCTTTGTTTCATTTAATGATTTCTCTTTCCGTCAAAGACGCATATAAAATATAAACCCTGTGGACCGGTAGTTACCCTATGATGAACTCCGTCCTTGATTAATACAGTATCGCCTTCTTGCACATATTGGGGAACATCATCTAAAAAGATTGTTCCTGCTCCCTTGATAAAAATGTAAACTTCTTCTTGTCCTTCGTGTTTGTGTCCGGAAGTGCTTTTATAAGGATGTAATTCGGTGCTACTAACAATTAAATTTTTTAGTTCGGTATTATCTTTAACTATATAACGGTCGTCTTCCTTAACGATGTTTCCGCCAATATCCCACTTCTTCATTTTGCCTCTCTTACAAAGTGTTAACCATAGGAAAGATTTTAGAAATTACTTCAGCACAAGCATGAGCAATTTCCATATGTTCTTTCTGCGTACCATTTGCACCACGAAGTTGAATATAATGTACCCAACTACGTAAAGTTCCGTTCATATATAAACGTGTTTTAGTTAAGCCTTCAGGTAATACAGCACGAGCCTGTTCCTTGGCAATACCATTATCAATTGCCCATTCATATGCTTCCTTGGCTTTTGCAATTACTTCACGCTGATAGTCATGCCATTTAATATCAATGTCACCGTGTTCCAGTGCATTAATTTCGATAGAATTTTGTCTGTTCTTTGTATCCTGTAGGCGTGTTTCGCGATATGTAAACTGTTCTCCAAACTCCTTTGGATCAGCATAGCGTTGGCTAAACTCCTGGAAACTGAAACTACGATGACGCACAATCTGATGTGCAATGTCACGTGTGGTATTAATTTCCAAACAAGCACTAACCATTTCAAGTGGTGACCAATGACCCCATTTGATTAGATACCCAATTAATTTTTCTGCTGTTTCTTTATTATATTGGTTTGCTGGATTTGATACCCTAGCACAAAAGGCAATAAGATCTTGTGCATTTTCTAATCCTTCACTAATAAACTCTCCTGTTGGTTGCGAATAGGATACAAGTTTAACTTGGGTCATTTTTATTTTTTCCTTCTCTTTTAATTTTAAAGTTTACTTTTTTTGTAAATTTTTCTCTAGCCTTTGTAACATCGGCCTGCAATGAAGTTACATCTACTGTAAAATCAATACTCTTAATTGAACCTTTGTATTTGCTTATAATCTCATTAACTTTTTTAGTTGCCAAAGTAACAGACATATGACGTAAAATGTTTTTCACATCAATAATTTGTACTCTGTTATTTTGTAAATTTAGTTTAAGATTAACGAGGAATTGAATTGGGAGACTGTCTATGTTTATAGACTCTAGAACGTTCTCCCAATCCTTATTGCTGATTTCTATATGATTGTCCTTTTTCATGGGCAATCATAGTATTATGCAGTGGTCTTAGAAGTTGTTTTTTTATCAACTTTAGTAACAGGATCAATTTCGTCTGCTCTACGTCGTAAGTCAACCACTTCTTTGTACATTGCATCTGCTCTTGCTCTATAGTTCTTAGCAATAGTTTTCTGGTTACCTTGTTCGATTTTTTTACTATCTGAACCAGATGAAACTGCTAAGTCCTCTACTGACACACCCTTTTGTTCTGCAATTTTTAGATTTAACTCATCGAGTTTAATCCAAGTGCTTCTATCAGAAGTTGGTGTCATAGTCACTGAAGCCGTAGGAACTTTTTTAAGGTGTCCTGTTTGATGTAAAACTGGTAACATTGTTGTACCGTCAGAAAACTTTCTAACGCCTAGAACAGTAGCCAATTCAACTGCTTCTTGACCTGCAGGAGAATCCACAACATTAAAAAGTTCGTCATGATACGAACCACTTAACTTTGCTGATTCAACGATCAATGCAGATTGTGAGTCGCCTGGAATAGTACGAAACGGAACAATTACTTTTGCTCCATTATCTAAAATTCCAACGTGCTTAACTGCTTTTGCCATAATTTTTTCTCCTTAGTTGGATGGAACACCAGTAACTGCTTCTGCTGTCGCATCACCTTTTGCTGGAGCAGGTGTTTGTGTACCTTCAGGTTGTGCAGGTTTTACTGCGTCTAAAAATTGCATTAGTCTGTTGTATGTGTTACCTACTACTGCCATTTCTGCCGCCTTAAAAGCACCGCGTGATTGAGCAACATCAATGATTGTTTTCAAGGCCTGTAAATCACTTACTGTGAGATCAGGTGCCGCCGGGGTTGCCGGATTAGCAGGATGATTTTTATCAACCGCTTGTTGCTCGGCTTTGTTTGTTTTTGCTTCTTCAGTCATATCGATATAACTCCTTGTATTATTAATTATACTAGTTTAATGTTGGTGCCATGCAAAACTGGACACCCTAAACTAAACATAGTGGATTCAGATGCTTCTTCGAAGCCAATCTGAAATACAGTTTCCAATTTGTTGTCGACTAGTTTCAAATCTTCCACTATACAATATCTTCCACTTAGATTATTATATATCCATGTACGACATTGGTCAATATTTTTCTGAATCAACCAACTATCAGATTGGACAATAAGTTTGGTAAAATGCTCCGGACAAAATTTTAATTCTCTCATGTCTAAAACATTTAATGGATTTGGATTATCAATTAACAGTCTCATTAAGCCGCCTGTAAATCATAATGGCAAGTAATACCATGAGGTGCTTCAATTGACTTATCAGAATGAATTACCCAAATAGTATCACAGTAGTTTTCGTCTCCCCAATTCCATGAATAGCCATCTGTAAACACAATAAGTTTTTTAGGTTCAATACCATTGTCTTTCATGTATCTCCAGTTAGCATCAAAGTCGGTACCGCCTCCACCGTGAAGTTCGTAGTCAACAATGCTTTCTCCAGAATCAGGAGTAAAGTCTTGTTCGTTATAAACTTCAGTGTCAAAGCACCATACTTTAATTTTGTAATCATCATATTGATCACAAATACCTTTAACTTCGCCTAGGAAATCTTCTGTTTCTTTGCTACCAATTGATCCTGACATATCAAGTGCAATAGCAATATCAATTGTTTGATCAAAGTCCATGCCTGGCAGTACAGCACCAGTATGCCATCCTTTACGTGAAGGACGCATAAAAGTATAATTGCTTTTCATTACACTTTGAATCTGTTGATTCAACAGTTCACGCCAGTTCATTTTAGGATCAGTAAGATCTTTAATAATTCGTGCTACACCTTTAGGAACATTACCAACACCAGCCGCCTGTGCCGCTGATACCATAGCCTCTTTAATTTCATCGCGAATTTTTTTAAGTTCTTCTTTGCTATAAGAAGGTTTCTTGCCATCAGCACCTTTAGGCTTTTTAGTATCGCCATGGGGGCCTTGACCTTTGCCTTTTTCCCAATCAATGTGTTCGTCAAGAAGTTTACCCAACTGTTTAAGTTGTTCTTCATCATACTTTTTGTAGATGTCATCATACACAGCCTCTGATGCCCAACCGTAATACTTTGGATCATGAAAGGGTTTAACCTGTGTGATTACTTCACCGATGTTATGACGAATCAAATCACCGTTAACACAATAGTCGGCGGCAATGTTATAAATTTGAGAATCACGATCATCTCTACGTGTAAAGTGATCATATACACAGTGTAGGATTTCGTGTCCAAATAGGAATTCTGTTTGTTTTTGAGTTAAACTATCAACAAAGTTTTCATTGTAATAGAAGTTACGTCCGTCTGTTGCGGCCGTTGAACACCAATCAGTAGCATCGATAATCTTAAGACGTGTAGCAAGGTTACCAAAAAATGGTTGACGAATTAACAAGGCAATACGTGCCGTTGTTAATTTTTCTTTTACTTTAGCACCGTCGATTGAAGGATTACGTTCGTAGATCTTACCCTCGATCATGCTTTGTTCTACTGCGGTTGTTGCCTGTGACATTTTTAACTCCTATCTAACTATACTTATAGTATAGCATCAAACAGGTATTTGTCAACCTAGAATTGTGATAAAAATGCCTGTTGCATATTCATTTTGGCTTGTAAATAGGACCTAGATTCTTCCAATTTGACCGGTTTATATTCTCCCGGTTTGAATACATATTCTACCTTTTCACTTGGTAATTTGGACGTTTTTAATCCGTCACCTGCATCTACTACATAAGGAATAAGATCCGTTTTGGATATAATTGCTACTGAATCTTTATCGCAAATTAACAGAAATTGTGCATACGATTCTGGTAGTGTTCGTCCTTCACTGCTACCTCGCGAGTTCATAAGTTGTAGATCTGAAACGTGTTTTTTAGGTTGTTTCTTCTTCCTAGTAAACAAACATCCGTCGCTGTACTTCATTTCAATAGTAATACCGTTTGGTCCAATATGATCAACACCTTCTTGATTTACGTATTGTAGATCTTGATTGCTGAACAATTCTAATGCTTTTTCAAACAAATCACTTTTATCAAAACGAAGTTTACGTTCATTTAGTTCGTCGCCAATTTGATCTACAAGCGTTACATACTTGTTCCAATCTACATTATTAGACAACCAATTTTTTAAATCTACAGTTTGCACACTTTTCTCCTTTGCAACTGTAATTATTATAGATGATTATAACTTATGCGTCAACTGATTTTGATAAAATTTCTTCAAGAAGTTTTTTATGATCGTATTTTATTACTTTAGGAATAGGTAATATTATAGTTTCTCGTTGTTTAAAACGTTCGATACTTCTATGAATTATGTAACAGTTTTGTTGTCTGCCTGTTCCACTAGAATTCCTAGAAACAATTTTTTTACCCTCTTTAAAACCTATTACACTTTGTCGTCCTTTATATTTGCTATTAGGACCGTGTAAATTTTCACGCCATTCTAATTCTTTAGCAACAGGATGAATATGATCTTCTATAAAAACATCAACAATATATTTTGTTTGTGTTCGGTCAATACCGTGTCGAACAATTATATCTTTGGTATCTATTGTTTTAAATTTAGCAAAACTTTCTGCTTCAAACTTTTTAAAGTTATCTATTGTTTCTTTACCAATAATTGCAGGATCCTCAATCATATCGTTTAAATGAGGTAACCCTACTCTACGTTGTACAAGTTCAAGAACAGAATTAAAATGTTCAGGATGACTTACAAAATCTCTGCTTGGTGTGTTTTTTCTAATATGGGGTTTAAAATTAACTGTTTTGATATTAAGATTGCTAGTATTATAAACTCCGTCTGCAAGATACTTGTCACCCGGAATGTGTGTTGCATCTAAACAATCACACATAATCTTTTCCCATTCTTCGGAATCAAGATTATTAGTTTTTAATCCGTAATAAACTCTGGTTTTTAATATATCTAAATTAATTTGCATCAAATACTTTTTTATAATGTGGTTTTAATTGTTCTAATACTCTATAATATTCTTTTTCGTCCTTGTACAATTTCTTAGGAACTAGATCTCCTGCAAGTGTACTTTTAATCATATTACAATCCAAACAAAGTGTTTGGGTATTTTGATCGCAATGGCTACCACCGTCTCTTTGCGTTTCAATATGATCTACAAATAACATACCCCATGCAACACGATCACGAATTAATTCATCTTCTATTAGTTTTACTTTAGGATGTTCCCATGGATTATGTCCACAAATTTCGCAAAACCTTTTCTTATTAAATGTCCACGGACGATCCATTCTAGCAGGACCTCCATACTCTCTTAGTAAGCCTTGATGGTGTTCACAAAGACGTGAGCCTGCTCCTTTGTACTTAGATGATTGCTCGTTGCAGTAAGGAAGTTTACAAGTTGTGGTTACAGAATTTTTTATACCTGCATAACCTTGTTTGTGTCTTTCGAAAAAATGTCTGCTCATAGCAACCTCTAATAGAGCGAGGGGATCCGAAGACCCCCTCTATAGTTAGTTAGGACGCCATAGCGGCCTGTACATACTTCCCATACTTACTATGGAAACGGTCAAAGTTTTTAAGATCTTTGGGTGAGAACGGCAACTTGTATGTTGCAATAGCCACCCTAGTACCCATCACTACAAGTTCAGTTTCAAAATTGTCCATCATAAAGCCGAAGAAATTATCAGCCATAGAATTCCAATCTTTAGCCTTTGCCTTAAAAGCCTCTTGTAGTTCATAGCACATAGAAACTGTTAGTGAGTACATCGCTGAGATGTCCTTAGTTTCCATAGACTTAACTTTACCGTTAAGTATGTCTGTTGGATTAGGTAAACTTGAAGCAACCTTACGGTGAGCACCAAACTTAACTGCCAACCCTTCTCCGACTGCACCTGACACGAGGTCTGTCAATGTCGATTCTGCCAAGTCGTCGTCGAGAAGTTCGCTCACAAAACTCCAAGAACGAGGAGTCGCAAATGCACGTGAACTTGACTTAGGATCAAAATCATAAAGATCTTGTTTTGAAAAAGTCAAGTAACCAACTACATCTGGGTGAATCTTGTGTTCAGTTGCCCAAACCAACCAGTCTTCAAAATCCACTCGCATTTCCAAGTGAACAAAACGGTTAGCCAATGGTGCCGGCATACGATAAGTTACACCCTTATCAGTTTCACGGTTACCTGCGGCAACGATCATTACGTTGTCTGGTAGTACATAAGTACCAACCCTACGATTAAGAATAAGTTGATAAGCCGCCGCTTGTACAGCCGGAGCCGCTGAATTCAACTCATCTAAGAATAAAACAATTTTTTTATGCTTCTTGGCCAATTCGGCATCAGGAAGTTCTATAGGTGGTGCCCATTTCATAGTGTTATCGTTTGCACTATAATAAGGCATACCCTTAATATCTGTTGGATCCCACAACGATAAACGAATATCGATTACGTGAGCATTTAGTTGATCACCAATTTGTTTGATGATATCTGATTTACCAATGCCTGGAGGACCCCATAAAAAGATGGGACGCTTCAGCATCATTGCGTGTTGTACAGCCGTCTTCGCTTCATTAGGCGTAACTGTACGACTTTCAGTTGTTGCAGTTGTTTTTGACATTATTGACCTCTCTTTGTTTGTTACTAACTATAATATAATAATAACATCAAACAGGGATTTGTCAACTGTTTTTCCAAATTAATTTTGGAAAAAACTGTCCAAAATGAGGTGTTATTCTGCGGAAATTTCTTTAGCCATTGCACGGGCCAACCCATATTGCTTGATATCGCCAGCAAACATCATAAGTTGTAGTGCCATCTTTTCGCTAAAAACAAAGATTCTTTTCTTTGTAACAAAATACGGACAGTCAATAAATTCGTCTAGATAAAGGAATACTTGAGGAGTAAATTGTATCTCGTTTGGAAATCCAATTTCATATGTTTGAAGTTCTGCTTTATCGGTTGCATACTCAAACCCTTGCCTTGTAAGACGCATACCCTGAGCACCTTTTTCTCTAGTATTCTGCCACCAAAGCATATAGTTCTTTTTAATTGCTTCAGGTGATTTGTCTTCTTCACCAGCACCTATCATAAAGGTTTTGGTGTAGGCATACTTAATATCCATCTAAATTTTTTCGCCTGTAGTTAATTTGTAAACAGCGAAATCCTCTACTTTGTACATAGCATTTAATTTCTTTGCTAGATTATGTGCATGACCTGGATTAGAAAAACTAACTTTTTTATATTTTGGACCTGGTACTGGGGAAACCATATTTGATGTTTTTAGATTAAAGGGTTTTCCTTTGTAAAAAACTGCCCATATGGCATCAGCCTGAAGCACCTGTTCAGTCTTGTAAGTATTCTTGTCAGTATGATCTAACAAAATAGTTGGCTTTGGTCTGCTCATTATACGTAATTCCTTTAAATTAACTACGTATATATTTATCTGATATTAGAAAGATCCGCCATCCATTTGCACGTCGATTGCTTCTTCTTGTTTAGGTTGTGCGTCCTGTAACTCAACTAGACGTGCTAACACCATTGCAATAGAGTCTGCTAGTGCTTTAAATGTGTCTTTTGACAGCATTAATTCTTTTTGTTGTGTTTTTGTAGCAATACGAACAGAATCAAGAAACTGTTCAATAGCAACTGTATTAAGAGGCTTTCGAGACATTTGATAGTACCTGTTTCATTTCGAATTCAGTTTTAAACGGACCTTTGTATCCGTAACGTTGTAGTGTAATAAGTTTAGGACAAAATGATTTAACCCATCCTTTAGCAAATTTAATGCAATAATAACCAGCACAGTAAAGGCTTTTTGACTTTCTACTTTTGCTGTACAAAGGTAACGCATTCTTTACATCATATAAAGGATTGTAAGGTGTTGTTGAAGTAGGATATTCATACACTTCTAAAACCTTTTGATTTTTTGTTTTTGCTTTAACTATTTCTTCAAAGAAGTCATTACCAAAAGTACTGTAAATATCTTCTTTTGTATCAAACCTAATTTTTTCCATCTTAGTCACAAAATAATAACAATTGGTGTCCTTCTGCAAGGTCCCAACTTTCTTTCCATTATCTTGCACGATCCAAAATTTATTAGGCACTAACGGCTTGGCTTGCATATTTTCCTCCATATTTTGCATTTAACGGTTCTGCGTAACTTTGTGCTTGTTCTGTTATTCTATTAAGTTCGTAACTACTTGCAAACTTAACAAGTCTTACGCCAACCTGTTGAATATCTTTGTTAGCAGAAATACCCTCTGCTATTGTTACATTAATTAATTCTTTAATATCTTTTGGTTGTGCAGTTAAATCACAAAGTACTACATTACGATTATAATCATCTAGCACACGATGTTCTTTACCTTCATGATCAACCCAACGTTGTAACATTAAGTTATTCCAGTTATAACCTTTAGACTTTCTATCTTCAAATGCTTCTTGTAAACCGACTTTGCTCTTTGTACCTTTTACACGAACACCCGGATATGCACTAAAAACATTATCACTTGTGTCTCCACGCATACATTTTTCAAACAACAGCCATTCAGGATTAGGTGCAGACTTTTCTTCTTTAGTTTTTTTATCTATAACACGAGCACCTTTTTCATCAAAATAACCTTCGTGTGTAGTTGTTATTTTCATTACACCATTGTATTGTTTTACATTAGGAGCAATCAATTGTGCAAAGTCACCATCTGTGCTAATAACAACATGATCGTCTTCAGGATGTGCTTGAATCCAGCCTGCAATTAAATCATCTGCTTCTAGTTGTGGATGCTGTAATACTGTGCAATTTGTCTTAGTTTCAACAAATTGTTTAAATTCGTCAAAGGTTTCCCAAAAGATTTTATCTTCTTCTTGTTGTGCTACTGTTAGTGCATCGCGACTTTCCTGTCTATTGCGTTTATAAGGTGCATAAAAGTCTTTACGCCAACTTCTTCCTTCTAAACAGAATACAACATGACTGCCGTCAAAGTCCTTCCACGCTTTTCTAATACTTCCAAAGGTTGCGTGTAAGGCCATACCTATCTTAATATCAGCATCACCTCTTACGGCGTGTCTAGCACGGAAAAATGTATTTGCTGTGTCTACAAGTATGTATGTCATTACTAAACCTTTATAAATTCTATTTCGTTGCCGTTTGTAAATTTATCACCTTCAACATATAAATCAAATGCTAAACTTACTCTTTCTTTATTTTCTGTATGTTTCTCAACACTGTGTTTAACATAACTAGGAAAGATTGTTAATCCACCTTTTACATTATTAAACAATTTTACATTCTTTTCGTTAAATGGGCAATAGTATAATGTACTCGTTTTGTAGTTGTCCAAATGCATATTACCACTTAGATATGCATACTCACCTGATCCATGATCGTGTGCTTCAAATTCTTGACCCTGTCTTACTACATTTGCCCAACTTAGAAAAACACAGTTTCTTACTTTACCGTTTGAATATTCATCAATAAATTTAACATATTGATGTTTAATAAAAGAAAAAATATTTTTAAATGCCGGAATATCTCTAGTTAATTTAAACAAATTAAAATAAGGATATTTACTGGTCAAACTATCACTGCCTAATCCAGTGCCGCCATCGCCGTGTGTTCTGTGACTTGGATCATTAAACTGTTCGATAATTTTCTTTTCATTATTAATAATCCATTCTCTTGCAAAATCAATATCTGCAGGATTTGTATACACAGAGTTCCAAAAAGGTATGTTCCAACTCGGTGCAAATTCTGTTTGTGGATGAGAACTTTTCCAAGTCTGGAGCATCAACTTACCTCTGATTTATTATCACCAATTTTTTTAGTGTTGATATAACCAGCACCCATTGGATTATCGTCACTAGCAACACCTTCATCTTTTGCAATATTACCGCAAAGTTCTTTAAACCATGCATCTACAATTTCTTCTTCGCTATCACCTTGATAACCATTTAATCTAAGATCACGAACAAAATACTCATTCCAGTCCAGTTCAAAGAAACCATTACGTGGATTATCTTTTTTCATTTCAACATTAACAACTGTTATGTAAGGTTGTTTCTTTTTTGTTGCTTCTGCTTTTGCATCTGTAGTAACAGTTTTACTAACAGGCTTTTCTTTTTTAGCAAACAAGTTTTTTAGTTTATCAATCATAATGCTCCTCGTTTTCTCATTTCTTCTAGTTTGTCAATTTCTCCATTTAAATTTTTATGTTCCCCACGCATTGCCGAAGATGTCGACGTGTAGTCTGGGGGTATAACGCCACCCTCGCTCCATTGCCAATCTTGCGACTCCTTTTGTGTTGAGCGTGTATTCTTCGTGTCTGCCACCCAAGGGCATAACATATACAGGGACATCAATCCCTGCTTCACGGTATTGACCAACCGCTTTAGAAACTTCGTCCACGTCTTGTTCATCAGCCACAACAAACTTGAAGTACATATCACTGTTAGGTATGTTATAGTATGATAAAGCAATTTCAGGCTGTATCGCATCACCCCAAGACTCTCCTGAAACGGAAAGTTTCGGACTGCACGACCAAGTGATTTTAATTCTATCTTGAGATCCGAGGTACTCTCTGAAATCTCCTCTAAGTGCTTGTGTTGTATTTGTTTCAAATGTAACATTTTTTAAGTCTCTCATTCTAGGATGCTCAAATAATTCTATATAGAGTCGTTGCCATCCTAATAGTGGTTCCCCACCAGTTAAAATAAAATGAACATCCTGTCCGTTTGACATAGTCCATTTGCCTTCAGGAGTTAAACTAAGAATATAGTCTACTACCTGATCAACATCATGATCCTTCATGTATTTTTTAAACTCAGGATAGATACTTGCATATGTATCACAGCCTGTGTGAATAATAGGAAGGTCTTCAAATGTTTCTACTTTATTTGTAATACCTTCGTCCAAAAGTTTTTTTACTTCTGGATTATATTTAACGCCTGTTTCACGCATTGGAGTACCTCTCGGTAATCCAAAGTTCATGCAACGAAAGTTACAACCAAAGGTACGCAAGAATACACTAGGAACTCCTACATATCGACCTTCACCTTGTATGCTATAAAAGGCTTCACTATATCTTAATTTCATTCTATTCAACTCCTATACTATATAATATAGTACATATTTAGGTTTTTGTCAAGTCTATTCTACAATATTTCTTTTTATTATCTTCAAAACTCGTTTTTGCATATTAGCATTAACAAAGTAATCGTAGAGTTTCTTTAAAGGAACCACACCAAACGTATTTTTGGTTAATGTACTACAAATCCAACTTGGGTGTTTTTCTGCCATTAAACGCATTTCAGCATCATCAAATTCAATTAAATTGATTTTATCATTGGTATTAAAACGAATGTAAATTAACGGATCACCCTCTTTAATTATGAGTTGACGTGCATCATTATTAATTAAAAATGTTGGTTTCCAAAGATGAAACCATTTTCCAATATCAAATGTAGCACTTAACACTCTTGTATTTCTTGTAAAACTATTTAGATCGTAATAAGCAGGTAATTGAGTTGCTTCCAAACTTTGTTCAGCAAAGAAGTAATAAGAAAATGCTAATTGATGTAAACCACGTTTTCCTTGTGGAGCACCAAAGAAGTGTTGAACAAATTCATTGCTTTGACCTTGTATATCCCAATTTCCATCGGGCAGGATATTAATTGAAATATCTATAGGTGCTTTAATAACAATAGTATTTTTCATTTCATTTGTTACTGGTGTGCATCTATAAGCCATTTCTCCTAGAAAGTCTTTTACATCTAAATGCTTAATTAAAGTTATAGGAGCAGGATACCTTAGTTCACTAATGTGCCCCGGTGAATTCATAGGTTCTGTTGCTCTACACCAATAAATGTTCATTTTCTATAATTTCCTTTTTCTGGAATAACGTGTCTAACACCACCTCTTGGATCTTCCATATCTCCCTTACGTCTTGGAATTAAATGTACGTGCGGCCACATAATAGTTTGTCCTGCTTCTACACCAACATTTTGTCCAATGTTATATGAATCGCAATATCCCTTTTGTACCCAATCGTGTCCCCAAGCATACGCGGCCTTATAACACTTTGCCAAGTGTTCCCAATCTTCCACTTTAGGCACGAATAGGACATGACCTTCTGTAACAGGATATCCATCTTTAAAAACTGTAAAGTCTCGGGTATCAATCAGTACGTCAGTCCAAGGAACGTCTTTGAATTCTTTAACGACTTGGTGGCTCATATGTTTCCTCATAAAAATGAATTGTATAACCTTTACCTCTGGTGTCCCCACCGTTGTTTTCAACATCTACTTCTTTTCCTTCTTCACCATATCTAACACCCTGAATATAAACTTCATCGTTAGGCATAGTGTTTTGATCTACTATAAGTTTTGTTGGATCAAATGTTTGACCTACCAAATGTAAAACACCATCAAAGAAAGTTCCTTTTTCACTGCTGATCATTTGTGCATACCAACCCTTAGGAATAACTGCATCAGCATCTTCAATTGTGCATTCAATACCATCTTCGTCAATAGCATTATGAAAGTCCTTACCATCGATTATGGTTTCGATTACAGGAGCATTGTACTCGGAAGACTCAAGTTCTTCTATGGTAATGTTTGCACCTGAATCTGACACACCCCAAAAATGTCCTGCTTCTTCCGGTGGTTCATGCCAACCATTATAATAAGTTTCTCCCTTGTCATTTTTAAATGCTAGGAAATCAGCAAAATCTGGAATAGTGTGTTCTTTTACAAACTCTTCAGGATCACTCATGTATTCTTCTGCTGATAGATCTTCCTGTGAGTTCCACCAATCAGCACATTCTTTGGAAACTCTATTCCATACCATTTCACTACCATAACCCCAAATGCTGATACGATAGTATCTATCAGGTCTTTTAATAGTTTCTATTAACTGTTCTTTTTCTTTAAGCGTGGCCATACGTTAGTTCCTCTGTAATGTATCGTTTAAGTTCCTTGTCCTGAACATCGTTGGGTATTTCGTTTTTATAAAAGATTCTGTAACTGTCACTACCGTACTTGCCAATGCCATAAAGTTGTGTAGCATCGTTACCATCCCAATCTTCTATCTGTATGCTCATCTTATAAATGCGTTTTGCTCTTACCTTTTGCATACCCAATGGTGCTAAAAACTCTTCCAGCATAGGAATAGTTGCTGAACGCAATAGTTTATTTGCTGTGGGCCATCGTTTAAAGAATTTTGTAAGCAATGGTTTAGTTTGACGTCTATTAACTTGATTTAAACAGATGACACCAACCATGTGTTGCCATACATTTTTCACCTGTTGTTGTACCATCAAGTCTTCACGCATTAGTACAGTTCTTCTATTTTATCACAAATTTTTAGTTTTTTTGCTTCTTGTGCCGACAACCACACATCTTGTGGTGGTAACAAAATTTCACGTATTTGTTTTTCTGTCATACCAATACACTTTTTGTAGTGTTCAATCATTCTATTAGTTGATAGTTCAAACTCTTTTACTCTAGCATACAGTTCGTGTTCTTTACCCCTGCTACCCCAACTGTACTGATGTGATAGAATACTTGTATTAGGTGTTAATATACGTTTACCTTTAGTACCCGCAATAAAAATTAAGAATCCGCAACTTGCAATTAATCCTAGTCCTACTGTTTTAATAGGAATCGAACTTGCCTTCATTGTGTCAATCAACGCAAAAGCGGCATGAACATCTCCGCCCGGTGAATTAATTATTATTGTTAATTGTGGTAATGGATTATCACTTAAATTATGATTCATTATCCATTTAATTGCTTCTTTGCAACTAGCATACGTAATTTGATCCATTAAAAGATACACACCGTTATTATCGATGTTATTAGGTTGCTGTTGTATTCCTTCTCCTTTTTTAGCCATAGTGTCCTACATTCTCCCAGGGATATACTAACCATACATCCTCTTCTGCTTTGTTTACTTCATCGCACCAGTATGACACATCGTCAAACTCACTGCTTAGGTTTTCTGTTAATACTGCGAAGCGAACGTTGTCTTTCCAAACTTGGTCCCATACAGGACTATGTGGTAAACAACTACTCTTCCAATCTTGTTTAATCCAATTAAATGTTGAGCCAGTATCATTAATATCGTCTATGACAAGAATGTTTTGGCCCATTGGTTTATTTTTAAAGAATCCCATCTCTGGGGCATATGAACCGTTTTCATCGTAGCCGTACGCATCTTCGGCCATCCAAAAGTTGCTTTCGCTTTCACGGCTATCGTCACGCAAACTAACTTTTAGTGCTTCGCAACGTATGCCGGTCATATTTGAAATAATAGTAGCAGGAACGTTACCTCCACGTGTAATGCCTACAATGTAATCAGGACTCCACTTGTCCTTGTACATTTGGGTAACAATGTTTGTACACATTACTTCCACATCATGCCAACTATAAAACTTTTTCTTAATCATTTCTCCTCCCCAAGAGAAAATTCAACTTTTTTTACGTTATCCCATCTAAAAGAACGCCAGCCTTGGGCATTGATATCCCATACACTGCAAACTTTGTCTGCATCTACTTCACGCACCTTTTTTTGACTTTGCGGATCTGTTTTTGTTGCTTGTGGTAAAACAGATTCGTTTAGTGTGCAAGTCATTACACGTTCGTCACCGTTAATCTTTGTAAATGTAACAACTACATTTCTTTCTTTAAGTAGGTCTCGTAGCCAATCACGTCCTTCTGGTGTATTAATTTGATTAGATTCCATTTGCTCTTTCCTTTAAATATATTTCACTTTCAACCCATTTTCCGTCTTTTACAAAACCCCATTTTCCATCATTTACTTTTTTACCCATATAGAATAAACTCCAGCAAGGTAGTTCATTACCATTTTCATCCTTGGCAAGTTCTAGCCTATGCAGGTCCGTGCTCTTGCGGTAACGAAAATGACCTGGTCCTCTCCAAAACTTGCCTTCAGGGGTATGTTCATAATATCCTCCCTTGAGAATTAGAGTTGCATAATTCCAAGGATGATCATGTAAGTCGTCCAAGTCGCTTACAAGAATCTTGTGTAGTGTGATATTAAACGGAAAGTTCTGTCGATCTTTTAAGAAAATATAATACCTTACTAGGTAAGGCACTAATCCTTCTCTGTCATATATAGTTCTTTTTCTGTCTTTAAAAAAATTAAAAAGAGATTGTACCATTGTTCTTTTCATCCTCTTCCCAGTCTCTCTTTACCATTTCGTAAACATATGAAAATTGTTCCCATAATGCTTTACAAGTTGGATTGCTGTCAACAATGTTTTTGTTAACGAATTCTTTGCTAGTATAATCAGTCCATGGATCTACGTTTACCGATGTTGCAGTAAATGTATGTGATGGCATAGATGTTGTATCAATGCTATAAGTCCCTGTGTAATATTCTGCTTCGGTTGTTATACCTGTTGTATCAATTTTAGGAGATTCTAACGTTATAGTATAACTTTCGGGATCATATGATTTAATAGTCATAGTCTTTAACCTTATCTAGGTGCAAACTCCTGTTGTAGTTTGATATTATCCATAAACTCTTTTTTAGTTGCAGGATCGTCTTTAAATGAACCTTTAAGCACTGTTGTTTGTGTTAAACTTGAATGTGCCATAATACCTCTGTTCTCACAACAACCATGTGTTGCTTGAATATAAACACCTAAGTGTTTTGCATCTGTGGCCTTTTCAATTTCACGTGCAATGTCATTACAAAGTTCTTCTTGTAGTGTACCACGTCTAGCACACCATTGTGCGATACGTGTATATTTAGAAAGTCCAATTACCTTACCATTAGGAATAACACCAATGTATGCTACACCTGTTACTGGTTGATGATGATGTGAACAAACACTCTTTAGTTCGCTTCGTACAACAAGCATACCTGTATATGCATTTTCACCTTCATTAGGAAAAGCAGTTGCAGTAGGAATACGATCATAACGTCCTTGCATTAGTTCATTAAAATACATTTTAGCAAGACGTTTAGCAGTACCATGACTGTTAGGATCATTTTCTCTATCAATAATAAGTGAGTCTAGAACACCTTCAAACTTTTCTGCGGCTTCATCGATTAGTGTTTGCTTTTCACCTTCATAGATGAATTCACTAATATTATCACCCGCCCAAAAACGTTTATTAGCATCTTTGATTCTGCGTGTTACTTCTTCATACTTTTTCATTCACTTCTCCGTGCATTATAATATTAATGCTAATTCTAGCAGGACTAGTATTCTTTATTGCTTGATGTTTAATATTGCTATTAAACAAAACTGCTCTATTAGCCTTATGTTCAACAACTTCACCACCAATAGTAGTTCCGCCATCACTATCATTTACATAGTATAACAGACTATATCTATCTTGTCTATCAGTATCTATATGTTCTTCTACCGTTTGTCCCGGCGTATATAAATTGGCTCTACAACGTTCAAACTCAATAAGTTTAAACCAATCTTTATTTTTATCAAACCAATGATCCATTATAAATGTTAGGCTAGGAGCATAATTTAATGCATTATGTCCTCTTGTACTATGAAACAATTCATGTCCAAATGCACTAACATCAGGATGATCACTATATGCACCGCTAGGCCAATACCAAGGAAAAACTCCTGTAGACATTTCAGAGAGATTTCTCTGATATAACCAATCTGGTGCAAAGTTATCAAATATCTTTATCATACTACTATACTAAACTATTTTTTAGGTTTTTGCAACTAAAATATTCATCAGATAGGAATTTTGATAGTTTATAGATCTCTGGTAAATGCTTCTTATGATCAGTCATTACCCATCTAATTTTTTCAACAAGTTTATCTTTGTTTGCAATGTAACTATCCCAATCTTGTGTCCATTCGCTTGGATATTTGAAATAGTCATCATACATTTCTGTATAACTTAGTCTATCTGGTACTAATGGAAACGTATCTACAATAGCACCTTCATATGCACTAATACCTAATGTCTCTTGTAGGTTAGCACTAAAGATCATTTTTGCTTCACCTAGCAAATTATGATATTCAACTTTTGTTAAATGCTGTTCCATACAGATTACAAACTCGTAATCTTCTTGTAGTGTTTCTTTTAAATCTCTAAATATTTCAGGTTGTTTTTCTGGAGCAACTCTGTGTGGGAAAAGAATTAAGTTTTTCTTTTTCATGCCTTTAAATGGTACCAACGAATCTTTGGTATACTCCATTGGCCAGCCTGTGCGAACAATTTTTTTAGTTTCTAAAAAGCGTTTACGTTCTTCTTCAAGATGATCTTTATCAATTTCTAATAGGTTAGTTAAAAACATATCTATATGAAATTCACTAGCAAAGTGATTATGATCATAACTGTGAAAGAAACTCTTTTCAGCAGTTCTTACCCAAGGTTTATCACCAATCAATCTACCTAAGAAATCAGCAGGATCATAACTGCCGGCGTGCCATAGTCCGTGTGTTATTACATTGATACCTAGCAATTCTGCCATGTACTTCACATTAATAATACCAGGATGCCACGCATCTGTAAAGATAACATGATCTCCGTCCTTTACTTTTCCTGCTGTAAAGGCTCTAGAAAGTTTTTCAATCTGTGTACATTTATAAATGTTAGTTCCACCAAAGTTTAAAAATGCACCTGGAGTTGTTGCATCAGGAATGTCATCTGCACCATCCATCACTTCAACTTCCACTGGTTTAGATAGAAATGAAACAGATTTAAGAATCTTAGGCACATGGACTTTCCATTCAGATGTATACCTAGTTTCAACCGCTTCTAAATCTACTAACCAAATTTTCTTCATTAATTTGTCCTTTTGTTTTTATTAAAGGATTTATTCTTCCAATGATTTTTATTGAAAGGCTTTTTTCCTTTATAATTTGACCCTTTAACAGGCCAGTTACTTTTGTTATTTAGAAAACTTTGCCATTCAATGCTTTCATTTTTGTACAAGTTGGCTTCATCCCACTTGTAAGCATTAAAGCGACAAAAGTTTTTAAACTTCTCGAGATCGTTAAAGACCTTAACTACGTCTGGACGTTCTGCAAAATATGACACTGTCATCTCCTTTAATATTTTGCGTATTCAATATGAGCACCATTTTCACCATCTTCGCTGATGTCAATGTGTACTTCTCTATGAGGATATTTTTCACGTATTTTATTATACAAATCATCACTCATCATTTCACAACTTTTATAGTCTAAATTTAATGTACCTTCGCTATATAGTTTCTCCATCCATCGTTTAAATTGAATAAATTCGATATCTCTGTCATTGTGTGTAACAGTGATACCAACCTTGAAATGAAATATGTGTCTGTGAGGATATCCCAAAAACGATACATCATCCCAATCACCTGTTGCCAACTTGGGGTCATCCAATGCCGCAGGATACTTGTGGATACCTTCCTTGCGGAACGTAACCCAAATCATTCTCTTTGCAGTATTCATTACTCTCTCGTGTGTATCTTTTTCGAACGCTTGTTTCATTAAATCATCCATTGTACTCATAGTATAGTGCCTTTCTTATTCTTTGTCAACCGGATTATCGTTGCCATATTTGCTCCAATCCGTGAATTTATTTCTGTCCAAAAGGTCATGAACTTGATGAATCCAAACTCCAGGATTGGAATGATTAAAGTCTGAGTCATCAATCTTAATACAAGCATTGTAGCCTAGTTGATTTACATAGGGTAATTTTACACTTAACAATGGAATAAAGTTGTGTCGTTCACCCATTCCTGTTTCTAGTATCCATTCGTGATACTTAACATCATAATCAAGTGTTACCATATAATTTGTACCCAAAGACGATTTAGCGTCTAATAATCCTAGTACCAAATCTTCCCATTCTTCTTTTGGAACAAAACTATGATTAGCACCAAGATAGATATGATCCACATGGTGGTGTTCTGCTTTAGCAAGAACTTCTTCTAGTGGACGACAACCTACGACAAATAGTGTGTCCATATCATACGCAGGTGTTTTCTCTACTTCAAAGCCTGTAAAGTAGTTAACATCGTCCCTTACGCCATCTGTATAATCACGCTTCATTCTTTAATAGCCTATCAATTTGATCTTTTATATATAATTTTGTTTTCTTTAGTTTCATTAAAAGAGCCTTATGACCGAAGTCTCTATATAGAGTACGTTCTTTTTCAATTTCGTCAACCTTTTTTGCATAGTATTCGTGCTCTTTGGTTAATTTTTTTATTGCTTTGTTTTTTATTTTTGCCATTATACCTCCTCAAATAAGTTCGCATATTGCGTACTTGCATTTACAGTTTTTTTACCCGTTGCTCCTCTAGTGCCAATAATTGACATCCAGAATCTCGAAAATTCTTCTATAATTGCGTTTGCTTCATCTCTGTTTGATGTTGCAAATATTGCCTCCACAACATCTCTAAAAAATAACCTGTCAAATGATTCTTCCACAAGCATTGCCGGATAGATTCCTTTATCATATTGTCTGTTTGCTTCTTGTACTGCATTAATGTGACTCCATACATTATGACCCATTTGGATCGCATATGAAAAACTATCCCAAGATGTTTTTCCTTCTTTACCTATTTTATTTAGGTCGCCTGGTGCGTATATACAAATATCTTTTGCTTGTAAATTTGCTGTAATAGGACTATCTAAGAAACTTTTATGTTTGCCTTCACGTATAAAAGCAGTACCAAAATGTGTTGTGTCAGTTGCTAGTGCTTTGTCATCAATACCAGGAACCATTCTGTAAACCCACTTGCTTCTGTCTTGTGTTTCAAGTTCACAATATATTTGACCATTTGCTGTTGCTAGGAACGGTGAAGCACAGTCAAATGTAATCATAAAATTAGAGTTGTGATACTTGCGTACTGCTCTTTGTACATCAGTTAGCAAGGTTGCCCATTCTAGTTTACTTGTACCCAAGAAGTGCATTACATCATGCTTACCCTTTTCAAGTAAGCCATCAAAACGTAGTGCTACCAATCTCTTAAGAACAAGATGCACATCACACATATTCTGACCACCCATTGACCACCCATTAAAGTGTGTGTCTGGATATACTTTAGGATCACAGTAGTCTTTCATCTGCTGATACCAATCTTCTGCATCAGCGTGATTTTCACCTTGTAGTACGTTTAGAAACTTACAAGCACCTGTTCTGTGTTTCATAAAATAGTCATTGTTAATGCGTGTAGCATTAACGGCATCTTGATAGTTGTCAATTCCAGTTGCTTTTGCACCTTCAGGTGAACGTGCCACCCACGCTGGAATATCAAGTATCATACCATAGTCCATATAAGCGTCCATCCACGCAAGAACTTGTTCACGTTTCTTTTGTGCTTTAGGACAATTAGGATCCTTCCAATCACCTTCCCAAACACCCTTACCAATCTGGAAACCACCTGAGTCGCCAAGTAACCAACTGTTTTCTCGATCACGTTCACGAATCATAAGTTCTTTAGGTGCGTCTTTATTAATATCTAACTCAGCATGACCTGCCGAATATAGTGTCCAATGATATTGAAAGATACCTTTTTGACGGTTGAGCCAATTGAGACCTTCCATGTCGTTATTAGGAAAAGGAATACGACTTTTATCTACATATTCTTCTCTGCGTTGTTTACCAATAAATGTAGCATAAAAGCCACTCAACGCTGGAAGAAATGTTGCGTAATCTTTTTGTTCTGCTGTTAGGTCAGTCCTCAACTCACGTTCTCCTGTTACTTACTTTGTGCTGGTAAGATATATTCGTATTGTGCTAAACCACTGTCAACTGCGATTTGCATTGCACCTTGATCTGAAATACGCATTGTCTTATCACCATCTAAGTTTAAAATAGCCATAACCTGTGCTACCGGCCATGCCCATTCATTCTTAAGTTTACCTGGAACTCCAGTAGCGAAAACAAATTCACCTGCGTGTGTACTTGCATCACCGAATTTAAACTTAACATCATTACCGTCAGCAATTACAGTAAACACAGTTTCTTCTGCGTTAGCAGTTGCTTGTAATTTAAATCTTTGAATACTTGCAACAGTCGGCGATACTTCAACGTCCCATTGAGCACCTTTAAACTTAACTGTTTTAAGTTTTTCATTAATAATGTCAGCGTTCATAAAACGATAATCATTTTTAAAGTCACCTGCTTTGTTTTCAAAGTGAATACCTACAGGAACTTCAGCACCATTGCGTTGTGCTTTAACAACATCAATAGTTGCACCGTCTTTGTATTCTGGACACTTTAAATGGATATCTAGTTTATTTAGATTAGGCATACCAAAGGTACCCTTCATCTCCATTTGTGCTGTTTTAGTATTTGCTTGTAGAATAACAGATCGATCCTCTGCCATGCTATCAATACCTGTTTGTGCATCATCACCGTTTACTTTAACAATGTTTAAAAAGCCAAGTGCGTGTGTATGTGCTACAATGTCTTGTAATATGTCTTTCATAGTTTTCTCCGTTCCTTATTACTATTATATTTAGAAAATCATTCAAAGTCAAATAAATTATTGAATGTATTCTTCTGTTCGGTTGATTTTATATCCCAATCTAGTACTCCAATCAAGTTATCAATCTTGTTATCGATAATAACACTTTCCATTTCGTCGTCTGCAAATGGAAGTTCTTGGAACCACTTTGGAATTCTCATTTCATCCACAGGATACGCAACCGAAGTATATCCCATAGGATTCTGTTTTAGTTTGCAAACGATAACCTTCATACCGTCAACAATTTGCATACTATAATTGTCACTGTTCATTTCACGCAAAGTATTCCAATTAATACTTGCTCTTACGTGACCTGGCATATTAACCTTACCTTGCTTTTTAAGTTTGGCAAGATAATCTGTAATGTTGTTTGCACGTTTGGGCGAACCTTTTTCCCAACCAGGTCGTGCTTTAAATTTTGTTCGGAACTCGCTGATCATATCAAGCACCTGTTCTTCTTGGGCACCTGTTAGCACAGCCAACAACACTTCACTTAGGAAGTCCTGCATAAACACAGGAGTATCTGATCTCTTAAGATCAAGACCCATTGCTTTTACTTTGCCCGGCTTGCCTTCTTGATCAGTTCTAAATCCTTCAAGATCATAAATCAATACAGCATAGCGTTTCTTTGTAATAAACAAACCTTTTGAACCTACTATTTCTCTACCAGCGGCAATAACATCAGTGCTTCTTGATTTTGGACAATGAAATGCATCTGACATAAACTGCGGGAAACTTTCATTTGCTTCGTCGCAAATTTGATCATACAATGCTGTTACAGTTTCTTTTGTCCAAGGAATTTCTCCTTTTTCTATTTCAGGACGTAGGCTTGTGTAAGCACTAAAGTAACAAGAGTCTGTATCACCATATATAATTGCTTTACCTGTGTGATCATATTCACCTGTGATAATTTCATTAACTTTACTTGCCATATGTTTTGTAATACGTCTACCTGTTAGAGTTGTACTTTGACCAATTCGTGGATCAAAGAATCTACAACCAGGATTAAGAATTGCACCATACAAACTATTTAGGTTAATCTTTTTAACAAGTTGTCTTTTATCCCAGAACGCTTCTTCAATTTTGTTGCCGGCATCTTGTGCTTGTTTCTTTTTAGCCTGCATTTCTTTACGTTCACTGTACCAACGTTCTAGTAGTCCTGGAATAACACCTTCGTGTTCTGTTGTAAGAATAGTACCGTTAGCAGTTAGCATCCATGGTTGGTTGCTATCAAAAACAAGTCTGTAAACTTCTGCGGCACTCATGGTATCTTCTTCACCATTTTCCCAATCAATTGTTATTGCAAGATCTTTGCGTTTATCCATTACCGCATCATATTCTAGCGAACCAAATTTTCCTTCCCACGCCGCCGCAAATGATTTCTTTCTAAGAGTCATTTCGTTATCAACGTGTTCTTGTGTATAGTTTGGTCTAAGTTGTCCTACGACAGTTGCTGGATCCATGTTCAATGCACGAATAACAGATGGATACAGTGAATTTAAGTCCATTGATCCAATCCAGTCATGCAATCCTTTTTTAGGATATGCAACATAGGCACCCGCGGCAGGTTCTGAACCTGGTTCTCTGTGTACCCTATTAGGAACAACAAAGCCACGTCTGTGTGCTTCATTAATGATTGCTTGTTCTGTAACTGCCACAGCACCCATTGTGGTGGGTAGCAAAACTGTGTTTGCGTGGGCAAGTTCGTTGGCTAAATCAATGAACCTTAGTTTTTTGTCCAACTTGTCCAGTAGTGCAACGTCTTGTCTGTTGTACTCGATGAACGTTCTGAAGTCATTGTCATAAAGTTGATCGAGCGTACCTTCGTACACAGTTTTTGTTTCGCCAACTTCCATTTCGCCAATAGCGTCAAGTCGATATGTGTGTCTTTCTTCATATGTGTATTTACGATAAAGTTCAAGACTATCTAAATGCTGTCTGCCTATTAGGTCATAGGTTTCTTGTGTTCTACCAAACTTTTCATATTCACGTTTTTTAGGATACTGATCCCACAAGCAGAAACGTCTTGTATCTTCTTTAGAAAGAACTTTTGTAATTCTGTTTACGGTATATGGAATATCGTAACCCTCACTGTTCCAGCCTGAGATAATATCTGCATCTTTAATTAAGTCCAGAAACGTGTCGAGCATTTCGGCTTCAGTTTGAAAAAGATGCGTATTATCAAATTCTTTGACTTGTTCTTTCGCTTCATCCATTGTTAGTGTTTTAGGAGGAAGTGCAAGGGTTACTAAACTATCCATCCATTGCAGATGTACTGTTATTGCTGTAATGGGCATGAAAGCATCTTCCGGAGACGCATAACCACGCAATGGATCAAAGTCTACCTCAATATCGAAAAATGCTTTTTGTAAATTAGGTGCATCCTGACCAAGATAGTTTTCTTCTAGCAAACGATAGATAGGATTAATGTCTGCTTCGTATAAGCCACGATGTTTATTAATTTTTTGTTCTTTTAGAAAGTCTTTCCACGATTTACAAGTAACACGTGAACAAGCATCACCTAGTGTGCTTTTAAATTTTCCTCGGGGGTCTTTATAATAAAAAACATAACGAGTTGGAAACTCTCGAAATTCACGTCTACCGTTTACACGTTCAACGACTTTGATAATATCTTTGTCTCTGTCCCACAGAGCATCTACGTAACTCATTTTTTCTCCTGTTTGTCACTTTCGGCTGACAATACCCAATTAAGTCGTTTTTGGCCGACAACACCCTACTAATAATAATTGTATGCTCTTTACTATTAAAAAGCAACACCTTTTTTCACCAATTAACCTTTATAGAGCCTAAAGTATTCATCTGCATTTATAGCCTTGTCATCAATCCAAATATCATAATGAGGTTTTTTAAAGTTTACACTGGTATACTTAACTCCCCACTCTGTTAATTGCCTTAAAGTTAACTCTTTTTTTGCCTCTAAATTTCCGTTACTCATGCCTCTTGCTGTCCAATAATGTATTTCGTGTCCTTCTTCGTATAATTTATTTAAGTAATCTATACGATCCTCAAAAGGTTTTGCGGATTCATATTCGTTTTTTCCTTCGGGTGTAATATTTAGATTACAAATTGTACCGTCAATGTCAACATAATATCTCATGGTAGTTTCCATTCCATTTCTTCCTCGAGTGCATATCTGGCACCCTCAATATAGTCTTTATCTTCTTCAGATAAAACACTCCAAAATTTTGTTACATTTGATATTTGATTTTCTACTACTTCAGGATCTGTTAAATGAAGATTGCCCTCCATCATTTTTTGTAAAACATCCATTCGTAGTTTAATTTTTTCTTTTAACATTACCACCACCCCATGGCTCTACCAAACCCAAAGATGTGCAAGAATCCAAAGTATGTTGTCATTACCAAAGGCCAACCAGCACCTCTTCTTACAAATGCAATCACACTAAACACAGCACCTGTAAAACTTACAGGATATATTAAGTGCATTGGAGGATGATCAGCAGTTACAGATATCCAAGTCATACTAACAAATACACAAGCACTGGCAATAGTTTCATAATAGAATGCTGTTCTATCGCTGGTATAACTTCTAATCCAAAACTGTTTTACTTTTTCCCAAAGATTCATATTACCACCACCCTGAGGCTACGCCAAAACCAAATATGTTTACAATACTAAAATAACCAGTTAGCATCATCACCCAAGCCGCACCACGTCTAAATGATGCATAGCATTGTGTGATAGATCCTACAAAAAATCCTGGATATACATATAGCATATTTGGATCTTTGGCGTTAAAAGCCAATGTTAAACTTGCTCCAACTGTGAAGATGAAACTTACAAGTTCAAAACCAAAAGCGACTTTATCTGAATTATAACTATTAATCCAAAAAGATTTAATCGCTTTCAAAATTATTTGTCCTTACCAACAGTAACAACAATAGTTTCAAGGTCGTCAAAGTCGTTATAAACTTCTTGCCAGTTACCTTTATGTGCAACACCAATTGCTTTGTTAATTAACGCTGGCTTGACATCCATTTCTTCCGCAATGGCTTTTACAGTGTCTCTAAGACCTTCTTTAAGATCTGCTACTTCCTGCATTACATTAGCACCTTCATTAATTACTTGAATTAGTTTTGCTTTTTCTTCAGGACCGAATACTTTTCCGGACATATTTTTACTCCTTAAGTTTGTATGTTTTTATAGTATATAGTGATTTATCTTAGTTGTCAAGTTTTTTAAATGGAATTGAAACAGATTTATCCAAACAAGTAAACCAAACATTATTTGGACCGTTATCGAAATTACTTGGTAACAGTTCATTTACGGCTTTGTTTACACCTGGAAAATCAATATCATGCCCGCATAACCATCCATTTGATTTTAATTTTGATTTAAAATTTTTAATATCGGTTGCAACACTATTATAATCATGACTTGCGTCTATAAAAACAAAATCTAAATCGTTAGGAACTAGACCGTGTACGTTAAAACTATTTCCTTGTATTGGAATTAATCTTTCACCGTATTTTTCTTTAATGCTTTCATTATAGAATAGTTTAATATCATAATCAATAGCATACATTGTTAGATCGGGAAATGCATCTAATAACCAATAAGTTGTTCGTCCACAGTGTGTTCCTACTTCACAACCTATTTTAGGATTAAAGTTTTTAAGTAAATCAACTAGAAAATGTGTTCTTTTATTTGGACCGTTATATTCTATGGTCCATTTTACTGGAAGTCTATTCTTCTTTACCAACTTTAGGTTTGCTCTCTTTAAGTTCATATTGCCAAGTTGTGCCGTCGCCGTGATTAGCAGACCATTTAGGATTGTCTTCAACACTAAACTCATGTGTACTTACCTTAAAGTTTGCTGTTTTAGTCTCTGAACTGACTAAACTTTGATCGAACCATTTGCATCTATTATTAGGTTGTGCGGCAAATTGTCCGTTGTCTAATCTAATAACGTTGAATGCTTTATGTTCGTTTGGTGTTTCAGAAAGACTTACATTTAATTCGTTAGGTTCTGAATGGCAACTGTCAATGGTAAACATATATTCACCATGATGTAATTGTTTGTCCTTACCAAAGTATGCTACACGACATTCTTTAAGTGTTTCTTTTCTTATAACTGTAATATGATAGGAAAAAGCGTCCCATATTTCTAAATTATCTAACGGAAGAAGTTCTTTACGATCGACATTAGTTCGCCACACATAAGCACTTAAAGGTAACTTGTCATATAATGCACCATATTCAGTTAGCAGTGATTCAATATATAATGCTTTTCCTCTGATGCTTTTAACCGAAACCCATATGCAATGAGCATATTCGCCTTCACCTAATAATTTTCCTGGAAATTCTGGATCAGGAGTTAAATCATACAAGTATTCTTTTCTAACAAAGCACTCAACGGGTGGTATGTTTGCTACCAAGTAGGCCATAGGGTTCCTCTCTTTCGTTAAAAAAGAGGTTACTGAGCAACCCCTTCAGTAGTATTTAGTTTTTTACGTGTAGGAAGGCTCGCTTATCAACCAGTTCTGGATCTCTTGATTTGACTTTTCCTTTAGCATGACCTAACCAGTGAGAAAGTAAACTTCCTGAAAACACATGACTAGTTCCTAGATGACTGCTTAAACTTTTAAAATATTCATCGGGCATTGTGTTTTTTACCTTCCACCAAGCACTGGTATCAAAATAAGGCTTTACTTTGTATATATCTCCCGAATAGTACACTTCAACAAACTGTTCCATAAAGTTATGAAATTCCGGATGGTTTCTATTATATGATATAAATCCAGTTTCAGGACCTGTATCAAAGTGCTGTCCCATATAGTGTGCTAAACAGTTAGGAGTTATTTTGTAAACAAACAAATCATTAATGAAATTACCTACCCATACATCAGCATCTAGCCAAACTAAGGTATCTCTTTCTAATATTTTAGATGCTTCGTGTTGAGCACCAACTTTAATGCTGAGTCTAGCACATTTAGTCTTGTGGCAATTTAATGTAAACTTATTATAAAATTCATTTTTGTTTAGATCGTGCTGTATTATTCTCGGATCATCAACAGGAATGCCATCCTCTGTCCATACATGAAGTGATTTATTTTTAGGAAAATAATGTAAAAATGTTTTTATAAGTCGGTAACCACAGTGTTCGTAGTAGTCTCGACTCATAGATGTAATAACATCGTATGGTGTAGTACTGGTCCTTCTTTGTTCCAGTGAATTACTTCTTTTTTCTTCCTTGACAGTGGGCACGTTGTGAAAATCCTTTTGGGTTATTACAGTTAATAGACTTTTTGTATTTCTCGCTCCACTTTTCTTCTACTTTTTTCTTTTTGTGCAGTTTAGCATGAGGTACTTTTAAGTTCTTTTTTCCGTACACATCACCTATTTTGTGTGTGTAAGATAAATGAGCAGGATCTAAACCGTAGAAATAGTCTACAAATTCTTTTGCTCTCATTTTTTAGTAGTTTCTAATTCTTTTAAGAATGAAGCAAATTCTGATTTAAGAGTATCTTCTGTTTTTAACTCTTTCTTTGTTTTTGCTATAATTTTTTCAGCCGGTGAAAGTTCTTTTGCTGGACCTTTGATTGTAAAAGAATCTCTATTAGCATTGTATTCTACTTCTTTACCAGTAGCCATTTTATATAATTGTTGTACTAATGGAATCATATCCGGATTTTTTGTTGTTTTCCATAATAGATCATCCATTGCACTTTGCATAACATGATTAAATTGTGGCCTTTTAACTACAAGATCACCTTCTTGCATTTGTAAACTTTCATTAAGTTTTTCCTTCCAAGGAGCAGGGTTTAATGTTTCAAAAAGTTTATTAAGTTTGTCTTCCATACTTGTTATTCTATCTAATACATTATCCCAACCAGGTTGCGTAGTGTTGGCATTAGGATTTGCTGGTGTTGGTCTTGGTTTTGGATTTTCACTATACATAGAAACAGATGGTGTAGATCGTTTTACTCCGGCAAGTGTAGCAAAATCATTTGCACTAGTATCACTTACTCCAGGAATAAATTTATTTCCAATACTTTCATTAACTTGTTTTGCATGAGACGATGGACTTACTTCTGTGCTTTCTTGTTTTTTAGGAGCACCTACTGGACCGTCAACTGTTAATCCTTTGTTAACTATTCCTAAATTATTAAACTTATTAAGAATGTTATGTAAATCTGCCATAATTATTTTCCTGTTTTTTCTAAACGATGTAATCTTTTAATCAACTCTTTCTTTAGTTCTGGATCTTTATCTGTGTTAGGATTCATCTGAATATCCAGTAATGCTTTTTTCTTTGCTTCGTAATCTGTCATTTTTTGTAATTTATCTGTAAGTGTTTCGAAGTAACCATCTTTCATATCTCTCATGCTCATCATACGTTTGCGTTCTGCTTCTTGCTGACGCTCACCTTCCATGTATGCATGAAGTGTTTTTAATTGTTCGTGTACACCACTAAATTTGTTTTGGAACCACTCTGGAAATACACCACCTTTGTGTACGTGATCTTTAATTTCGTCAGCGGCATATTTGATAAAAGCAATTTGATTGTCTAGCATTTCTGCTTCATAACTTGATGCTGGTTCATCATAATCTTCTTCGTTAATATCTGATTCAAAAACTTTCTTTAATATATCTTCTTTTTCCATCATTAATACTCCTAACGTTTTAACACACCACCAAATAGCGATGTCCCTTTCATATCTAAAGCATTGTCTGTTGGTTTTTGCATTTTTGCTTTAGGTGGTTTAGCAGGCATACCTTTTTTACCATAGGCATTACGTGCTCTTTTATCTCCAATAGCAATGTGAGGTGATACTACTGTTGCTATATTACCAGAACTTGTAGAACCTGCTGTTGCATCTTCACTCAAATCAACGATAAATTCTTTTATCTTCATTTTTTCTTTCCTCTACGCATATTTAGTTGCCATTGGGCCATGCGTCGACGTTCTCCGGAACTAGATTTTGCTATCTTTTCTAGTTGCCCTAAGGTTGCATTTTTAGGTATTCCAACACGTTTGCTTAGTCCTTTGCGTCCTGGGTTCTTGCCATCAGCAAAGTTTTCTTTACTGATAATTTTGTCCAGTTCTTTTTCATAGGATTCTAACCAAGTTTCTTTTTTCGGCTCTTCTTCAACATCTCCCTTGAAGAATCTGTCCAAACCCATTTTAACAGTTTCTAATGAATCTTCGTCTGCTTGATACTTAATACCGTAACCACCAGCCGCGATCCAGCCACGTATGTTTTGACCCCTATCGTCTATGAGAATGTTCGGGGTACCGTCCGGTTGGGTCGCCCACTTAGGTTTATTACCTGTGATAATAATATCCTTAGGTAGTGGGTTGAGATGCTTTGATATCCAACTTCTTTTATGTTTTTCAGAATTTGAACCATCACCGCGTAACGGACTTGAACAAATATTATAATGATCCACATAACTTAAAACTAACTTTAATAGTTGCGGAACATTAGGAAACATAGGTAATCTTGAAAAGAAATCAGTTCCAATCATTTTATCTAATGTTGGATCAATTTTAGCAGGCGGAATATCTCTATAAGATCCAGTAGGTACTCCTGCCATCTTAGCATATTCAGAAAAGAAATCTGCAAGTACACCGTCCATATCTAAATAAATTTCTGTTTTCTTTTTATCCATTATTTTGTTCTACCTCTAAAACCTTTAAAGCCACCTTGCATATATGGACGTCTAAACCATAATTCAAACCATTCTTTGTCACCAGGCTTAATACCTAACTTACGTTCTTTATCTTTTAACTCTTGAGCAGTATGCGACATATTTTCTAACGATTGTTCGTTATCATTTCTAACTACATTTACTCCTGCTAATTTTTTTAATTCATCTAAAGTCATCGATATTTTTTAGGTTTACCCTTGCCCAGTTTTAATTTTTTAACATTCATGTATTCACCACCAACAGGTACATCTTTTGTTGCATTCTGTTTTGTAACTATGCCAACACCAGCGGCTTCTTCTTTTTTAAACTTATTTGTGAATGCATCTTTATCGCCTTTGGCCGCCGCGGCTCTTCTTGCTTTAACTTTATCTGCAACACTTAATTCTTGTGGTAGAGATTTCTTTTTAATTGTTGTGCGTGGTACATTACGTGTAGCAAAACCAAAAACTTCAGTTACTTCTAAACCCATGCCTGCTCTTACTCTATTGTACATTTGTTTTGCAAGGGTATCATTACCTGGAACTCCAGACTTAAATGATCCAAAGTCTCCATTGACTGCAAAACTTCTAAGTTTACTAGCACTCATACCAGCAACACCTTCGTCATCAGGATCACGTTCTCCACTGCTTACAACTTTCATGTTTGCAAACTTAAATGGAACTTCTCCTTTTTGATCAGGCTTTCCGTTATACTTGTCCATTAAATCTTGATATTGTTGTACCCTGTCACTGCCAGCAACAAGAATTACATTATCATATCCTAATCCTTGTAGATGTTGAAACATCTGAATAATTGTTTTTACACTAGTGTTTCTATCAACCTTAATACTAAACATCTGTTCAGCAAAATGAACTTTTTCTGCGAATGATAAAGGATCTGTTTTAGGCTTTTGTGATTTGCTTAAAAATAAAATAGGATCGCCTAAAAACTTTTGTGCGTACTGCTTTACAGTATCAACTACTTTTTGATGACCAATAGTCGGAGGATTCATTCTTCCCCAAGTAACAACTGCTGTTTTGTTAGGTGCTTCTGTAAGAAATTCTGTTATTTTCATTACGCCTCCTTAGGATCGTAATGCCCATCAACTATATATGGAAGATGCTTTTTTGCTAATTTTTCTTGTATAGAATCACGAACTTCTTTTGAAAACATTTCTTTTGGATCTCCTGTTAATTTAAACTTGTTATAGTATAAATCACAGCCTTTGTCAACCATATCTTTAAAGAAAGGTTTGATTTCCTTTACTTCGTCTTTATTTTCTTTAGCAATACGTTTAAGTTTATCAACTATTGGTAAAAAACATTCTTTGTGTAAAGTATCGTCGTGGTCAATAAAAAATACTACATCATCAGATAGATCTGTATTTTTTTCTTCTTGTTTGGGACTGAAAAGTTCTTTTAATAACATCGTTGATCATTACCACTTTTTGCATGACCAATAACGTGCTTTAGTTTTTGGTCCTGGACTATCGCAGTTGTGTCTTGCACGGAAACTTTTTCTACGTGCAGGAATACTACGTTTAATTTTCATATCAGGATCGCCAAAGTTTACTTTGACAACGTTTCCTTTTGGATTTTTTACATATACCTTAAACTTTTTAACATCACCACGCATTGGTTTGTTTAGTTTAACTGAACGTCCTTGGTATTCTGCTTCTTCAATACTTTCGTCGTCATAACCGACCCAACCAAATGTTTCATAAAACTCATCACCGTTTAGTGTAACATCAATCATGTCTTGAAACCAATCTTCTTGTTCAACTGACTCTTCTTCTTTAACTTTTTTCTTTTTCTTAGGAGCGTGACTGTGTTCAACAACAACACACTCTTTCATGTTAGCAACAGGAATGTTTCTAACAATAAACTGTGAACCATCTTCTCTTACAAATTTAGCATCATAGTGTGTAACTGTTCCGTCTTCACTTAATGTGTGTTCTCCGTGTAGTACTTCACCTTCACCGAACTTATCATGCTTAAATGATTTAGTGCAAGGATGATAAATGTTATCACCTTCTGTAACTTCGGAATGATATTTTTCAAAAATGCTTTCAATTAAATCGTAATCAACAACTTCGTCAAACTGAACACTTTCATTGTGAATGTCATTTGTCTGCATCTGCTGTTGGCCTGCTTTTGCTTCGGCTTTTTTTAACAGTCTAATAAATTCTGTTGATAGTTGAGGATCATTTAGAATTTTTTGAATAGGACCTAAAATTGATTGTAACCCTTGGGCACCCATACCTTGTGCTGTGCCTTTGGTCATTAACGCATTAAGACCAGTAATCATTCTGCTAGTTTGATTACCCATTTTCATTTGACCAGCAACACGTCTTAGTCCTTGTACACCTTTTTGTGTCATCTTACCAATTGCTTTAGCACCAGCAACTGCACCTCTTCCAACTGCTTGAGCACCTTTAACGGCGGCACCGCCAACTGCTTTAGCACCTGCGGCAACTCCTCTACCAATACCACTTGCAACAGCACCGATTGGAATTTCGTCTAGTTGTTCATCGTCATTGACACTATCTTCTTTTGGTACGCAATTAGGAACTTCTTTTCCGCCCTTCTTTTTCATACCAACCATTTCGTATCCAGACCAACAAGGATCCTTCTTACCTGATTTTAATTTTCCTGCTTCTGTTTGAACATCTTCAAATTCATCTTCACCGTCGTTGTCGTCATATTTGCTTTGATCTGGATCTTTTTCTAAAGGCATATCTTTAAGTGCCTTTTTCATAACAGCCATAATAAATGTTGATTCGTCTTTGGTGATTGGATTCTTTCCAGCAATCTTATCACTGATGGAATTCATTAGATTACTAATTTCAATTTGAGTATCATCTGTTGGTTTAATACGTGCCGCGATATCACCCATTAAACGCCCTGGTGATTGTTTTATTTCTGCATTGAATAACTCTGCTTTAATTTTTGGATCGCTAAGATCCTTGTCAGCAAATGCAGGGTTATTTGCACTGCTGTATTTTATCATTGTAGCAGAAGGTGGTGAAAAAACTATTTTGTCTACTGCTGGCATTACGTCTTGTATAGTTAGACGCTGTGGTTCTTTATCTTTTGCCTCGTGTGCAAAAGAATCTAATGTGTTAATTAAATCGCGAAAATCCATAATAATACTCTCCTTATGAGTATTTATTATAGAATGAGTATTAGCGACCTTGTTTGATAACGGTAATATCCGGTGATTTGGCTGTAAACTCAAGGCCAGCCATCGAACCAGCGTATATTTTACCTGTATAAACCAACTTTAAACGCACTGTATTAAGGATGATGTCCATATACTTGCCTTCGACATAACGATCAAGATATGCCTCTGATGTTTTTCCGTTATCTGTACAAGTTACTGTAATTTTTTCTGGTATGCTAGTTGTGTACTGTCCCATTTCGAGTCCTTTAAGAAGTGATAAGGCCCCGTAGGGCCTTATACACAGTTTGGTTAATTAGGCTACTTGTGAAGCAAGTGCTTTGTAACCTGCCGCAATTACTTTACGGCTTGCAGTACCTAAACGATACTTGTTGTACACACGACCCTTTGAGTCAGTCACTGTGTTCAAATAGATTGGAAATCCATTAAAACGTAGTGCTTGAATTACTGCCGCAGGATTGCCAGCACCGAAACGTGCTTTGATCTGCTTTGCAGTTAGTTCTTGACCGTTTTGAAGAGCGGTTAGTACTTTTGATTGAATTGTGTTTGTCATTTTTTTCTCCGATTAAAAATAAATGCTTTTTATTAAGCATCACAATATTATAGTAACAAATTTTAGATATATTGTCAAGTGTTACTCTTGACTAATGTTACCAAAAAGGCCCCGAAGGGCCTTTAAGGTTACTCAAAACTATGCAACGTTTTCGTTGATAACAGTTTTGTTAGTTGTAGATAAAAGACCAATTAATTGCTCTTTTAGTGCTAATGAAGATTGTAAAGTTCCAGTTCCTAAAACTCTTACATTGAAATCATAACCAGCATCAATTAATTTTCTTGTTGCTGTAGATCTTTTCATTTTTAAGTTTGCGAATTTAATCGCACCGCCATTAACTGTACCTTTTACGATATAGTCAGTTGCAGGTTCTACGAATACACCAATTTTTGAATTTACATTACCTTTAGTAAATTCTCTAGTGTATGTAACATATTGCTTTGTTCTAGCCATATGGGTTTTCTCCTTGTTATTGTTATTAAAAAACTTTAAGATTTTTTTAAACATAGTAAGTATACTATACACTAGATAATTGTAAAAAGCAACACTATTTTTTACCAAAAAGAGGTTGACAACTACACACTTTGGTGCTATTATATAAACATACTTAGATATGAGGGTATCATGAACAAATTTGAAATCACAGTTAATCAGGCACTTAATCTTGCTGTTCAGGCATATCACCAGAATGATGGAAAATATGTCAAGTATGATTTTGGAGATAAAAAAGCAAACAAAACAATTATGTTAGAATTGTTACAGTCGGACAGTCCTTATAATGCTGATTATGAAAAAACTGTTGAAGATATCATAGACAGTCAAAAGTCTTTGATCTTTTCTGTGCTGAGTGGTACTGCTAACTCTTATCAAACAAGTATGTATTCTGTTTTGGGTAAAGAAATTATAACTCGAAAAGAAATAGGGTTTATAGCCCCTCTTCCAAAAATGTTTTTTGAAGATCAACGAAGGCAACAGTTTTCTTCAAGCCTATCTAACAGTCAACATCTAAGTCAACTTGGAAAGCCTGTTGAAGGATCTGCTTTTTTATACGACAGTCGTTACATTGAAAGCAGGGGGTTTTTTGTTTACACATTTAATATGGATGGTAATCTAATAACACACTTCAGCAATAAAAGTCCTGATGAGTTTAATTTAATTGTTGGTAAAACTTATAAGATTAAAGCCAAGATTAAGAAGCATGGCGTTAGCAAGTTTTATGGTGATGTTTTAGATAATGTTGTAAACTACTTAAAAGTTAGCGAATAGTTTTTCCGTCGCCGCTTACTTCAATTTCGTAATCGCCAACAACTGCTTTAGAAATCTTTTCAACCATTGCATCAGCATCTTGGTTGGAAAGATCCTTGTTTAGTGCAACTTCGTAGACATACTGTCCGTTAGTTGTTTCATAACTCTCAAAAATAACTGATTGTTCTGATTCCATTAAATGAGTACTAATGGTGCTTTCCATAGCACCTGCGAATGTTTTAATAAAA